CTAAATTTACTTGTAATGATAAAATAATTGATGAAACGAATATGGAAATAAAATAAGACGGATAGATAGAGAGTATTTTACTCTCTGTTTTTCTAATGGAGGATTTTATGCAAGATTCTAATGAAAATGTTACAGAACTTATCGAAAAATCTAAATCAAGAAAACAAGAATTAGTAGCAAATGGAGAGTTACAATCAAGTCCAGTAATATTGAAAACAGATGAAAATTATATTGTTGAATTTATGTCAGATGCAACATTGTACTCTAAAAAAGGAAGAAAAATAGAGATACCATCTGGAAGTCTTAAATTTGTATTGAGTTTTAATAGAAAATATGAACATGATACAATAGAACTAACTATACCAATTGATGATATTATACTTGAAGGCAAGTACTTATATGATAATAAAGTAGTTGTTACACTTGGAAAAGATGATATTCAAGTTTATAGAGTAGATTCATTTAGTGGAGTAGCAATATCATTGAGCGCAGGATCAATAGATCTAGATGCTATAGTAGAAGATGATAAATTATCAGTATCAATATTAGAAAGTATTCATTCAAAATTAATTCAAAGAGAGTCTTTAAGCGACAAAGAATTAATATCTAATGAAGAAGAAATATCAGGAAAACTAGAAGAATTAACATATAGATTAAATAGATTTAATGAAGGTATTTTCAAAATAAATAAATTTAACTTAAAAGATATAGCATTGACAACAAAATCTGAGGGGAAATTAAGTATAATAGAATTAGAGTCTTTATTAGTGTATGGAGAAGAAGTACCTAATTTTATAACTAACTTCTTAGATGTGTTTGAGTTCCGAAAAGAAATAGGCTTAGAATTAAATACTTTTTCAGCTGTAGAAAATATTATTAAAAATGTATTTAATTATAGGGTTAGGTTATCAAGTAATAAAATCAATAAAATGTTACATGCATTAGCTCTAGATGACTTAAAGGAATACATTGAAACTATATTAAAATAATTAGTTGAAATTTACAGTAAATTGTATTATAATAATAATATCATTGAAGCCTAAAATTATGTTAGCTCGTCTTTTATCAAAGTCCTATATAGGCTTCAATGACCATTTAAATAGGAGGACACTATGATTGATATTGAAATAAATGCAATGAGTAAAGAAGATGTTGAAACTATAATTAGACTCAGACAAGACTTACAATTCTGGAAAATAGACAAGATATTCTTTAATGATCTAGAATACTTTAAAATAAACTTAGGAGATTTCATTACAATATTTGAAGTCATGAAAGATGTTTATGACTATTTATTTGGTACATCAGCAATTATAAACACTATACTTAAAAATGAATCATTGAAAAATATTAATTATAAAAAGCAATTTAACTTTTTAAATAACATAGAACTATTATTTAATACAATCGATAAATATAACTTAAAAGAATTTACAATAGATGATCTAACGCAAGAACAATTCGAAAATGTGTGTAATATACAATCTACTCATAAATTAAATGAAACGATGGAACTGAAAACAAGCGTAATACTTGGATTAATAACTAATTCAATACTTAAACGTAAAGTTGCATTGAGTAAGAGTGGGATAGATTTAATTAGGAATAAAATCCTCGAAAGAATAAAATTGAAATAAAAAGAAGGTTGAAAAGTGAAATGTTATTATTGTGAAGACAAAGCAGTATTATTAAAGAGTTCGGATACAAAAGTAGTAATTGAAGGTGAATGGATGATTTATTATGACGAAAATAATTATAACATAGATGATTGTTGTATTAAATACTGTCCAATGTGTGGTAGAGATTTAGAAGAAAATACTATACAAACAGATACTAAAAATATAGATGAAGCAATCGAAGTGATAAAGAGTTTAGCTAAAACTCTAGAAAAATTAAAGATTGAATTCGGTTCTATAATATAGTATAATCAAGAAGCTTTTGTAAATGATATAATACCAGTAGCAAATCAACTTGTATGTAAATGCAGGTTTTTTTGTTGTATTTAATGCTATATGGTGATATTATTAAACAAAGGCTATTATTTTATTTAAGTTTGATTAAATATTAATTAAAAAGCTAAGGCTTAAATTTGGTAATTTATCTAAGCAGATTAGTATTTAATTAACAAATGGAGGATGGAATGGGTTTGGTATTAACAAAACTTTTAGAAACTTATGATACATATATATATAAAGTTGAGAAAAGAGTAAAATTAACAAAAAGACTCAACAAGATATTATTTGTTGCAATGATAGCTAACTTTATATTATCAATAAAATTTGGAGCAATAAACTTCTTTGCTGGATTATTTAGCTTAGGAATTCTTATGTGGAGTTCTAACACTCTTATGGTAACCGAAAGAAAGATTGAAATATATAAAGAGCTTAGAGCAGACTGTAACCAAGAAATATTACATCAAACATATAATGGAAAGAAGTAAACTTTACATAATAATATATAAATGCTAAAATAAATATAGATCTCCTTATAAATTGTAGGTATGTTTATGAGAAAATGAAAGAGCTATTAATGTAAATTAATGGTTCTTTTTTTGTTGTATAAACGCAACGTAATAATCATATCGAATTAATATTATAAAAATATTAATAAAACGTTGCATTTATGATAATAATGTGGTAATATTATAAAAAACGAAATGAGGAGATTTTAAAATGATACAAAGTTCTATAAGAAGATTGATGATGGACAAGTTCACAACACTAATACAAGAGAATGAAGGGCTAAATTATAAAGATAGGTCAATGGAATATAAGATTGAAGACTCTAATATATATTACAATATTAATAGTGGAGATATATATGAGGATGATATACTTGACCCAGAATGGGAATTAGTAAACTTAAAAACAATGGATATTGAGGATATGTTCGATGAGTTAAAAGCTTTATGTGATGCTATTGATGAAAGAGATGGTGAGCAAAAATGATAATAGAATTAATTAGGAAACAATATACAATTGAGGATTTTTGCCGACTAATAAAAATGGATAAGACTAAGCTTTATAGAATAGATAAGGATATATCTAAAATTAAAGTGTGTGATCTTGCCGATATCTGCAATGAGTTAAATATTAATCCATTAGATATATTCAAGTACCATTTTGTAGACAGAACTTATGATGACTTAATAGGATTAGTAAACCTACAATATGAAAGAGACGTAAAATATTTATTGACTAAATATCAACAGCAATACTTAGCTGACGTGTTAAATGGATATATATATACACCAGGAATGTCACCAAAAAGCTCATTAAAATTAAACATTATAGATGGTGATATATATCAAAAATTAGGAGATAAATGGGAAGTTAATGTAGAAGAACTCGTAAGAACAATTGATAATATATCAGAGTTTGAAGCATATATAATTATTAAGAAAATTAAAGAATGGTGGAATAAGCCAGATGAAGAAAGAGATATAGATAATATATTGGTATAGGAGAATATAAATGAATATAGTTGAACCAATTAGAGACATTAAGACAATTAAAAATATTAGATCTATATTAAAAAGTCAATCAACACGAAATGAGCTATTATTCATTCTTGGAATAAACGTTGGAATTCGTGTTAGTGATATACTTAAACTTAAGACTAAAGACTTGTTGATGCCAAACAAGAGTATTAAAGACCATGTTGTAATAACCGAAAAGAAAACTGGTAAAACTAAAAAGTTCTATATAGGAGACATAGTAAGAGAAGTGATACATGACTATTATAAAGACATTAATGACTATAATCCAGATAAATATGTATTTGATGGAAGAAAAGGTGATTTAGCCATATCTAGACAACAAGCATATAGGATATTAAATAAAGCTGCTGAATTAATTGATTTAGTAGAGAGAGATGGTAACAATAGACTTATATCTGGAGAAATTGGAACTCACACGCTCAGAAAGACATTTGGTTATCATGCTTATCAAAACGGAACTTCACTAAGTCTATTAATGCAAATATTTAATCATTCATCTGAATTCCAAACATTGAGATATATTGGCATTACAGAGGATAACAAGAAAAATGTTTATCTAAATTCTAATTTAGGATAGACAAATTAATTAAGACATAGTAAAATAAAGTACAAGTTTATGGATTTATTATAAAGAGAACTATCAAAAAAAACAAATTAGAAGCCTAATAAAAAGGCTTCTTTTTTTGTTGTGTGCAAATTTATTATCATCTATTTAGCAAAGGAGAAACAATGCTTGAGATTTAATTATAACTTAGTGATAACTAATTGTAAACAATGAAAATATATGATAAAATATTATTAATTCCTTATATATAGCTACAATGCTAATTAATTACAAAAAAAATAAGAGGTTAAATATGAATAATTTTGAAGAACTAATTGAAAGATTAACTAACAATATTATAGCGATAGACCCTATATTTAAAAGATTAGATTATAAACATGAAGTATTTAAAAAGTACATATTAAAAATCAACAAAGAATATCTTAGTAGAGTTGACTCTTGGTACTTTAATGATAATACCAATAATCAATATCTAAGAATAACAAATAAAAAACTATCAGAGTTACTATTTGGAAATAAAATAAGTATTAATAGAGTGGAGAAATTGATACCAGCACTAGTTGAACTAAACTTATTAACAATTATTAAACATGAGACTTATGAGATTCCAAAATATAATATTAATGAAATAGTTCAAAAATCAATTATAAACAGTGAACAGATTAATGATATGAATGATAAGGTTATTAAAAAGAAATACATAAAAAAAGAGCAAGGATGCAGTAAAGAAGAGTCATATGAACTAATAGAAGAATATATATTAGATCAATTAAGGCTTAATAGATATGTTTTATCACAAAACATAGAAAGCCATTTTATAGTAAATAAAAAATTCATAGATATTCCTAGACGTATTAGGGCAGGAATAAAGCTATGTTCTGATAAGCATAACTTATTACTAATAATGGCTGATAAGATGCTTAAGGTAGCTCTAGACATCAAATTAGGCTATCCTAAGGTTATAATAACTAAATCATTTTACAAAGAAATTGAAACGGAGACTTATTCATGCAAAATAAAGAATATGAATTAAAACTTAGTCAAGCTATAATAGAATCATTTGGATATAAATTTGAAGAACTATATAACTGTTTCAAGGATAATATAATAGAAGTAGATTTAATAGTATCAATGATAGAAGTTGTAGATTTGTTAATAAAAGATATTTCCGACTATTATAGTGATCCAATAGATGATTTAAATACAAATAAAACATTGGTAAAGAATGCTTATTGTGTAACATCATTCTTTTTAAAGATGAAAGAAATATATGAGCCAGAAATGCTTAAAACATTAAAGATGGTTACAAATGATGGTGAACCATTTGAAATAGGATTTAAAAATAAAGATGGTGAAATAATATCTGCACATGATAGATATAAACTAACTATATCTAGTGAATCAGCGTTCGAGTTCTTGTTATCAATTATAATAGACTCATTAAATAATAAAAGAAATACTTCAATATATAAACTAATAAATGAATTAACTAAAATAGATGTTAGTATATTTGAGTGTAATAACTGTATGCAATATAAATATCTACAAAAATGTAATTGTAAGTATACAAGAGAGGAGTAAACATGGAACATGTTGAACTAAGGATTATTTTAAATGGAGATAGAAAGTTAATGGGTATATCTAGATACGCTAATAACTTAGACACAATAAAAGAAAACCTAAATATTTTTACAGCATTCTTGATGTTCGCAGACCAATATTCATACTTTTTAAAGACCATAAATACATTTAGTTTAGATGAAATAGAATATACTTTAGATGATGAACCATATAAGCCTACATTTATTAAAGTTACAGATGACCAAAAAGAGAGACTTGAACGAGGTGAGATGTCTCCATATGAAATAGTCTTATGTGTTGTAAGAGAAGAATTTAAACAAGTATTATCAGATCATGAAGAGATCGTATACAAAGATATACCTAAGATCATCTCATACTTGAGAGAGAATAATCTAATAGATGATATTATAGAACGTGTAAAAGAAATAACACTTGGAAATAGAGAGTTAGATGATATGATAATGAAAGATTTAACAGAAAGCTTAAAGGTACAAGTAGATGAATAAATTTCAACAAACATTAACTAATAATTTAAACAATATAGATGATATATTCGATAATATAGATATTAAATATGGTAAACTTAAACCATATGCTATACGTATGAATAGGGCTTTATTACTAGCGACTTATAATAGAGATCAAGATATAAAAGTATTAAATGTAGGGTCTAGAACTCTATCTTACATATTATTCGATGATTCAATAAGTTATAGAAAAGTTAAAGTAACTATGGCTCATTTGATATATTTTGGATTTATAACTAGAATAAGCGCTAAAGAATTTACTATAAATAAATATAACTTAAAAGATATACAAAGTAATATAATTAGATATGAGGGATTTAAATATAACATAAATAGAATGACTATAAAAGAAGTTGCTGATAAAGAAGGTATAGAAGTTGCAAATAATATATATATTGAAAAAGAATTGATGGAATTTGTTGACGATTTTTTTATAAGCTCAAATTCAATAGAAGTAGACTCGGACTATATAATGGTTAAAGATTACATAATATCAGCAATACTAGAGAATGGATATATAATTCAAAAAGATGTTCTTAAATATTTCTGCAAAAATAAACTTATGGCATGCCATAAAGTAAGAATTAATATAATTATAAGAAACATGATTCAATTTAAATTAATATACACTAGAACATGTGATGAGTTTATGAAAAATAAATTCAACTTATTTAATGTTAATTCTCGCTCTAAAATTATACTAAATATGAATGATTAACAATATATTTTTAAATAACTACCATAAATAATTTTGGTGGTTATTTTTATTTATATGCCAAAAATAGCTTGTATAAAGTAAAAATCGATACAAAATGTTCCGAATTTGAATTTAGTATAGCTAATTTTGAGTATCTAATTTTTAACATTAAAAAGAACTATTAGAAAATCCAATAGTTCAATTTAATCAAAATTAATCCTTAATAATAATCTTGGTCATCAATGCGATATGGAATCCATCCAGCATAACATCTAAATATCAAGCCATTTCTTTTATAGCCTTCCATACATCTTCTGTAATACCATCGCATTTCATTTTCTGCTACGCCTATAGTTGCACCCATAGCAATAGTCCATGGATTTGGAAGTCCTTTGATACCTAATGCCCATTTATACTTAGCTACAGTTACATTTTTACCAGTATTTGCCCACCCTAAAGCTTGATAGTTATCGGCAGTTTTCTTGTACTCCATAGCCATGTTGTAGCACTCTTGCTTGGTATAATACCTATCATAATATCCCCAGCCTTTGTCAACTACATCGTGTTTATTTCCAGCTGCGAAACAAGTCGTTGACAATATAAATAATGTAGATAGTAATATAAAAATAGAAACTAACTTTTTCATAATGACACCTCCAATTCTAGTTTATTATAACATATTTTATACAACTTAAAGATTACATTTTTGTTAAGAATTTAGGCTCTGTAAGGCAGAAAAACAGCGCATATAATAACACAATTATAAAAATAAAGCAACTAAAAAAAGACTTAATAAAATTGAACATAATACCTCCAAAATATATTGAAATTTGTATATTTATTTGATATAATGTAGTTAAACTTATTAAAATTACAATATATAGTAAAACCATAAGACTTTGAAAATACTAACAAAAGAGGTCGAAATGAATCAAAAAAAACCATATAATAATAATTTACAAAAATATAGAGTATATTATAATCTAACTCAAGAAGCATTGGCAAAAAAACTAACAATGTCTGTGCAAACAGTGAGGATGATTGAGCATCAAAAATCTCATCCAGTTGATTATAATATTAAATCTATATTAGAATGTTTTAATGTAAGTTTCAATCAAATGTTTTATGATACAAATGATGACTAAGGGAGCTAAATATGGACTTAAAACTAGAGGACTTGAAATTAATAGATAACGAAGTAATGAGTATATTTGAATGGGTAAAAAGATTTGAAGGCGAAGGAATGGGAGGATCAGATCTAGATAAGTTAAATGTATGTATATTAATAAAATTAAAGACTATAATAAATGCTATTGAAAAAGTAAACTTAAAAGATATAACAATAGATAGAGTACCCTTATCAGTGATACAAGCAAGAAAGATTAAACATTATTCTCTAAATGAATCATTTAATAAACTTAAAAATAAAATACCAAACTACAGCAAATATTTATTCATTTTAAGCGTAATAAGTTTTGACTTTAAAATTAGTTTTAATGTAAATATATATCACATTTTATTCAAGTTTAAAGCTACAATAAAGGTTGCTGAAAACTTACTAGAAAATATAAGCATATTTAAACTAATTGGTTTTAGATACGATGAACAAGGTTTAAAAAAATTAATACAAGACTTATTTAAGCGCAAGTTAAGCACAGAAGATTTCTTTACAAATACGAAAATATCAGAATCGATAATGAAAGATGACATTGTAGATAATACAATGGATGATGATAAGTTTGATAAGTACTATAATATTTTAAACGAAAATAAAGATATGAGTTATCTAAACTTGCATTATATATTGTCTAGTAAAAAAGAACTTGATAGAGAAGCTTCTGATAAATTCATAACTAATTTTTGTAATTTTATGAGAATGGATATCATAAGACCTGATCCAAATGGTTACTCAGAAGATGATTTACTTGGAGATGTTTTAAATAAAATTCTAATAGAATCATGCTTGATAAAAACAATACTATCAAACCTAGAAAATAAATATTTTGGATCTGTAAATGATTTAAGTGTACTAATATGTTCCATGAATATTTCTATTTTAGATAAGCAAGAGAGCATTCTTGAATTATTACGAAATATGCTAGATGAATGTGAGGATAGATAATGTGGATATTAAAATTAAATATATTGACTTTATTAATCAATTAATTAATGATGGATTGTTATTTGTAAATACAGAAATAATAAATACATTAAATAAGTTTGTTGATAAACTTGAACAAGTAGAATTTGATGATATAACTATTGATGGAGTATCATTAAAAGAATACTTTGGATTATTATCATTTGAGTATTATAAATACATTAGAAAACATGAACCTAACTATACTAAGTATGAATATATAATATATTTACTAAGCGTATTTAATGAAACAGACTATAATTTATACCTATTCAAATCAATAATAAAAAGAAAGGAAATGTAATGAAGAATATAGCAATAATAAACTGTAGCGATAGCAAATTTGAAGAATATAAGTCTAATTTTATGAATTTTTTTATAAACCTACATAGAATAAATGATACTAACGTAAAAGAGATTGAGACTACCATAAAAAGTTTTAATATAGATAGAGTCATATTAGTAGATGATAGAGATAAAATGACTCTAGAAGCCTTAGAACAGCTTGCAGGGTATATTAAAATGTTTTTCAGTAATATAGATATAATTTACTTAGGTAACAATGAAATAGAGTTTGAAGATCACAATTTACTTGAAAGATCAGCTCACTTTAAAAATTTGAATGACCTAGAAATTTATAATTGGATTTTCTATAATAGTTTATCAAAAAGCAATAAATACATCCTAGATCACTTGAAGTTTAATACTAATAAGAAACTAGTAATAATGGTTGGGCTGCCGAGATCGGGAAAGACTACATTTGTTGAAAGATACTTAAAAAAACATGACTATGTAATACTATCATCAGATCAACTTAGACTAAGCTTATATAAAGAAGTGTTCAACAAAGAACGTGAGCAAGAAATGTGGCATATGTTTAGAGAAATGTATAACTATTTTATCCAAACTAAATCAAATATTATAATTGATAGCACTAATATAAGTTATGTAAACAGAATGTATTATATGGATATAGCAAAACAAAACAAGTATGATATAGTCATAATACATATTGATACACCTAAAGAAATTTGCATTAGTAGATGTGAAGACGAAAAACTAATAGAGGTTATAAATTGCATGGAAAATACAATCGACCACGACTTTAGCGGTGCGTTTAGTATAACAATCTAATCTAAATGTTATACCAAAGTAAAGGAGCATACAAATGAAAAAATTTGATTTTACTAACATAGATAAGTATATTGAGTTAAATAAAGATAAGATTGAAACAGTTATGCTTGGAATGCTTGAAGATTTTTTTTGGACTGGATTTCAATACTATGGAGAGTCAAAAGAAAATGTTACAATTGATTTCTCAGATTGGGCAACTCCAATAATGCATATTGAATTTAAAGATGGATCGGAAATAGTTGTTGATAGCTATATAGATGATTATAAGAAATATGATAAAGCAAGATATATAGGAATCATAAATATAATCAAAACAAGTGTTATGACACAAGATAATGTTAATAGACTTTCAAGATTACCGAGATACAATCTAATCGATATAATGAGGAAAATATGAGTGAATTAGAGGTATTATTATATTTTAAGGGGAAATGCATTAAAAGTTTAATATTGAGTATTGCATCAGCTTTTCTAGTAACTAGTTCAAATTTAGTTATGATACTAAAATTATTAAATGATACTGAGTATAATAACAACCTAGTAATTGGATTAAAAATACTTAGCATAATAATAATAATACTTAATTTTTGGATTGCAATATTAAACATAAAATGTATAGAAGGATTAATTATAAGTATCTTAGATATAAACAAAGCTTTAAAAGAAATTAGATAGAAGTTATCTGGAAATTTAGGATAACTGAATTAGGAGATATACAAATGAAAACAATTGATTTAGTTAAACTTAACAAGTACATAGAACTTAATAAAGAATCAATAGAATGGGTTGACACTGGTATGTATGATGATTTTTGGTGGAGTAGAATACAATATTATCATTATTGTAATAAATTTGCCAAAGATATAATTGGATCGACTTATTGGTCAACTCCAATTGCATTAGTTAAGTTTAAAGAAGGAAAGATTATAGTAATAGATTGCTTTACAGATGATGGAATAGACCGTGAGAATGAATTTTCTACATTTATAGAAGTATTTAAAAGTGATGAAAGAACTAAAAAAGCAACTAAAAAAATATCGACTCTTGAAAGATATAATATAGATGATTTATTGGAGATTAAAGATGAATGAAGAATATCAATTAAAACTAAAAGAAGCTATAATAGAGTCATTTAATTATTTCGACGAAGATTTATATAACGACCTAAAAGATAATATTATGCCATTAGAGAAAATTGCTACATGGATAATACTTATGAAAAAATTTGTTGATTTAATTGAAAATATAGAAGATGTAAATAAAATGAATATAAAAGTATTTCATTGCAAATCAATATATTGTATATCAAAATTCATACTAAGAATGAACGAATTATATACTCAAGAAATGCTTAAAAATGCAATATTTAAACTAGAAGATAAGTATTATAGATTTTTTAAAAACGAAAATGAGGATGGGTTATTTATACTTGACCAAGAAAAATCAAGAATCATAAAACCATTTGAGTTTATAATGATTTCAATATCTGCAACTGGAGATCTTAAGTATCACCTGGAATTAATAGATAAGTTAATTCTATTTTCAATAATATTATTAATGAATTTTAATTGCTATACATGTAATAAATTTAGAATATTAAAACATTGTGAGGACTGCGTTCCTACAGAGATTGAGGAGAAATAATGGAATACCAAGAAGCATTAAAAAAAGCAATAATAGAATCATTCGGTTTCTTTTTCGAGGATTTATATAATGACTTAAAAGTTAATATAATACCAACATCAATAATAGTTCCAATGGTAGAAGTAACTAATGCATTGCTAGATAAACTTAAAGAGGGAGTTAGTTCGCTCAATCCATGCGCATATAAAATGGCGAAACAATCAAATGATTTTATAATGAAGATGAACTCAATTTATAAAATATACATGCTAAATGAAGTTAGAGTTAGATGGGATAATAAACCCAGAATGTTGAGCATTCAACAAGTTGGAGAAGAAGAAATGAGCAATGTTAAAATATATACAGAATTAATAAAAATACACAACGAATTATTGCCATTTGATTTATTAGTAGATATAGTATCTAGCAGTGCTGGTCAAAGATTTGATAGAAGAGATATACCAGTATTCTTAGAAGTTTGCAATGAAATATTATCAGAAGTTAATTGTGGAGATTGCAATAAATATAGACATTTTGAATTATGCGAAGGATGCGAGCCAAGACTATTAAGTGATATGTAATTATTTTTGGGGGTAAGTAACAATGGGATATATAGACATGGGATATACAGATAAGAAATATGTTTTGGAATTACTAAAAAGTTTGTTGTTTAAGATTAAGCTTTGCATAATAATTATTATAATATCAGAGATGATGTTAGCATACTTAGTTGTATTTAGAGAAGAGAAGTTAACCTTTGTAATAGGATTTATAATAGGAATAGCAGTATTAATTAGGTTTATTAATAGACATATGAAATGGAAGAAAGAATTGATAATAGCAATGAAAATCGATGAAAACAGACGAAAAATGATTGAAAATGATTGAAAAATAGACTAAATGGAGGGTACAAATGAGCGATGAAACTTTTGCCTATTTATGTCCAAAATGCAAAACAGTAAATACTAAAGATAATAAATATTGTATTAAATGTGGGCATTGGTTATTAGATAGTAATTTTCCTGCAACATCACTTAATAGAAAGGAATTTAAAGAGATTAATAATACAACTAAACCTGAATCTAAAATAAAGTCAATTGTAGTATATTCAATCATAGGAATTATATTTCTAATACCATCAATAAATGTTAAAATGATGATATCTTTAATCGCTGTATTATATGGAATTATAAACATAATATATCCAATCAAGATGTTATCAATATACAAAAGAAGTACTGGTGTAATTATAACAATAATATCATTTATAGTAATGTGCGTAGTGACTTCCTATCAAGTACCAAGTGAAAATAAAAAGAGTACTGTTACAAATACGAATACGTATACAATTACAAATACTATTGCTAATACTATTACTAATACTAACAATAGTATACAAGTACCAGAAACTCTAAAACCAACACCAGAACCAACCAAAGCACCAGAATTAATATTAAATGAATTTAAATCTGAATGTATTAATATAGATTACAATGAACTTGCCAGAGATACAGAATCTTATATCAAAACTAAAATTAAAATAACTGGTAAAGTTGTACAGATACAAGAACTAAATAATATAATAATGCTAAGAGTAAATATTACTAAAGGAGATTATGGAATATATAAAGATACTGTATTAGTAAATTATCTAATGAAAGATAATGAGAAGCATATTTTAGATGATGATTTAATTAATATTTGGGGTACAGTTGTAGGGAGAAAGACATATAAGGCAGTATTAGGAAATTCAATTACCATTCCTGAAATTAATGCGAGAAGTATTGCATTAAATATAAAATAATCTTATAATAATACTATAAATAATTATTGTTTTGCGAAATAGTACAAACTAAAAATAAGGCACTCGGTTAAGAATAAAACTTAATCGACTATGCCTTATTTTGTTATGTACTGAACATAGAGACCAATTATTTATTAGTAATTTAAACTCAAAGGTATTGTTGTAAAGTCTCTATGTTGATAATAGTATAAAATACTTATTAATAATTGTCAATTATATTACAAATCCAAGTATAACTTTATCAACAGAAGCTTGCTCACCAGTAATCACATTTTCTACTAAACAATTATGTATTTGGAATATAGATTTGTTATATATAATAGCATTCATAATATCAGCTTTTACATCAAACAAAGTTTTATACAATTTATATTGATCACATTCTTTGATTTCTCCAGTATCATCAATACAAACATACTCACCTTTTAAATTTATTAGTCTGTACATCTATAAGTAAAGTCCTCTCTTTCTTATAAATATCAAGACATATATCATTTTTATCGCCATCATAAGTTACTTCATAATAAAAGTCTTTGCTATAATGAGATCCAAATAAACCTTTATGATTCTGCAATGCCTTACAATACCAAACTTCATAAACAATTGATATATCATCAACATTAACCATCATGTCGGTTATAAGTGTGTCCACAATCATCTCTTTGGCTTTATATTTAAATTCTTCACTTGTCATTTTTCGACCTCAACTTCTTCTACCTCATATGTACCTATTGATTGCAATATGTAAGATACTAATATATACTGGTTATTTTCAGCATCATGAGTAATCTCAAAAATATATGATTTACAACCTTCTCTTTTGAATACAGCAGTCTTTTGTTTATTATAAGTTTGCTCTCCATCATTAATAACAGATACCTCTATATCTTCTGGATCACTAACTATCTTACTTTCAACTAAAAAATCTATTATTAATTGTCTGCTATATTGTAAAAACTTTTCATAACTCATAAATTTAATCCTCCATTATTTGGTCTAAAGTTTTATTGATAGTTATAATATGATTAAATACATCTAGCTTAAAAGTATTATTGCTATTAAGATATTCTATCTTGAAATATAATTTATTATCTAAGTTAATATAAAATGTAGCTGCATAAGACCCGTTTGAAAACACACAATCTAATACAATGATCTGATATGCAAAAGTAAGCTTATAATTAACTAGATTATTACTCTCTAAGTAAGTCATAATCAAGTTTTTAGAACAATCCATAAACAAAGTATGGTTCATAAAATCTCCTTAAAAAAATAGATATTAACATTATATTAATATCAAGTAATCATAAACGGGTTTAGTTTAAAAAAATATTACCATATAGATTTTTATTATAATATATACTGTATTAAATGTAAACTATGAATTATTACTCACATCGCTTAGTTTAACATGATGAATACAATTACTACTCCCGAATTGCTTATAGGATGTTATAAAAAGTTCATCAATCTCAATGTTATAAGTACATTCAAAAAAGTAATCATTTTGTTTAGTGCAAAAAAATGATATATAACCAGTATATATCTCGCTTGAATATCTTGGGTATATAAATACATCCTCTTCTTTAAAGCCTTCTAGGCTTATTAGAGTTTCTTTAATTTTAATTTTACAGATATTAATAAATTCATCTAAACTCATCATAAAACCTCCTTAACAATGTAAACCAAAAAAGCTACTATATAATATATATAAGTAGCATTTTCTGTAATGGATAAATAGAATCAACAATCTTAATTATACTAATTAATTATGGGACTATAAAATATTATAATATAACCTAAAATAAAATGCAACAAAAAAGCTACTAACCAATAGTTAATAGCAATTTTGCACTAATGAGAAATAAAAAATATTAAGTAAATTATAATATAACTAGTATTCAATGTAAAGTTAATTCTTTGCACGAATATATTTTAAGTTAATCTCAACTCCACCTACTTTAATAGTTACACCTTTTTTTAAATAGATATTCTTATACTCTTTTTCATAATATTCTGTATTTATACCAATCATCGCAAGTAAACTCAAATCGCTAGTTGATACATTTCCGTTTCCAGATAAAGCAGTAATATCATATACTCCAACTGGAATATCAGTTCCTATTACATAGTTTCCAGCTTTTAATACAATATCTTTAGGAGTCTCCTTGGGTTGTTCATTTAAAGCTTCTGTTTGGTTAGATGTTACAGATGGTTTATCAAGTGATTGTTGAGTGTTGTCTATTTCAGCGCAAGATGTAAGACTCACAATAGCAACTAAGCTGAGAAAAGTTAATAATTTCTTCATCTATTTCTCCTTTAATTTTAATTAGATTAATTATACCACGAAAATTTGTTGAATACTATAGTGTTTTGCAAATTAATTACATATACGATGTAAAATAGTTTAAGTTATTACTAGAAGATTTATGTTATCTTTTGACACTTTAGATAATATTAATGCTGAATTTGATGATGCAATAAACTGAACATTGGGAAATATGCTAATTAAAATTTCAAGTAATTTTTCTTGGCAATCTTGATCTAATCCTACATCTATATTATCTAACAAAATAATTCCATTAGTACTTAATATATTATAAGGGTTTAATACAGCCATCCTATATGCAATATCTGCTACAAGAAGAATTATACTTCTAGTACTATGATCTAATGATTTGAATAAAATAGTATGTAATCCATTGCTAAGTTCAAGTTTTCTTGTAATAAGATTGAATGAAAACTTAACATCTTTAACACTAGTATTAAGCATTAAATAACAAGTTCTAATAGCTTTATATAAGACTTCTAATTCAGGAACTAATTTGTCATCTTGAAGTTGAATATAAGTCATTCTAACAATCCATAACAACATCATTCTATAGTCCTGTGAAGCCAAACAATTAGCATATCCATAGGTTCGAGTAATACGTTTAGGCATGTTTAACTTTGGATTCAATAACCAATCAGATTTGTAATAACCAATAATAGGTAATAAACATTTCTTATCGCCAGCTCTTACTTGTTTCTGTAATTCTCTAGCATAATGTTTTATAGCGCTAGAGGTGCTAGTTACCTTATTAGCTCCATAAAGTACTCTGCTACAAGTAATATCTTTGTTATCTACATACATATCCATAATTATTTTTATTGGATATATACCCATACACGCATGTTTAGGAAGTATTAAGTTTGAGCGTATATCATCTAAGCCGATAAAGAATGCTGCTAAACCAATTGATATAGCTTCTAGTACTATAGATTTTTTATCATTCATACCAGACAGTACAGAGCATTTATTAAAGTTTAACTTTATAGCATCACAGCTCATAAAATTTCTCATTAGTATATTTTTAATAATCATTTTTTAATCATCCTTATATGGTATTGAAGGTTCTTTTCCAATTTCATTACACAGTTCAAAATAATGATCTACAGCTTCTTCAAATGCTTTTTTGAAATCTTCAATAGTATTACCCTCGAATGATATTAAGTCGCTCACGCCTTCGAATCTTCCATAATAAACATTATAGTCCTTAGTATAATAAACTTTGGTAGTATATCCTTTGTATTTCATTATCATTCGTTTCATGTCCGATACTCCTAATTATATCTAGCATTAAAATTTTCATCAGATGAGCATAAAAGAATAATACCTTGAATGAATACTATAATCTCTATAATTACTGGTACTATTATAGTCCAGCAAAGCAATATATTTATTATAAGTATTATCACTCCTGCTGTTGTCCTGCCTAGATAGAACTTATGCACACCTAATCCACCTAAAAATATTGCTAGTAATCCTGCTACTAATTTATTTTTCATAAAAGTCCCCTTTGTTTAATTTTGATATAATATTATAACATATTTAGATATTTGAGTGAAACTATATACTGGATATATATATTATCGTTAATATTAGAGTGTAAAAAAAATATAGGTTATATAGAGAATAGTTTCACTCCATTTTATTATTATTTATTTTTGGGATATTCTTTAAGTTTTCTTAATTCTTTAGATGTTTCTTTCCAGCCATCGGTAGCTATAGAAATAAATATATCTTCTAACAAAGCTCTAGTCTCTGGATGCAAGATCATTAAATCCTTTTGTTTGTTATAATAGTTTAATGGTTCTTGTTCATTCCAGACAGGTAAGTATGCTTTCTCTGCTCCGATCCAGTCACACACAAGCTCGATTAAGTCTTTTATTGGTAATTTAATTGCATATATTGATCCACATTCTTCATCAAGCCAATATTGCCAATGGTGAGTATTTCTACCTTTGTGATGTTGCCACGCTTTAGAATATCCTATAGCAGACTTTTCTTTTGCAATAGGACTAGAAGAGCCGACAAAGTACTTTGCTGATGAAAAGAACTCTATTGGTGATAGTTTAGATAAGTCATGCTTTAAGCCTCGGTAAGGTATACCACAGTCGATACATGCTTTAAGCACATATAGTTTATGTTTTAATATTGTTTTGAGATGTTTGAGATATTTCATATTCGACCTCCAGGATATAATTGATAATAGATTGATTGACTATAGACTATTAAACGATAAAACATAGAGTTGTATATTTACTATTTAGAAGCCATACTAATAAATAATACCATAGCCATCATACCAATTGCAAAACCAAGAATAAATATTGCTAAAAAATTCATTGCACTCAACTCCTTTATTATAGATTATAATTTTGATATAATAATTAAAAAATACTAAGGAGAAATTTAATGAAAGAATTAATTGAAGTAGAAATGATATTTGATATTGATGTTAAAATAGAAAATATGATATCAATAGTTAAAGGAATAAAACAAGCTAATGACTTAGATGATGAAACGTTAAAGAATATTATAGTTGCTATAATGTATCTTATATCAGTTAGGGATATAATTAATGAAACTAATAAATTAGATTTTGATGCAATTGAATTTAATTATACTGGTAAAAAGATTACTTCTAAAAACTTGGATGTAACAAAACGCACAGCCAAAACAAATTATGGATTAGTGTTATTAATTATAGAAAATACTCTAAGTATAAAGTTAAAAGACCACGAAAAGTTAGTATCGGATGCATTAATAGAAGTTATAAGTTGCTTAAAAGATAATTATATTTTAGATAAAGTTTATATGTTAACTCTTGACTTAGTACGAGAAACAAAGATGGATGTTATATTATTCAAAATTTTTATGAAAACATTAAGGAGAATATAATGGGATTTAAATTAGGTTTATATATTAGAGATGTAAGGAAACGTAAAAACTTTACTATGGAATATTTATCCAAATTAACTGATATTAGTTTAGGGTATATTAATTATATTGAGACTGGGATAAGAGATCCTTCTCTTGGTAAGTTGATTAAATTAAGTCACGCTCTAGAATGCGACTTTAGAGAGTTATTTCACATATATCAAATTGATCAACTTAGCAAGCTTGATGAATGGGAATATGAAAAGTATGATGTAGATTCTTGTATTAAAACAATGGAGAATTTAGCGCCAGATTCGTATATGATTAAAAGATTGAAGAAGATAGATAATTATAGTAATATTGACTTGCAGCGTATTATTAGGATTTGTACTGAGCTAGATGAAGATCAACTTAAAAAGTTAAGAAGTACAATGGAAATTTGGTTTAAAGATTGGGAGAGTAGAAATGAATAGTGAACAATTTAATGATATTGAGACAGAAGATTTTCAAGAAACACTTAAAGTAGAACTTAAGTTAATCAAAGATCAAGATGAACAATTAAGATTTTTTAAGTATTTATTTGAAGATACAACAAGTTTAAAAGTTGAAGATTTTTGTTTTTCATTAATGCTAGTAAATTCATATAAGTTGTTTATAGACTTGGTTAATGATATATCGTTTAGAGCTATAAGATTTACTCTTAATGGAGAGAAATTTAATCCGAACAAATCTGTTTTGGTTAATGATGCACAGTACAAGAAATATAAAGAGTATACAATAAGCACGTTCGATGTTATATTGATAGTTGCAGAGAATGAGTTAGATTTTAAGTCTTGTGACTATGAAGAAATAACTGGGACTGTATTAGATAATGCTATTAAGTATATTAAAGATAATGAGTTAGTTGATTTGGTTTTAGAGCAATGTGAATTAATAAATTCTTTAGGTTTAGAACATTGGTTTGAAGATATTAAAGACAGGTTAGTTAATAGTTAAAATATGGTATAATAGTTAGTATGACCTAGAATGTACTAGAATATGGAAAGTGTCTTATTTGACACGCTAGGGGTATTAGGATCGATTTTGAAATAGGGTCATATTGTATAGGTAAGTTAAATTAAAGGGTAACATGGGCATTCTCGCAAGAGGTATTTTGACTGGGGAGTGGGTTAGTTTATTAGGTAGTAAGTTAGTTTATTAGTGGGTAAAAAAAGAATAGGTTATTATAAGAAGATAAACACTCCTTTGATATAAGGTATTTGTTTATTGTTTAAAAGCGCTGCCAAGTAATAGTATTATAACATAATAGTATTATAATATAATAAATAAATAAAGGAGAATGAGAAATGAAAGAAATAGAAATTTTAATTACTAAAGAGAAACAAGATCAATTAGCATTAGAGCTTGGGTTAACAGGTTTATATGATTTAATTTTAAAACAAAAAAAAGATATAAAGATTTTAGAAGAATCATTAAGGAATTTAATTAATGGAAACAAATTAGAAGCTTATAATATATTAATTGGTTATATAAAAGTAGTTGAATAATAAATCAAGTAGCTCAATCTACTAATATAATATTAATAAGAGTATATTTTAAGTTTAATATGTTTTTATTATATTGTTAAGAAGATTATATTAAGAGAGCTATAAATAGTTACAGACTATAGCTTTACAGACTAACAGACAACGAAGTTGCTTAAGACCCTTACGGGTTTATATACACGTTGAATAAAGGAGTAAAATCATGAATGAGAATAAATTTGAGAATAATTTTACAGTGGATAAGTTAGCATATATAATAATGGAATATGGATTACCAACATCAGCTTTGACAGATAAACAGATAATAGAGTTATGTAGTATAATATATGAATATAGAGAAGTAGATTATTCAGAGTATTATAATATTAACTGCGATCACTGTGTTCATGAGTTTCTTAATGATGTTAAAAGTGTTATTAAAAAAGCTCAACATACTTATACTTGTGAGCTTGAAATTGGTGATATATATAATTTGAGATTAATAGAACTTGTAGTTATTAAAGATATATTGAGTAAGTTAGATAATGATCTTAAGAATGAATATCATAAGTTGTCAATTGATTTACAGTTAACAGATTGCTTAGTTTATATGATTGGATTGTTGTAGTTAGAGTATTCGTGAATTCACTGCGATCATAATTACCCCCACACTGTGTGTTATTGATATAAGACTATAGCTAATAAAAGATTATATAATATTACTATATACTGTTTGTGACTTATAATGGATACTCACTTGGCTTCCTAGATATTGGGTTTTCTACCTGATCACACTGCGTAGGGTGGTGTCGGGAAAACGAGAACAAACGTTCGTACTATGCACGTAATATAGGGGAGTGTCGTTCAGAACACCAGAACTTACCAAATTTGGAATAATTTGATTTGGTGTATATTTTACTTCTATAGTAACTTATGGATATTTTATTACCATAAATTCTAAACTATAACTAATTATGGTTATAGATGAAAACAAGAACACATTTTTTTATGTCTGGGAAATTTTAACAGTCGAAAAAGATGTATAGATTTATAAATAGATGTATACATATATATACTATATATACTGTAGGTTTAGAAGTGTTCTATTTGGTAATTAAAGAGCCTGTTAACTGGAAATTATATAGTAACTAGTCTCAAAGTAGCTAATAGCTTGATTCTAAATGTAACAAAAGTAGTATTTGTAACATTTCCAATATTGGAATAAAATAGAATTGATATTTCAAGTGCTGTAAACAATTACAGTTATGTAAGTATTTTACTTGTTTGTTAGACTATAGGAGATCGTATGTTCTTATATATATGGTAGATATTGTAAGTATTATTTATGGGAAAATGTCCAAAAGACGTTGAAAATATACATTTTTTCAGGCAATGAGGCTACCCTATCGGGTTTTGTCATAACTGGTAATAAATTAAACATTCATAGTCTTACCAAATATATCCTAACAAATATAAACAAATATTCAAACATATGTATCCAAGACCTCGTGACATGTCCCCGGACTAGTTTCTACTCAACTATACAGGATTAACTAAAAAACAATAACATACACTATAAAAAACACGCCTTTATTAATAACTAACCTTTAACACAACTAATTAACCTTATAACTCTATACAATACTACACTTCAATCAAAACAAATCATATACAACTAATCAAAACAAACAAAAAAATAAAAATAATATCACAAAACATAAACATTAAACAAATAACAAATAACAAATAACAAACATTAACTAACTAACAAAACTAACTATTCTATCATTATTAACTAACAACTATCTTAGATCACTCAACACTAACAAACATTAACTATTATATAACTAACAATAACATTACATTTAACACAACTAACTAACCTAACAACTTATACAATCACAGCAACACAGCAACAACAACAAGCATACAACTAATACACTATACTATACATACTATACTATATACATATTATATATATTCTTCTCTCATCTCATCAACTCTTATACAACTCATTAATTAACATAAATTGCACACAATCTAAACAAACATTGTACACAACACAATTATAAAATCAAATCTTATACAACTCAATAATAAAAACATATTGAATAAAACCAAATATCAAAACTAAATTGTATAAAATATAATCCTAAAATTAAAATATCAAAATCAAATTTTCAAATCAAAATTATTAAATCAAAATTATCAAATCAAAAAATACAAATCAAATTGTATCAAACTAAAATAATCAACTCAAAAAAATCAAACATATCTTTAATACAATTCAAATCAAAATATTAAACTCAACTCTATAAATATACTAACAATTACCAATATTATTTCCAGCTCTATAATAACTATAACACAATACAATAAACAAATCTAATACAACTAATAAAATCTATAACACTACAAACATATACATTACATCAATTAAAACTAACTAACAATAAATTCCATGTATAAATATACCAAACAGGCAGCACGTCCACCAGAGAGCCACTAAATTTCCAATACAATATATTCCAATACAAACTATATAACTAAATCTCTAAACTAAACAACACACTACATAAAAACTATAAAACAAATAGTATACAACTAATAAACTATAACTTGTATTAAACTAATTGATACAAATAATCTATATAAAATAACTAAACTAAAACAGTATAATATATATCTATCTTGAACGCAAAATAAGCACACTACAAGCATAATAAAGAGAGTGCGCTAATAATATAAAATACTAAAAACATAATGCTACAATAAGCATATAAGCAGTAAAGCATATAAGCAGTAAAGCATATAAGCAGTACTATTATATAAGCAGTACTACATAACTATATCTGTATAGCTGTAATCAAACTAACTAATAAACTAATAACTGAGTCGCTAAAACTAAACATCTAACTATCAATAAAGCTGTAAAGCTATATACACCTTTTAAGCTCTTTTAATCATATCAACCTTATAAAATTACATCTAAATATAAACATCGCTCAACACACCTTAAAACGTCAAATAACACTATATCCTAAACAATCCCATAATACTAAAAACAGGATCTTAAATCAAACTAATATTGTTAAAAAATTAACACACTATAATAAAAAAAGACTAGTATAAAACTAGTCTAGTAAATTATTTTTTTGAATGAAATGAATCAATTAAAAATTCTAAAGTATAGTTGGTTAATATCCAACTTATTTCATCTATATCAATTTTATTCGATTTACAATCACTCAAATTATTACAAACATTAACTAAATCATTAAAGCTGTATTGATAACTTGATACAATAGTATGTATTACTTCAATTCCATTTTCAAACGTTTCAATTATAAATTCATGTTTGTATAATCTCTTAGTATCGCTTTCGATCGCAATCAATAACTTTAATAAAGATTCATACTTAAATGATAAATCAAAATTATCTTTACTATTACACCTATCGATTCTATTCTTCAAATAATCGTACAAATAACTAAATAAAGTCATAAAATTATTACTCTCATCTATATAAAACTTTAATTCATAATCACTATTAACATTTTTTGAATTGTATTCAATCTTAATACTACACTTATAACAAAGTTTTTTGTTATGTACGTCTCTATTCATAAGCATAAAAGCATTATTAAAAGCCTTTAAAGTATTAAAACTTTGCTCAAAATCATGGTATTTTTTACCCTCATATTTTAAATAAATCTTTAACATTCTATACCTCAAAGCTTTCTATAATATACTTACCGTTTCTAGTTGCTACACACATATAATTACGTGCGCTTAATGCTTCTATCTCAAAACAATTTAACTTGCATATATACAAGCCGTCAACTTCAACCTTCTTTATAATATAATTAATTCTAGACTTGTTTACAACTAAGTTATTATTGCATACAATTCTATACATGTTGTTTCTTAAATTATTATTCATTTTACACCTCTAAATTTAAATCAATTTTAAACTTTTCTATCAAATAATCTAGTCTATGAGTTGTTATTTTATAAGTACTATCTTTTCTATATAGGTTATTACATACCTTTTCTAAAGTCTCAAAATCTAACTGTACTTTATCTATAATACTGTGTATACAACACGATTTATTTATTGATTCAATTATAAATTCGTGAATATACACACGCTTTGAATCGCTTTCATTAGCTATTATAAGATACTTCAAATTTCTAAAAGTATTCATTAGTTTAAAATTCTTATCTCTTTCGAACCTATTTATATTTAAATCAATATAATGTATCAAAAAATTATAAAATAAATAATTAGTTTTCTTGCAAACATAAAATTTCAAATCAAACAATTCAATATCATTTTCTAAAATCAATAAATGACACTTAAACGTGGTTTCCTCGTCGACGGCTTCAAAATTCTTGAACATAAATATATTTGATATATCTTGAATACAATTAAATTGAGTACTAAAATTGTGCAACTCTTTTCCTTCATAATTCAGCTTATAATTAATCATTCTATCACCTCTTTTTTATTTAAATAAACCTCATTCAAACTATCCCAAATTGACACGTTATTTAGACAACTTCTCACAATCTCATTAGTGCAATTGTCTAATACCTTGTCAATTCGCTTTTCTGAGTTGCAAATTTTCAAAATCTTAATTAACTTTTCCAATACAACGTTGCTACTTTTTTCGTTCTCTTTACTAGTGTTTTTAACCTTCAACACTAGTGTACAAGTGCTTTTATCAAAAATCAAATTGGTTTCAATATTATTTGATATATTAAAATATCTATGTACAAAATCCAGAAAATTATTTATTTTGTACTCGTTATTAAATAACACATAATTTTTTATGTTTATCAAAATTGTGTATTCGCCTTTAATAGCATTGTTTAACGACTGCAAATAGTCTAATTTAAAACTACTTGTAATCAAATTACTAGTACACATATTAACAGTATTGAATCGACTTAAAGTTATTTTCTTTTCTTTTAACTCATCAATTTTAATATCGCTTTTATCATAGAACAACAAGCAACAATTAATAGTTTTTGCAGTACTTGAATTATATACAAAGTTATAAAACTCATTAAATTTAAGTTTCATACAATTTATACATAACCCTTTAGAATCTCTTAATAGGTTTATTTCTTTTGTTATATTAATATTCTTACAATACATACACATAATAATTACACCTCGTCGCTTTCATTTTTATTGCAATCGCTACAATAACAAGTAGTATACTTATTTACAACCTGTTTTAAATCTTTTAAGCTGTATAAAATATAAGTAGCTGTATAATTATTAATTGTGTGATTAATTTCAATTATATTGCCTTTAAGCGCTTCATTATAACAACGTGATTTAAAATGATTATGTATATTTTCATTAATCATTTTTTCAAAGTAAAGCATACTTTCATTTGTATTCATTTCAAACAATCTTTTTAAGCAATCTATTACTACTTTATCATTAGTTTTGTTTTGTTTCATAACTTTTAATATGTTTAGTACTTTTTCTTGATTTTTATTCATTTTTTAGCCACCTTTTTTAATTTTTACAAGCTAACTTTTAACCTTCAAAAATTAACTTGATTAAAACTAAAAAGTTCGTACACTAGCAAGCTTTTACACTTGCTAGAAGTACTTTTAAACCTATTTAAACAATTCTAGAACTTGACTATAAGTAACGTTTACACTTCTAATATAAACATTTTGTGCAATGTCTATATTAGATAATAAACCTTTTTCTATTAAATTAAAAAGTCTTTGATACTCTGTATTTGAACCGTTTGTATACAAGTTGTTTTGTATACAAATAGTTCTTACTTTATCCCAGCTAATCATTTATATTCACCTCACTACTTTCAAAATATTTTACTACCTCGTCAAACTTCACTAAACGCCTGTAATCTTGATTGTAGAATTCTAAGTCACCTATATTTTTTGACATATTATATATCATATCAAGTGTATCTTGATAGAATACATATTCATTAATGCAATAGTAAATTTGACCGTCCGATAATTCTTTTAGTTTCAATACTTGTGTTTTAAACGATTGACCATTTTCACATTCAAAACGGTCTAAAAGTTCATAGTCAATTAAGTTTTCAATGTTTTCTAAACAATTATAAGTTCTATAATCCTTATACCTGTAATATTTCTCTGTGTTCAACTCATCAATAAAATCTTTAACGCTAATAATCCTATTTTCAAATCTGACAAAGTATTTATCATTGTGAATACTTTCTAAGTCATCAAATATACTCATGTCGCATAATCCACTAATCAAGCGACTAACCTCATTCAAACTATCTTTTTCAAATAGTTGAAAATCAGCCGTAAACATCTGCAATACCCTATTTTCGTACGCTACAAAACTTTTATTATCATTAGTAGCGATTGTAATTTTTTTACCCATTTTTTTAGTCCACCTTTTTATTATTAATATTAACTCAAAACGTGTAGTATTGCACGTTGTGAGCTTGTTTTTAATAACAACTAAGCGACTTATTAACCTCAACCAACTATTCAATTATCAAAGTTCAACTAACATAGTGTTAGCGCTGTCTATAACTGTTATTACAACTATACGACTATAGATATCAGAACGATATCAGAACATAGTCATAACTATAATAAATTGAAGAATGCTTGATGTAAACAAGTTGTGCTTGTGTACCGATTGGGTACATTACAATAGTAACACCATGCACAAACAAAGTCAACAACTTTTTTTAAATATTTTTTAAAATACCTACAACGTACTAATACCAATGCATATAGCCATTATATTTTTTTAAAAACTAACCCATTAACTGTAATCAAATCCACTAAATAACATAAATCTAAATACATATAGTGTAACAACTAACAAACAATACCAAATATACCATAAAACAATTTTAAAAAATTATATGTATTACCAAATCATACAAGTAGATTTTACCAGTAGATACCAGCATTACAACTATATACCATCAAATTCAATACATAATATCCCAAAGCTAACACTATATTACATCTATAAATAGTATACAATCTAAATATTTTTAAAATTAATCAAAAAAAGACCTCTAAAACATAAAACTATATAACCTTACAATCCAGCAACTAAACGGATACAAACAATAAGCACGCCAAAACTAACTAAATAAAAAACTTTAAAATATTTTAATAAACGTTTAAAACACCTCTTAAAGCTCTCGTTGATCACTAATAAAACTAATTAAACTAACCTATTTTAAAGTCGCTGTATACCCTTTAAAATCTCAACTAGAGCTATATTAAAACAGTATCGAAACACAACTAATAAATAAACTCGATATTACTCAAATTTAAACATATTTTTATAACTTTAATACAATTAGAATATATACAATCTATTACAATAAAATGCTTGAAGTGTGCAATAGCAGTACATTATAAGCATACTAAAAACCTATAGACTTATCCATAAGCAGTCAAAAATCAAACCTGCATAAATACCAATAATACCAGCAAATCCAGTATTAACAACGTTTTAACGCTTACATAAAATCAACACTAAAACGTCAAAAAAGCATAAGCAGCTAGTTACCACATAATGTAAAACTCCTGCATAGGCAGTCATTACAGTATCATAAGCACTAATAATCCTTATAACGTACTATAATAGCCAAAATATAAGCATACAACACAATCAAACATAGTCAAATAAATAAATATATGATATACTACAATCTAACCTAAAAAATTACTTCTATATATAACAAAAAAACAACTCAAAAATATATCCCAGAATATACCAAATATAAATTTGGCGAATGACTAAGTTATATTTACAAATATTAACAAATATAGTCTGCTGGGTAACTTTTCTAGTTATATTTACATCATATTCTATATAATACATATATTTACATTTTCAATATCGTGGTGGATCTGTACGCATCTATAATTCTCGAGTTCCCATAAATCTAATATCCACAATCTCTAACACACTCATTTTTAAAGATAAGTTCGCATTATCGTGTGTAAAATATAGGTCTGGCGAATTCTATCGGTCAAAAAATTCTAGTCAAATAATTCTACTCTAAGGATATCCAAGCACTCAAAAATATATCGATTTCTTATCAAAATAGATACTTGCAAAATATCATTAAAATACACTCATCTAATACAGTAATACCATATGTTTTACATATATAAAAAACATATAAAAACTACCTTAAAATCCATGATCGGAACAACAAAAATTAATAACATTTTAATATATGTTTAGTATATTATTATTATATTTTTATTAATCACATAACATAAACTAATTATATATATCTTATATACTTAATCCTGTATACCTAACCAAACAACTCTAAAACATATCTTATCTATCTAACATCTATCAAAATCCTATCTCATAAACTCACAATAGCCTTATTTAACGTTTATAGCCTCATAGAGCGACTTTATTATAAAAGATATCATATTATATAGCCAACACTAAAACAGCTATTATATGACCAAATACGAGCGCACAATAAATAATACATATTACAACAATATAACAATAAATATTATATATAATGCATATAACCAATAAACTAACTATGCTTACAATATTATACATTAGGCAGCTGGATCAATTAAACTTTATCAAAAAAACTTTTAAAAAATTCTACAAATATATTACATATATTACAAATAAATATAATTGCATAAAACTAATTAATCCTTTAAAGCTACTATAATACTACACTATAAAATATATAAAATAATTTAAAAAAAATGTTGACATTGTACTTGCATAGTCGTATAATTATAAATGTCGAAAGACAAGCGACACACTAATTGAATATATAACTTAATTACAGTTACAATTATTGTTGCTGTAAGCTTAATAGCTATATTAGAAATAGCATACATATTAATAGCTTGCACACGCTAGACTTTAGACTAATAGCATCGTTCGACTCGATACTAGTAAATTGAACTTTGAAAACTAAATATAATGATATTATTTGATTTGATTTTACGATTTAATTTTAAATAATATCTGTACAATGTTTGATAATGATTTTTTAAAATCAAATTTAGTGCCACAAACCACTAGAGTAGTACATTTTAAAATATTATAATCAAACTGAATACTATAAAATTCTATTGCATTATATCAATATGAATTGTTAGATTCAAATTGTATAGATACCATTTTGAAATTAAAAAAATGAAATTAAAAAAATAGAATTAAAAAGGGGTTTTGAAAAATGAAATATGTATACTTCAAAAATGTAAACTCTAATGATGATATGAAAATGCAATATAGAAAACTTGCTAAACAATATCATCCAGATTTTAACAATGGAGATAATGAAAAAATGAAAGTTATCAATAATGAATATGATAACTTGACAACATATAAAGATTATCATAATACCTTTACATATGATGCAGAACAACAACAACAACAAACTAATACAAACAATTTTAGCGATGAAAATCAAGAATTTAGAGATATCATTAATGATTTAATAAATCTTGATGATATTGAAATTAGTATTGTTGGTAGCTGGTATTGGATAGATGGTAACACCGAACCACATAAAGACATATTTAAAAGATATGGTTTTGAGTGGAAAAGGAAGACTTCAAGATGGTATAAAAAGCCTAACTGGTATAGATTTAGTAAAGCAGAAACTAAGAATAAAACCTTTAATCTAGAAGAACACTACAAGGATAAGACATTTATTATAAAAGAGCGTACTAAACCAAGCGAATTGAATTCAAAAAAATATGCAATAAACTAAATTAAAATAAAAGGGGATATAAAAAAATGGCTACAAAAATGATTGATAATAATGTATTAAACCCAATGGGAATAACAACGGAAGAGATGTTTATAAGTTGTCCGTCAATATTCGCAACAAAAAAACATGAGTCAAGAAGTGACAATTATACTTATGTAAGTACTTTCAATATCTTAGATAACCTCAAGGAACAAGGATTTTTTCCCGTTGCTTGTAATCAATCTAATACAAGCGATGAAACAAAAAAATGTTTTACTAAACACTTAGTAAAATTAAGGCATAGAGATGAATTAAACAATCAAAAAGAGGATACGCACGAAATCGTACTTGTTAATTCGCATGATGGAAAATCAGCTTATCAAATGAGTTCTGGAGTATATCGCAAGGTTTGCTCAAATGGTCTTATAGCATTCACAAATCAACAAAGTTACTCAGTTAGACACCAAGGAAACATACACCAAAATGTATATGATGTTTCTTACAAGATTATTGAGGATAAAAAGGAAATCATGTCTAACATTCAAGAAATGAAATCTATAGCATTAACTAACAATGAAAGAATTGAACTTGCAGAATTCGCAATATCCACAAAATACAACTCAGAAAAGGACGGAGAACTAATCGAGCCAAAGAATTTATTAGTACCTAAAAGAAGTTATGACAAAGGAATAGACCTATATACCACATTTAACATTGTTCAAGAAAATTTAATTCGTGGAGGAATCAAGACTACAAAACGTACTACTACTAGACCTATCAAAAATATAGACCAGGATTTAAAGATTAATAAACTTCTCTATCAATTTGTTAATGATATGAGAAAATCAAAAGCTACTAGGAGGGCAATATAATGAATATAACAATTAAAATCAATAATATAGAGTATTCTGGTTACTGGAATAAAAAAATATACTTCATGAAGGGTAGTAAGAACTACATATACATTGAAGGCGAAAAAGTAATCATATCTAAAGAGATAGAAAACCAATTATATGAAATGACTAGAGAGGGGACAACAAGCCAAGAAGTCCAAGACTCTAGATATCAATTCATTATCCAAGCAGACTTAAAAAAACTAGAACTTTTAAGAAATCCTAAAACAAATATAATTTCTAGAGTAGTAAACACATGGATAGACTCAAATGGTATTAATCAATGTTTGTGTGACTCTAGGCGAACTAATACGAAAGATATAGAAAAGTATATCAGATTTGAAATAGAAAGCTTGAGAAGGCAAAATAATAACTATGCAATACCTAACTTCTATCAATTCGACGGTCGATATATCCACGAAAATAATAAATGTTGGTATGAGTGTTGGAGTTTTGGAGTCGAAAAAATCTATACAATACATGAAAATTTAAGTTTTAATAAAATTAGTGAGATATTTATTAATGAATTCAACACAAGAAAATACATAAATTTTAAATATGGTGACTGTGAGTTTTTAAAAATCCAATAATCTAGATTGCATGGTTAGCTTAAGAGTGGTTCAACTCCACTCTGGTCTATATATCAAATAAAAATAAAAAGGTGGTTTTAAAAAATGAATTTTTGACAAAGAAGTAATATCTTTTAGAGGTTTAAAGTTTGATTTGAATACATTACATAGTGATTTTGAAAATTTTGAGATATACAATTTTTCTGAAAACACATTGACAAGTTATATTGTCTATCAATTAATAAATGATAGTAGATTTGACGATAATATATATATAAAACTTGCTAAAGAATTAATTAGGTTTATTAAGTTTACCAAGGGTAAAAAATCGGTAAACATAAAATTAAAAGGATTGCAAATTAAGAAAACAGATGATTTTAATAGAGTTAATTTTGGTAGTACATCTATTAAGATAAGCACTAATTTCATTGAGGATATTGAGTATATGTTATACAACAAAACTGAATTCAGATTTGACCAAAAAATAATAAATGATGCGATAATATTAATGAAAGAAGAGTATAAAAACAATGAATAAAATTAAAGAATTAAAGAACTCTATTATAATACATAAATTAAATATAATAGAACTTGAAAGACAACTAAGAATTGAAGTATTAAAAGAATTAATACCACTTTGTAAATTTAATCTATGTACTAATCCAAATGAAACTATACTATTTACAACTAAAAATAAATGGAATAAAGAAGTAATAAAAATACATGGATTATATAAAGATGAGTTGCTTGCACTCCAAACAATTGACTCTATACTAGTTGAAAATAATATAAAACTTGAGGATATATTTGACGATGAGGCAGACTGTATTGTAGGAATATAAATAAAATTGTTAACCTACAAATGATTAAAAATGATAAGTTTGTAGGTTAACTAAAACTAAAAAATAGATTTAAAAAGGGGATCAAAAAAATGAATTTAGTATATATTTATAATCAAATTAAAAAAGGAAATCATATAAATTTATTATTTGAACTTGAAAAGGAAATTGAATTACAAAATAGTTTAAATACTCAAAATCCTATAGATGATATTCAAAAAAAAGCAATTGAAAGAATAACAAATAAGATATTTAAACCTAAAAAAGTATATAGAACTGATACATATAGAGTATACCCGTTGAATGGGTGTAGCTACTTTGTTGACGGTGTTTATGGATTAAAATATAATTGGGAATTTAGAGTTGAAAATAATCAACTTAAATACTCAAAAGAGATAATGAAATATGAAACAGCTTTTAAAGACTCAGATTTAATTGAAGTAGAAATAGACATATCTAAAATAAAAACTAGAGCTAAATTAAGCACTGCAAATAATTTAAAGCATGTAAAGTTTAATGATGCTTATTTTAACCCAAAATTGATTACTGAAATATTTAATTTGATGGTTAATCCAGTTACAAAGGCTAAAATAGCAAAGAATAATGAATGTAGTATGTTATTCTTGTATAACAAGGACGTGACTGCTTTAGTGTTACCAATTAGACTAGATGATAAGTCAAAAGAAGAGTATAAAAAACTATATCCAGAGGAATTCGGAACATGAAAGAGAAGTTATTGAAAGACCTAATTAGATGTATAGTTAAAGAGGTATACGATGATATTACCTCTAGAGATATTGAGAGTATAACAGACTCAATTTATTCTGAGGAATTAAGTTATATAGGAGATTTGACACTATACATAGACCAAAACAAAGAATTAAATTAAAGAGGAGTTTAGAAAATGAGTGAACAAAAATATAAATATAAGTTTAATTGCGTTGAAGCTAGTAGGCATTTACAAAAAGAATTTTTAAGACATGCAATTGATAATAGCAAAGAAATAACTTATAATACATTTGTAAAAAATATTGGTAATGACTATTTTAAAGAGTTTATAAAAGAAAATTTTACGCAATATGAAACCAATAGCAAAAAAGGCTTGACGTTTAAAAACGACTGGCATATAAGCTATCATAAAAGCTATTTTGATGTAATTAAAGATTCAAAGCGTAAAAGGTATATAGTATATTATTTTAGACATAGTTCAATAGAATATCTATTTTATTAGGAGATCAAAATTATATAAGCTAGATTATTTAATTTAGTCTAGCTTAAAATAACAAAAATGAAAGCGGTGGAATAATGAGAACTTCAATTAAGTATTATGGGACTAGAAATCGCAATCAAGTTAACAATAATAGAGAAGGTTGCATATTTTGCAGTGGCAATAATTTAGAAAAAATTCAAAAAGTTTTAAATGATTTAATTGAATATTTAGAAATAAATTCTGATGTTGAGTTTTTAAAATGTCATACTTACCAAGATTATGATATTTTGAAGAAGGGATATATAAGTGTTTGGGAAACTTTTAATATTACTGACAAAGAAGAATTTGATTGTATAAAAGATGAGTATATGAAATGGAAAAGCAATTATAATTTTAATGATGTTTGAAAACCTAAAATCAATTCTAAGGTTATTTAAAGCCGATTTAAGCCATTGTTTATTTATATATGTAATTATGGCTTAAATGAGTTTTAAACGCTTTAAGAGTGCTTAAAACGTCAAATAGAATATATTAAAAAGGTGGAATAATAATAATGATAAACTTAAAACAATTAAATTTAGAACAACTCAAAGAACTTAAAACTAGTATTACAAATGAAATTGAGTTAAGAGAGCCAAAAAAAGAATTTGTATTATGTACTCATGAATGCAAAAATAGCGCTAACTATCATCAAAATAAGTACAAACATTGGTTAAAAATAATAACAAGTGTTGATAATACTAAAACAAATAGTTATGCATTTAACGGTGAATTTTTAAGCATTAATATTGAACACAAGTTACCAGAAAACACAATAATAGCTGAATTTTGTGGATCTGGAAATATAGTTGAAATATATCATATAAAATCTAAAGATAATATTGAAAAGATATTCTCATGTTCTGCTAGGTCAATGAGCAATACTATTGATGAGCTTCATGAGTATATGAAAAACATATAATAATATAATTAAAGAGGAGTTTTGAAAAATGAAAAAAGTATTTAAAATTAGCGTTGAAGACGTATTGAGAAAAGTAATAGAAATTGAAGCTAATAACATTGAGGAAGCTATTGAAAAAGCATGGAGAATGTATGATAAAGAAGAGATAGTTATCACTACTGATAACTATGTTGGAACACCAATTATAAAAGAAAGTTTTAACATATTAAGCGATGAACAATTAAACAAATTATGGTGTATGATACTGGAAGAGTCATTATTATATGAGGAAAGTGTTTCTATTGACTATGTAGATATACTAAATGAAATCAATGAAAGTGGTTTTAAATTAGCAGTTAAACTATGCAAGAATGAAATCAATAAATTTATTGACAAAATTATAGGAAATTCTAATTATAATTTTGATTCAATAATCAAACAATTAAAAGACAATTTAATTAAAACACATCTAAACAATAAAGGGATTTTAAAGCTATCTATAGCTAAAGAGTGGGAAGATGATGAAGAGACTTATTATAACTCTTTGGAAGAACTCCAAAACAATATTGATGCTGTAATCAATATCGAAAAAAATAAATATACTTGCTTTAATAATAAAAATATAAATCCTTTAGAACTTATCGCATCTGGAAGAGAACACGTTATAAAATTAATAAACAAAGATGATGAAACCGAAAAATTATTTGTTAGAATAGACCTTGCTATCAATCCAGATTATGAAATAGAAAATTATTCTTATGTATGGTTAACTGATACACCTAAAGATGCTATTATATTATTAGAAAATGATGAAGGTAGTTATTTTTGTAAAGTAACAAAATCTTAATATATAAGCACTAACTAAGAATTGTTTAATTTGTATGGATAACTTATAATTAACATATAAATTAAATAATACTTAGATTAGGAGATATTAACAAATGTTACTAAAGATTACTGAAATTTGCAAAATGAATTGTATTCATTGTAGTGGAGATTATAACGCATATGGAAAAGATATGGAAATGAATGTATTTAAGAATTGCATAGACTTCATTAAAAGATTTGAAAATGTGGCAATTATTGTAACTGGCGGAGAACCAACGCTGCATATACATTTTAAGGAAATTATAGAAGAACTTGTAAAAATTACTAAACTCCTGGTACTAACTACCAATGGAGATTTTGACGGTAATATGGCTGAGTATTTGAGCAAACTTCCCATACAAATACAAGTGACAAACGACCGTCGTTATTATCCTAAAGATGTGCCAAAATATACCTATGGAAACTTTATGTATGTTGACAAGATACATAAACTAAGCAACGAAGGAAGAGCGAAGTTAAACAATTTAACTTGTACAGACAATAAGCCGAATTGTTATAATATTAGAAGTTATTTAAAAGCTAGTTATAGTCTAAATCATGCCATGTATTGTAATGGTTTATTAGGTAAATTCTGTAAGCCATCTATTGATATACATGGCAATATTTACGTTGGAGAAAATGAAAAGTTATGCACTAAAGTTGGTCATGTTTTAGAAGACACTATTAATATATCTACTAGAATTCGAAACATGAGATGTAATAATTGTAAGTTATTTGATAAATTAACAATGGAATATAGGAGGCATGTAAATGAAGTATGACGAGTTTTTTTATACATTAGATGAATATATACTAGAAGGATTACAAGAAATAAAAAGTATTAGTTGTAACTTATTTAGTAGGTTAGTTGGTATTTCAGACATACATTTAGAATGCTTAAAAAATAATACAGATTTTGATATTACTTTATATGAAAAGCAATTCTATACTCATGATATGTCAAAGATGAGTATAACACAATATATTGGATTGTTTCATACATATACTTATGGTAAGTTATTTAAGGTATTTTATAATTTCTCATACGAATTATTGAATTTGTTAGAGAAAGATTTTAATATAAACAACTATAATGAGTTTAGAAATGAAACATTTGAAATATTTAAAACACTGCCATATAAATCATTTGGAATGAGTTGTAAAGATACAAAAGTATTTATATGCATTGATATAAGCAATAGAATATTATCAATTGCAACTGATGATTATAAAAATAAGAATATGATAATTGGAACATTTATATTGAGAAACACTATACATAAAACATTACTAAGCCACGCTGAGTTAACTGATGTAAGTGTTTATTCCGAAGAGTTTAAGAGTGCTAAACAATTACTAATTACATGTTATACTTGCATGAAATATCTTTGTTGCAGTAATAAAGATATAACTAATAAAGAAGAATATACTTCTAACTCTAAGCCTAAAATTAAAACTAAGCTTAAAAATACTATTGCAACGTGGGATGTTGGTTTTAGAGTTGCTAAATTTATAAAACAAAGTCAACTTAAAAATGAAAATATAAAATCAAATGATCCTAATACAAAAGATCAAAATCAAAATAATGAAATTGAAAACATAAAACTGACTTCAAAAAAACGAAGCCATATGAGAAAAGCACACTATCACAGTTTTTGGACTGGTAGCAAGGAAAACAAAAAACTAATATTAAAATGGCTAAGCCCAATGTTAGTTAATTTTGACATGGAAAACAATCCTATTACCGAATATAAAGTTGAAGAGTAGCAATAAATCAAAACTAAGTATACATATACAATAAATTTGTTGAATTTAAACAATCAAGATGTTATAATAATCATATGAGTTCAATTAATTTAACGATATGTATTATTTAGCGTTTTAAAGGGTGTTTAACGGTTTATTTTGATTTAAGCTATAATAGACCATAAATGAATCATAGTGGCTTAAAAGGTATTTAAATAAGTTTAAAAGGGGATATGAGCAATGAAAGAGTTAAAAGAGTTAAATATAAGATATGGATTCCAAATAGAAGAGTTTGGAATATATTATAAAATAACATCAAGATTTGATGTGTGGTTTGTCAAGAGATATGAATTTTATAATAATAGAATTCAACTCTATCATGGTAATGTATTTGGAAAGTGTAATATCCATAAACAGTTAGTTTGCCATGGATTAGAACACTTATTCTTATACATTAAATCCCATGATAGCAAGTATTTCTTAAAAGGAGGTGTTGCTTGATGTTCGCAAAAGATATTACTGTAACCTCTTGGAATTATATGGTTGAAAAATATCTATATAATTGTAGCGCTGCCAAGAGAAGTTTAACATTGAAGTTTCTAAAGCACATTAAAGATATTGATGTGCCTCTTGAAAATGTAGCACCGAAAAACATAGAGGAATTTTTAATTATGAATCAAAATAATAACGTGGGACTTTTAAGATCGGCTATTAACCAACTTTTTAAGCATTTAAAACTATCAAATGTAGATATTAATATAGATATGAATGAAATAAAAAATGAAATTAAAAAAATGAAGTCTATAAAACCAAAGAAGAAGAAAATTACTATGAATGATAGTGCTTTTACTCAAGCTGAATTAGAATTGATACTAAGCCAAATACAAGATATAACTAAAAATAGAGATAATTTAATTTTTAATATACTTTTTGATACTAAATTAAGTATAGAGGAAATTTTAAGCTTGAAGTTTGAAGATTTTGAAAATAGGACATTGAACTATAAGAATAAAAAATATATACTTAGCAATAAGACTATCGAATACTTTGATATGAATTGTTATATAAACGAAAAGTATAAAACAATTTTATTCAAGTCATTTGAAGGAAAGCCATTAAATATGATTGCATTCCTAACTAGGATTAGAAAGATTAAAGATAACTTAGGCATAAAAGGTAGTCTAGTCAAGAAGTTAAATAGATATTGCGAGAGGAATTGACTCAAATGACTATAATACAAAAAATGAAAGCAGTGCTACAACTATTTGAATTCGATAAGGATTTTGAAAGTAAATTAACTGAATTATTCAAGACTAAGTATTCGGATATTATATCTGGAAAATTAGCTAAGGATATTATTAACTTCAATTTGAACTTTATAAAAACTCATGATTTGGAATTAGTTCTAGATCATTTTAATATACAGAAATTAATTAACGAACAAGTAGTGCAAACCTTAAAATACAATTTAAGAAATTTAAATGATGCTGAGTTGGACAGCGAATTTGTATATATAATAAGCGCTTATAATCAGAGTAATATTATAGCTATACCTAATAAACTAATATCAGAAGCGCTAAACAATGAATCTAATGCTATATTATCAACATATACTCCGAGAGAGGAATATGTAATTAACAAGAATGAAATATCAAAATCAAATAATGAAATTATAAAATCAAATAATAAAATTTCAAAATCAAAATTAAAAAATAAAACTTTTGAATCAAAAAGAGGAAGAAAGAAGGTAAATATAGAAGTTGATTATGAAATTTTAAATACAAAAAACTCAATGGAAGAGTTTGAAAAATATAACATGGATGGAGTCGAAATAGCTTCAATGAAAGCTAGAGATGTCTATTCAGAGTATTTAAAATTTTGTAAATTAAATAAAATGTTTCCTCAAAACATATTAATTTTTGGTAAATACTTTACTAAAATATATGATGTAAAACAAGGAACTGATGGAACATATTATTTGAATGTTCAACTCAAAAAATAAATATGAATATAATGAAACAGTATGAAAACTATAATGGCAGAAAGAATAATAGATTAGACTACTTTGTAAGTAGTTTTGATAAGTTTGTTAGTGAAAATAAAAATACAGATATGAAAGAAGTAGACTTTAGTTCATTTTTAAAAGAAACTACATCTAATAGAACCTTGATGAATAATATTAGCGATGCGAATTTCTTTTTAGAATATATTGGACTCAGTAAAATGAATACAAAAGAGATTGATAAAGACAAATTAATAAAAACTGACTGTTCTGGAATACTTCATATAGATCAATATAAACTGTTATTAAAGCAACTTACAGTTCATGATGATTTTGGAAAAAGGGTTAATAATAGAGATAGAGTATTGGTTCAAATGGCTTGGTGGGGATTTAAGACTATGGAAATTGCTGAAATAAAACGGTATGATATAGAATTCGTAAGATCAAATATGACTAAAATAAAGCTTCCAAATGGAGTTATAAGAACTATAACAGATGAGAGCTTTAGAGAAGATTTAGAATTATATCTACAAGATAGGCATATATTACAATTCCATAAAAATCCAACTGTTGAAGTTCCGTTATTAATAACGGATAATTTGATTGCAAAAGTTGACAATGCATTAAGTAGAAATGGATGTGATTCTGTTAATGTATTAACGAATATTCTTAAAAATGCTCTATATAATAATTATGTAGAGATTGATGGAATAAACTTAGTATCTCTAAATAACCAAAGTATATTTAAAAGTAGAATAGTGTATTTATTATCACTTGGTTATACTGGAGCAGATATTCAAAAAATCCTTAGTATCAAAAGTCAAGGATTTATCTGGCTGAAAAGATTAGTTCCTTTGATATATAAAAATAGAAAATAATTGAATATATAAGAGTAGCTTAATACTACTCTTTTTTTTATGTTTGTGATATAGTTAAGTAATATATTTTACACAATTTATATAAATGAGGTGTTTTATGAATTTTCAAATACAAGATATTGAAAAATACACTATATTAAAAAGCTTCATAATAACTATATCTAATCTAAATACTGATGGAGGAGCTTGTCTAGAATCTAATATATTAGATAATCAATTCAAATGCTGCTTTAATGATAACTTGCAAACTATTAATATTTGTGAGGGTGCTAATTTATTTGCAATTAAAAACATTTTTGATTACATTTCATCATTAGGATATGAAAACTTAAGCTTTAACCCTTCTAAAATCAGTCATTATAATTCCAATTTATTGAAGTTAAATAAAGATTGTATGCTACTTAATAATCGCAAAATATTCAACTTAATTCTTGACAAGGTTAGATTAAACTAATATAATTGTATTGAACTCAATTAGTTTTACATATAGTAGATACGAACAGCAAACAAAATTAAAAGATTTTGGATCTTAAAGTGTATCTAGAAACCAAATGGAATGACATTGGTGTAGTGCGAATGGATTTTTTTGTGTCTTGTAGTAGTCACATACAGCAATCAATACAGAAGAATTAATAGTTCGATTCTATTACGCACTATCTTGTTAGGCAATAATAATTATTCACCTATAACATACACATATATAAGCTTAGAGTAATCTAGGCTTATAATTTCAGAATGGAGTTGATTAAATGTTGAACTCTTTAGAAAGTCTTACAAATTCAGAAATAACTAAAACTCAAAATGGTGCAAATGCTTATTCTACAACTGATAATAGTATTGTAGATTTCTTTTTTAGTGCTTCAAGTATGCGAAAAATGAATAAAGATGAAATCATATATCTATTTGCTAAGGCATTAGAATGCGATCCACTTATTGCAATCAAAGTTTTATTTTATGTAAGGGATATTAGGGAAGGCTTAGGAGAGCGAAGAATATTTAAAATTTTGATAAATTATTTAATAACTTTTAAACCTCAGTACATAGTAAACAACTTAAAACACATTCCAGAGTATGGAAGATGGGACGATTTGACATGTCTATTAACTTGTATGAATGTAGATATAGTTAAAGATGTTGTGAAGATAATCGATACTCAATTAATCAAAGATGTTCAATCTAAAAATCCAAGCTTATTAGCTAAATGGATGCCAACAGAAAATTGTAGTAATAAAGAACGAATTAAATTAGCTCGAATTCTAATGAATAAATTAGGATTATCTAATATAGTTTATAGAAAAATAATAACTAATATTAGAAAGAAGCTTGATTTAATTGAAACCAAACTTACTAAAAAAGACTATACTTCTATAGACTATAATACAATACCTTCAATTGCTAATAAAAAGTACCATAAAGCCTTTAAACGTAATGATACTATAAAGTACGAGCAACACTTAGAGAATGTCTTAAATGGCAAGGAAAACGCTAAGGTGAATGCATCTGTATTGTATCCGTATCAAATTGTATCTGAGATACTTAAAAGATTAGATTTCTGTAGACCATTTGATGAACAATTCAAAGTTTATTCTCAAGTAATGTGGAATAACCTTAAAGATATTCAAATTGATGAAGAATTAAATACTCTTTGTGTAGTAGATACATCTGGGTCAATGACTAGTGATAACGCTGTTCCTTTGTCAAGTGCGATAGCCTTGGCTTTATTATTCTCAAGTAAATTTAATGGAGTATTTAAAGACTGTTTCATTACTTTTTCTAATAAACCAAGATTTGTTAAAATACCAACAGAATTAGATATTGTTGGTAAAGTTCAATATATTATGAAATATGAAGAAGTTGCTAATACTAATATTGAAGCTACTTTTGATTTATTATTAAAGACTGCTATAGAAAATAAATTAAAACAATCAGATATGCCAAATAAAATAATAATAATATCTGATATGGAATTTGATAACGCTACAGAAGATAAAGCTACTGATGCTTTGTTTTTAATAATTAAAAATGAGTGGAAATATTATGGATATGAGCTACCTTATATCACGTTTTGGAATGTATCAACTGAAACTGATAAAACCCATTATCCAGTAAAAGAATCTGAATATGTCCAATTCGTTAGCGGACACTCTCAAAATATATTCAAATCAATTGCAACTAATAAGTTTCAAACACCAATGGAAACTATTCTTGAAATTATAAATTCTGATAGATATTCAAATATAACAATTTAATAAGAGTTTTTTTTACACTCAAGTTTTAGAATATAAATCTACCTATACCATTTACGAAAGGAAAATTTAAAATGAATAAAGATGAATTACAACAATGTAAGAATTATTTTTCTATAGCTGGAATAGTTAAAGGATTAGAAAATCCATCTAAAAATCAAGGCTTCGAGATAGGAACAATCAAAAATGGGTTGTCTAAAGGTAAGCAATACAAGTCTATTAAATTCAAAGTACAAACATCTCCAGAAAATACTATACCTGTAGAATGCTTTGGAATGGAACTTGACAACGCTTATTTCTATTCTAAAACATTAAAAAAGACTATTAAAGCGCCTTGGGACAAACGAAATTCACTATCCAAAGAAGGCTATTTATTAATTAAACCTTCATTTGATTTGGTTCAAGAATTACACGATGAACTAAGAGATGGAGAATCAGTTACTATAACTGGAGAAATAGACTATCAAGAATATAAAGTTAATGATGAGGTTAAGAAGAACACTAAATTTATAATTAAATCTGTTAAAAAAGCTACTCATGAAATAGACTTTGAACATCCAGAATTCAAAGAAAAGAATAAGTTTAATCAAGATTTAGTTGTTGATGATATTTCTGTAGATGGAGACTCTATATTCATCAATGGATTAATTATAGACTTCAAAAAAGAGATTAAAACAGCTTGTTTTGAAGTTGATACAAAAAAAGTTCATAAACTATTTACTAAGAAAGTTATGTCATTAAAATTTGGTGATTTTATGAGGGTTAATGGCATTATTAACTATAAAGTTATCCAAGAAGAAGTTGATGGCGAATGGGGTACTATATTTATTAATGACTATAAAAAATCTCTAGAAGTATTATCTGTAGATGAAAAGTCATTTGAGCAAGGAAAGTATAAACAAGCAGACTTATATGGAGAAGATGAATCCGATGAGTTTGAAGAACAATTTGACGATAATGAGTTACCATTCTTAATTGATTAGGAGTTGATATTTTTGAGTCTTAAAAACTTAAAACCAAATGTAACTAAGGTTCTTCTAGAGTCTTATATTCATACCATTCTTGGAGTTCGTAAAACAGGCAAGACTACATTATTTTATGAGCTTTTATTAGAAAAGTATAATGATTTAGGTAAAGGATTATTAATACCATTAGAGCGTGGATATAATGCTTTAGATGGACTAATGACTACTGACGACTTAAAAGTAATTAATACTTGGAGTGATTTTAATTATATTGTAGACTTATTAGTTGCTGAAAAACAAGATTTAGATTACAAAATAGTTTGCATTGATACTATTGATATGATGGTAGAATTAGCTGAGAAAGAGGCTATTAGATTTTACAATATGAAAGTAGAACCTTCTAAGCGTGCTAGAACCATTAATGAAGCTGGTGGAGGTTATGGACGTGGTAAAGCTTATGCCAAGATCATTATTAGAGATGCGCTAAATAAGATATCTAAAGCTGGTTATGGAATATTCTTAATTGGACATTCAAAAGATAAGACTGTAAAAGAGAAAGATGGAACTGAATATAATTTTCTTAGTTGCAATTTAACGAGTGACTATACAGATATACTTCTTGATGCTTCTGATATAATTACCTTTTTGACTGTTGAAAAGGAAATTGAGGATAATAGGATTACTCAGCAGAAAGTATATATGAACTTTAGATCAGACTCTATAGACTGTGGTGGCAGATTTAAACATTTGCCAGGAAAAATAGAATATTCAGCTAGAAATTATATAGAAACATTTGAAGAGGCTGTTAGATATCAACTCAGAAATAGAATGAAACATTCCGAATCTGATATTAAAGAGTTATCTGAAAATGAAGAGGATATTCTTAAAAAACAATCTACTGAAAATATATCCAAAATGGTAGAGTTGCCTAAGATCAAAGAGAGCATTAAAGATGAAATGAGAAATAAAATAAATAATAAAAATGTCAAACCTAAACAACTTAAGGATTTAATGTTAAAATATAATATAAATATTGTTGACGAACTAGAAGATTTACAAATGGCTACAGATTTATTTAAAGAGGTTTCTAATCTCTGATGTCTAAATCAAGAGTATTCTTGATTATTTGTAGTTATATATTAATGGTAATATGCACCATGGAAGTTACTAACGAGCAATACTTAAAATTAAATCTTAAGCCAAATTCGTCAACTATAACATCAAATCAAGTAGTAGTCATAACCACTCCGCAAGTTAACATTCCAACTACTATTAGTTGTACTAATGTTATAACTAATACTGTTGTAACTTGTACGGACGTCATAACAACTACTAAGATAGTTACTATAAAGCCTTATATAAGTACTAGTAAACCAGTGTATACTAAGAAGCCGACTTATAATAATCAATATGCTGTAAAATCTACACCTACTAAAAGTTCTAGAAGTTATTCTAATGAAAATTCTATGACCTTCAAAGTGACTGCTTATGATTTATCGGAAGAAAGTTGTGGTAAATCTAGTGGCGAATACTGGTATGGTAAAACATCCAGTGGTTATGACTTGCGAGGAAAATCTCGAACTCAAGCCATGACTATTGCAAGCGATACTTCAATCCTTCCAATGGGTACGAGAGTATATATTAATTTTATAAGTGATAACTTTAAGAAATACAATGGAACATATACAGTAAGAGATACAGGTGGAGCTATACATGGGTATATATTAGACTTATATTTGGGTGTAAATTGTTATAATGAAATGGATAATTTTGGTGTTCAGAAAGCTAATGTAACTATACAGAATTAAATAATTAGAGGTTTAGAAAATATTCTAGACCTCTTTTAATTATAGGTGGTAATATGAAAAATTATAAATGTAAAAGTTGTAAAGAAATAATTGATAATAATCTAATTAAAATTGATGGTAAACCAAATAAGTACTATCATCAAGATTGCTATACAGAACTTGAATATTATAAGAAACTTAAAGATTTGATATTTGTTGAGTTCTTTCAATATACTTATCCAACGGTCATAACAAAGAATTTAACTGAGCTTAACAGAACTATAAAATATGAATACTTATATAAATACTTAAATGGTAATTTGAAAGTTATACAAAACAAAATAAATCAAATGGAGTTTGTTTCGGCTATTCAAAGATGGAATTATATATTAGCTATTTTGAGAAATAATATTGAGCATTTTATCAAAACTTATATCAAATTAAGTTCTGAAAAAAGCAAAGACTTAAATATAATAGAAGCTTCAAATAGAAATATAAATAATAATTCTGCTAACTTTGATATACTGGACTAGTGAAAAATATGATACAAGATATTTCAGCAGAAAGTATAGTAATTGGAATGTTGTATAGAAAACCAGAACTTATTCAAGAATATCTAGAATTAATAGATGGAAAAAATGACTTCTCAGACGATTCAATATTATTCTTGTATAAAGTACTTATAGATACTTTTTATAGCAATAACAATATAAATGAAACCTCAATTAATATAACCATTTCTAAATATTCTCAATCTGAGAAAAATAAATTCAAGAAACTAGGTGGAAATAAATGTTTTGAAAGACTTGCTTCAATATCCGAAGTAAGTAATGATTTTAAGTATTATTATAACAAGTTGAAATCTTATAATGTAATGAGATACTTAGACTCTAAAGGATTCCCAGTACAAAGAGATGTTGATAAAATAAAAGATTTAGATTCTGATGGTATTATAAAAGTATATGAAAGCCAACTCCTTAAAGTAGGCAGTCATATTAAACAAATAAATGACTCTAACATGCTTGGTAAAGGTATACTCAAATCATATCATAACCTTAAAACTAATCCGAATTTAGGCATACAATTACCTTACAGACTTATTGATAGTATTTGCAGAGGTTGGGGAAAGTCATGTCTATTTGCAAGCGCAATGCATAGTGGATTTGGAAAATCTAGAATGATAGTTGATATGATATCTTTTATAGGAATACACAATAAAGTACCAATATTATTAATAATCAATGAGCAAGAGCAATCTGAAATTGAGTTAATGTTACTTACTTGTATTGCTAATAAGATTGGGGCGAAATATGGAATAGAGATCAATGAAACGGAGATTGCTTTAGGTCAAGTAGATGCTGTCAAAGAAAGTGTTATTGTTGAAGCTTCTGAATATATTGAAAAGAATACTCAAATTAGAATAATGGAAATTAAAGATTGGTCTTATGATAATTTGAAGATAATACTTAAGAAGCATAAATTGCGTGGAGTTGATTATGTTGTAATAGATACCTTCAAGCCAATGCGTGGCATTAGTAATAATAATTCTCCAGACTGGTTAAACTTTGCAACTACAGCCGAGAAGTTGAAAGAACTAATCGGATCAGAAGCTAAAGGTGGATTGAACATGGGATTATGGTTTACAATGCAACTTACAGATGAAAGTTTATTAACCAAAGTTCTAGGATCATCATCTATAGCAAATGCTAAGCAAATTAAGCACTACCTTGACTTTTTAATGATGAGCAGAGCATTAGATGATTTTGACATGGAAAAAATTAGACTTAAGATTAATAATCCTAAAAGTAGTTTACATGGTAAAATAACTAAATTAAATTCAGATTATAAACACTATTTAACATTTATAGACAAGAATAGGCGTGGCATTGACAAACAAAATTTAATATTCCAAGTGGATAAAGGATTGATGAGATTTAATGAATTAGGATTTGCAGTATTTTGATTTGGGAGGATATGTATATGTTAGCTGATGAGTTGAAATCAAGATTAAATGAGGATTTTGTATTTGATATTTTAAGTGAATTAGGATGTAAAAATATTAGAAAAATGAAGAATAAAAATACTGAGTATTTTGTATGTGCTAATCCAGATGGTGATAATACCAATGCTATCAATGTATATTTGGATAGCTACTATACTAGAAACTATACTAGACCAGAATTCGAGAGCAGAAATATAAAAGATATAATATCATTAGTTGAGTATTTTGAAGATATAAGCCATTTTAAAGCAATAAACAAGATATGTAAAATATGTAGCTTTAATTACTATGATAATGAAATAAGTCTAGGCTTATTGAATTGGATCAAATCAATTGAGACTGGAGATGCTAAAAAAGAAGATAGTATAAATCCGATACCAAATGATATACTTAAACAATTTCACGCTAAGCCTATAAAGAAATGGTTTCTAGAAGGCTTAAAAAAAGAGTCTCAAAACTTATTCGAGATTGGATTTGACATTGATAGTGAGCGAATAACAATACCCATAAGAGATGAGATTGGAAATCTAGTAGGTGTTAAAGGTAGGCTATTAAAAGATAGTAAGATTAAAGATGATAAATATCTATATTTATACACATGTCCAAAAGATTTAATATTATTTGGATTACATCAAAACTATAACCATATAAAAAAAGCAAATGAAGTTATAGTTGTAGAAGCTGAAAAAAGTGTTATTAAGCTTAATTCTTTAGGATTTAAAAATGCTATTGCTGTAGGTAGTAAGCATATATCGGAATCACAAATAAACAAGCTTTTAAGACTAGGAGTTCCAATAACGATAGCTTTTGATAAAGATGTAACTTTAAAAGAACTAAAAAGAATTGCTGAGAATTTTAAGTTTCCAGTTAAAACAATTGATATCAATATTATATATGATGAAATGGATTTTTTAAAAGAGAAAGAATGTCCAATGGATAATACTAATAACTGGAATTTATTATATAATAATTTTAAAATATCAGCTTAAAGTATTGACAACGATTAGATTGTATACTATTATTTATTTAAAGATATTAATTTTTTTGTAAATTTTGTTCTACATGTAGGGTGTGGAAACACACTCTAATATATATTCAGAAAGGAATTAACTATGCTTACTGAATTAGATATAGAAACATTAAATTTATGTTTAAGCACTGCTAAAGTTAAACTTAATAAAGAAATCAAGTCTAAAGAAGAATTTAATCTAGAGAATGGTGGATTATGTAGTATATACCACTTAGGAAAACAAGCCAATACAATAAGAATTGATATAAAACTTGAAAAATAACAAACTAATTAATGAGTTACTATCATTAAGAAATATTAAAGATACCGAAAGATTTATGAATCCATCATCAAAGGATTTAATTGAATTTGAGTGTCTTAAAAATATTTCAGATGCTAGAGATTTATTACTTAAGACTATCAAGTCAAATAAGCAAATTGCTATCTACTATGATGTAGATTGCGATGGTATATGTTCTGGAACTATAATGTATAGATATTTACAAGACTTAGGAGTCGAGAATATCAAATACTTTATAAACACTGGAAAGAAGCATGGAATATCTGATAGAGATATTACAGAGTTTAATGGAATAGATTTGTTGATTATTGTAGACTCAATTGATACAAATTATAAATTCTATAACCAATTAAAATCTAATGGTACTGATATAATAATATTAGACCATCATGACTTTGATACATATCCTAAGAGCGCAATTCTAGTATCATCTTCTAAAAATTATCCCAATAAACATTTATCTGGTTCTGGTGTAGTATTTAAGTTCTGTGCATATATTGATGAGCTAAACCAAACAGGATATTCATATAAGTATTTAGATTTAGCAGCGTGTGGCATTCTTGCAGACGTTTGTGAGGTATCTGAGGCTTCATTTGAGAATAGGTACATTGTATACCTTGGATTGAAAAACATGTCTAATTTAGCCATTAAATCGATTGTAGGGACATATTCATTTAACTCTACATCTGTACTATGGAGTATTGCTCCATTAATCAACTCAGCTAATAGAACAAGTAATAATGAAATAGTATTAAAGCTATTTTTGTTAGATGATCCGAAACTAATTAGGAATATAATCAAGCAACTAAAAGAAATTAAAAAACATCAAGATAAATTAGTAAGTGATAGTTATACAAGAATAAATCAGAATATATCAACTACAAGCAATGTAATACTATCTGTAACTGAGAATAAAGAGTTTTCTGGACTTATAGCAACTAAATTATCAAATCAACATAAGAAGCCTTGTATCATACTATATACTGATGATTGTGAGGACTTTAAAGGCAGTATAAGAGGTTATGGAACTAAAGACTTCAAAGAGTCAATCAACAAAACAAACCTTGCTAAATGCTATGGACATGGCAACGCTGCTGGAATAGAGATAAATAAGAATAACATTTCTAAATTAATGAACGAACTAAACCAAATGAATATACAAGATGATAACCATATTGAATCAAACTGGGACTTAGAAATCGATATATTAGATATAAAAGATAATTTAATAAATAAAATTGAAACTATTAATTTTATAAATGGAAATGGATTTAAGCCTATTAAAATAAAAGTAACTATAGAAGTTGAAAGATTATACTTGTTAAAAGAATCTCACACTAGAATAAATACTTTGAATATAGACTTTTTTTTATGGAATAATATCCAACTATTCAATGAGTTAACATGTGATGATTTTGAGTACGCACAAGTAACTTTAATTGGAGAGCTTTGTTTTGGTAACTTTAGAGGAATAAAGACTAAGCAATGTATAATTGATAGCTATTCAGATGTTATTAAATATCCTTTGTTTCTAAGGGAATGAGGAAATATGGAAATCAGTAAATGGTTAGAAACACAGCTTCAAAGAGATATTTGGAGCAAAAAATATAGAAATGGCGATGAAACTTTTGACCAATGGTTAGATAGAGTTTCAAATTCTAATCCTAAAATAAAAGATTTAATTGTAAATAAGCAATTCTTGCCAGCTGGAAGAATACTAGCTAACAAAGGATTACAAGACATAGGAAAGAAAATAACATACTCTAATTGTTTTGTTAAAAATCAAATGGTTACAACTCAAAGAGGATTAATACCGATTCAAAAAGTAATTATTGGTGATTATGTTTTGTGTGATGATAATACATGGTCAGAAGTAGTTAACTTGTCTAATAGACTATATGAGGGTGACCTGTATAGAATCAAGACTAAATATAATTTCAAAGATTTAATTTGTACTCCAAATCATCAAGTTATGACTAGAGATGGATGGAAAAGAGTAGATAGATTGATTCATAAAAATAGAGGTTTAGAGTTCCATGATGAGATTAAAATAACTAAAGTTGATGGAATTAATAATCAAGAAAGAGTATTAGATTTATCTCAATTTATTTTAAGTGATGATAAATACAATGTTGAAGTACTAGACTATACTTTAGTTATAAGTAGAATAAACTCAAGATCAAAAAGAGTTTATAAATCAGATAGATATATTACTCTAGACTCAGATTTATATTACTTAATTGGTAGATTTATTGGGGATGGATGGCTTAATTATAGTGAAGATGATGCTAGTTATATTTTTGGAATTGTATTCAACTCACTTAATGAAATGCATTCATATGAGAAATGTAAAGAAATTATAGAGTCTAAATTTGAATGCGAAACAAGTTGCTATGAACCAAAAGACTCACATTCTATAGTACTTAATACTAAAAGCATTGTTGGATTTAAATTACTAGAAGTTTTAGTTGGTAGATATTCTACACATAAATCTATACCAGAAATTATGATTGGTAATTTAGATGTTGTGTTAGGAATACTTGATTCTGATGGTGGAATAGATAAGAATGGAGTAATAAGAATAGGACTCAAAAATGCTTATTTAATAGAGCAGATCAGAGAGACATTGCTATTAAATAATATTATAAGTTCTGAATCAAAAGTTGTAAGTAATGGTATTAAAATTAATAAATCTAAGACTTTTAAATCGCAAACATTTGTTAATAAAAAAATGAATAGAAAATTGATGCCTTTACTATCTAAATGCTATACAGACTTGAGATTGAATAAAGTACATGATAAAATAATTGATTACAATGAAGTTATAGACATTATCATAGAAGAATCTATGGAAGTATTTGTATATAATTTAGAAGTTAAGAATATACATAGTTATACAGTAAACGGACTAATGGTTAAGAATTGTTATGTTTTGCCACCTCCACAAGATAATATTGAAAGTATATTTAATACTGGAAAAGAGCTTGCGAGAACGTTTTCATATGGTGGTGGAGTTGGATTATCTCTTAGGGATATATCTCCAAAAGGTATGAGGCTTAATAATGCAGCGAAAGAAACTACAGGAACTATAAGTTTTATGCAATTGTATTCTGATGTTACAGAAGCTATAAGTCAACAAGGTAGAAGGGGCGCTTTGATGCTATCAATGCCAATTTCTCATCCAGATATAATAGACTTCATCAACATTAAAACAGACCTTACAAAAGTTACAAAAGCTAATATTTCTATTGAAATTACAGATGAATTTATGATTGCTGTAAGAGAAGATCAAGATTACACAATGAAATTTACTAGAACTGAAACAGGAGAAACTATATCAAATACTATTAATGCTAGAGAATTATTTAAAATTATAGCTAAAAATAATTGGGATTATGCCGAACCAGGTATTTTATTTTGGAACAACATTCAAAAATGGAATTTACTATCCGAAGATGATAACTTTGAATATGCTGGCGTAAATCCATGCATTCCTTTAGGTCAGTATATTCTAACACCAACTGGTTATAAGAAAATACAAGATGTCGATGGTAAAATAAGCTTATGTGGCAGACATTTTGAATGCTCTGAATTAATACCAAGTGGATATAAAAATGTAGTAGAAATAAGAACTGAATGTGGAAATATAATTAGGGTATCTGAGAACCATAAGATATTAACTAAAAATGGAGATAAATTTGCTAGTACATTGACAGATAAAGATGAGCTTGCTATGGATTTTAAACCTATTCATAATTTTGTTATAAATAACTATGATGAGTATGAAAAAGGTATTGTTGTTGGTTGGTTTATTAGACATTGTGTAATTTATTATGATTCATATATATTAACAATTCGACCAAGGCACAAGCAATTTAAAGATGAGTTAATCAAGTATTTAAGTAAATATTTCACTAATTTAGAAATATATCAAAAGAATAATAAAACGAATATATCTCTCAAGAATTGTCCAGAACTAAGTGCTTTCATAGAAAATGTTTTATACAATCAAGACTTGCATAATGTAGATATTTTAAATAGAAGTAAGGACTTCAAAATAGGTATTATTAAAGTTTTTATAACTAGTGGAAGATTTGATACTAAGAATAGAAAAATGTTTAGATCATTATCTATAAAAGATGATTATAGACAATTGCAATTACTGCTTGCTGAATTTGGAATTCTAACTAGTAGGTATGGAAACCACTGGAAAAGGATTAGTTTTCTAGAAAATGGACTTCATTTTATTGGAGCATTGACTAGTTCAGTTAATTTCGAAATTAAAACTATGCAAAGATCAATTGATTTTAAGACTAAAAAAAGCTATCAAAAAGTAGATTATGTAAAGCCATTAGGAGTAATGCCAGTATATGATATTAACGTTCCTAAGACTGGTAGATTTAATCTAAACTCTATAGTAGTTCATAACTGTGCAGAAGAACCATTGCCAGCCTATGGAAGTTGTAATTTAGGTAGCATAAACTTATCAGAATTTGTTGCAAACGAATTCACATTAAAAGCTAAATTTGATTATTATAGATTTAATTCTGCTGTAAAAGAATCTGTTATATATCTAAATGAGATACTTGATGAGGGACAGTTATTACATCCATTAAAGCCACAACAAGAGGTTATAACAGACTGGAGACAAATAGGTCTAGGAATATTTGGACTAGCTGATATGCTTATTAAAATGCAAATTAGATATGGTTCGGATGAATCAATTGATGTTTGTAGGAATATAGCTCATGCAATGGTTAATAAAGCTGTTGAGACTTCTGCTTTACTTGCTAAGGATCAGGGAACTTATAAAATGTACAATAAAGAAGCTATTTTAAAAAGTGAATTCTTAAAATATAATTGCTCAAATGAAACTATTGACTTAGTAAGACAATATGGACTTAGAAACTCTCAGTTATTAACTATAGCGCCAACAGGATCACTCTCAACTTTATTTGGAGTTAGTGGTGGTATTGAACCTATTTTTGAAACTCATTATACAAGGAAGACAGAATCATTACATGGTGAAGATGTATACTATGACGTGTTTACGCCAATTGTTGATAAGTATATGAAACTTAAAAATATAACAAAAGAAGAGTTGCCAGACTTTTTTGTAACTTCTATGAATTTAGATTACAAAGAGAGAATTAAAATGCAAGCTGTTTGGCAAAGATCAATTGATGCTAGTATTAGTTCTACTGTTAACTTAAACGAAGATGCAACAATAGAAGATGTTGAAGAGTTATATATGTTAGCATGGGAACATAGTTTAAAGGGTATTACAGTGTTTAGGAACAATTGTAAAAGATTAGGCATACTAACTACTCCAATGAAGAAAGAACCTGTTGTAGAGCCTGCAAATGTTGTTGAGAGCGTAACATATGCAAACAATTCACAAGTTCATTATATAGATTCTAATGGAAAATCTATTGAAATAAAAGTTGATACTAAACAACAAGAATTAGAAGTTCCAACAGGTTTACTATATACAAAATATAAGCTTAGAACAGGATGTGGAAATCTCTATTTATTTGTTGGAGCGGACTACAAAAATAAGAAAATTTACGATATTTTCGTAAATACTGATGGAACTAGTGGCTGTATGGTTAATACTATATCAAATGCTAGGTTAATTTCGAAATTATTAAGATTAGGATGTCCTCTAGAAGATATTGTAAAACAATTAAATAGCTCTGGAACTTGTAATAGTTATACTAATTCTAGAACTAAACAACTTGCGTACAATGAAATGTTGAAAAAAGATATCAGTGATAATTTGAAGAAAGAATTGGAAAATAAAATAGGCGTTCCAATTTCAAAAGGTAAATCCTGCTCAAGTGCTATTGCCAACATTCTTATTGATATTAACAATAAGTTTATATCAAAAAATAATGAGGCTGCTGCTACTGATCCATTAGTAGTTAACCTACCTTATTTTCCAGTTACAAATAATGTAATTATTAAACCTTTAAGTTATGAAAATATTGAATGTAAACACGAAAACATGAGATTTCAAGAAGGTTGTAATGTCTGCCCAGATTGTGGATATTCAAAATGTGATTAAAGATGAGTTTAATAATTAACATTAGTACTTATTTAGAAGTTGAAATGAGTAAAATAATTGACATTTATGCTTAATTTATATCAAAAAATAAGCACGAAAGTAAAGGAATTAATATGAATATTAAAGTTGAAATTTGTACTGAAGGAGTATCACTTCCGTTTTATGCAAATGAAGGCGATGCAGGAATGGACATTAGAAGTGCTGTTGATATGATAATTGCACCACAACAAACTGTTGTTATACCAACAGGATTAAAGATGGCAATACCTAAAGGGTATGAACTCCAAGTACGTGCTAGAAGTGGTTTAAGCCTTAATACACCACTTAGAATTTCAAATGGTATCGGTACTATAGATAGTGGTTTTAGAGATGAAATTGGTATTATAGTGACTAATACGTCAATGAAAACTGATAATGACCAATATACTATACAAGAAGCATTCTACACTGATTCTAAAGGAAATAACCATGGTTCTTATATAATTAGAAAAGGTGATAGAATTGCTCAAATTGTACTCAATCAAATTCCCACAATTGAATTTGAATTAGTTGAAGACGTTAAAAACTTTGGAATAGATAGAAATGGTGGATTGGGTAGTACTGGTACTAAATAAGACTAGAGTGGATATTATTCCACTCTTTACAAAGGAGAGTTTATTATGTTTCTAACTGAAAATAAAGTAAGTTTAATAAACGAAAATCTAATTAATGAACCTAATATATTAAAAACAATAGAAAAATGTACAAGACTTTGTTATGATTCTGGACATCTTACAACTCAAGATTCATATAAAAAAATAACTAAAAGTATTATAGATCACAATCATTTAGCAATGTTAGAGCATTATAGTTTATCATTCGAAATAACTTGTAGTCGTGGTTGTAGCATGGAGATTATAAGACATAGAATGGCAAGCTACGCTCAAAAATCCACAAGATACATTAATTCAACTAAAAGAAATTTTAATATCATTAATCCATACTGGACAAAACTAGAACTCGGAGAATATATTTATATCCAAGCTCCAAACATGTTTCAAACAGATGAGATTGCTATTATTAAAAATGGCGAACAAAATATAGTTACTCATGCATTTAATGAGCTTGACTGGAATTTGCCACACAATCAATTTTTAAGAATGTGCTTAATGTCAGAGAAATTTTACTTTGAAACTATGACAATGAATAATTCACCTCAAGATTGTAAGTGCTTTATATTAGATTGTTTTGAAACTACTATAGTAATGACTGCTAATATCCGAGAATGGATTCATTTTATTAATTTAAGATATTATGAAACTACTGGAAAAGTATATCCAGAAATGAAAAAAGTAGCTGAAATGATATTAGATATTCTAAGCATAAAATTACCATTTGTATTTAAAAGAGGTGAATAATTATGAATTACTTATATTGTATAATTGGAAAGTCTGGAGTGGGTAAAACTACTGTTGCTACTGCATTACAACAAGAATATGGGTTGAAGTCAATTGATTCTTATACAACTAGACCTCGCAGATCAGAGAATGAAGTTGGTCATATATTTGTTAGCAATAAAGAATTCGAAGTTATAAATCAAGATTTAGTTGCATATACATTTTTTGATAATAATCATTATGGAGTTACCTTAGATCAAATAGAAGAATCGGATATATATGTTGTTGATTGGGTTGGATATCAAGATTTACTCAAAAACTATGAGGGTAATAAAATTATAAAATCAGTGTATTTAGATGCAAAAGAATCAGTATTGTTAAGTAGAATGTTGAGACGAGAAAATGATTATCTTAAAGCTCAAACAAGAATTCATCATGATAAAATGAAATTCAACAAGATTAAAAAGAAGTGTGATTATTGTATTGAGAATACTTTGTTAAATAAAACTATACAAGAATTCAAGCGCATTATGGACTACAACAATTCTTTGAAAGGCTAATGCTATGAGATATAATAACTACCATAAGCATACACACGAGTCAAATATTAAAACTTTAGATTGTGTAGTCAAACCAATTGACTATATTAAACATAGCCTTAATTTAGGTCATACAAGCTATTCTAGCGTTGAACATGGTTGGACTGGTAAATACATGTTAAATTATGATTTATGTGTAGAAAATGGATTAAAATTGATATATGGAGTAGAAGCATACATTGTATTAGATAGATTCCAAAAAGATAAGTCTAATGCACATATAATTATTATAGCCTTAAATAGATTTGGATTTAAGCAATTAAATTTAATGCTGTCAGAAGCAAATAAGACTGGTCTATACTATAAAACTAGAATAGACTTGGAATTATTACTTAAACTTAATCCAGATGATTTTATAGTCACTACAGCTTGCTTGGGTGGAATAGCAAATGCTAAATATAATCTAGACTTTATTGATCCAATCCATAATCATTTCGGGAACCATTTCTATTTAGAGATTCAAAATCATATATCAAATGAGCAAGCAGAATTAAATACTAGACTCCATAAGCTATCAATTGATAGGAATATAGAGCTAATACATGCAAATGATAGTCATTATATATTAGGATCAGATAGTAAGTATAGAGATTTATTATTGAAAGGCAAAGGCATAAATTACGCTGTAGAAGATGGATTTAAGCTTGATTATCCAGATTATGATGTTATATTAGATAGATATAATAAACAAGGTGTATTAGCCTCTAAAACGGTAATTAAAGCTATACAAAATACATTGATATTTGATAACTGTGAAGATTTGAAATTTAATAAAGAAATTAAGATGCCAGCTTTCAAATGCAATGATACTACAAAAGAACTCAAAAAGATATTGAACAAAAAATATAAACAATCTGATGATAGAGATGTTTCTAGGAATAAAGAATATATAAAGTGTATTAAAGATGAACTTGATATAATAGTTAATACAAATATGCAAGATTATTTTTTGTATAACGAAAAGATAATTAGAGTTTCAAAAGAAGATTATAACTTAGTTCTAACTAGAACAGGAAGAGGGTCGTGCGTAAGTTTTTATTTAAATAAACTATTAGGATTCACAGAGATTGATAGACTTGTAAGCCCTATAACTCTATATCCTACAAGATTTATGTCAATTGAAAGAATATTATCTACTAAGAGTTTACCAGACATAGACTTTAATTGTGCCAATGTAGAACCAGTTGTAAAAGCTTCTAAACAAATTCTTGGCGAGAATGGTATTTATCAGATGATTGCTTTTGGTACTATGCAGAAGTCAGAAGCATTTCGAAACATGTGTAGAGCATTAGATTTAGATATAGAATTATATAATGAAGTTGCAAAAGACTTAGATCAATATTCAGAACATCCAGATTGGAAAGATATAATTGAATCATCAAAAGTATTTATTGGTACTATAGACAAGATATCTCCAGCGCCATGTTCTTATCTAATGATGGATAAGGATATATCAGAAGAGATTGGATTAATCAGAGTAAATAATCTTATTTGTTGTGCAATGGATGGAATGACCGCAGAAGTATTTAAATACCTCAAGAACGACTTCTTAGTAGTAAAAGTATGGGATATAATATCTAAAACTTTTGAGGCTATAAACAAGCCTATACCCAATATCAAGCAACTAGAAGAATTACTTGATAATAAAGTTTGGGATTTATACGAAAATGGTCTTACAGCTACACTAAACCAAGTTGAGACACAGTTATCAACAGGATTAGTCAAACAATATAAGCCTAAAAGTGTAGCAGAACTTTCAGCATTTGTTGCTTCTATTAGACCAGGATTCGCAAGTCTAGTGAATAAATTTATATCTAGAGAATACCATACAACAGGTATCAAAGAATTAGATGATTTATTAGAAGATAGTTACCATTATATGTTATACCAAGAATCTATCATGAAATTTCTAATATGGTGTGGTATAAAGGAATCTGAGACATACGACATCATCAAAAAGATTGCTAAAAAGAAATTTAAAGAGCATGAATTAATAGAGCTTAAAACTAAACTAATAAATGGATTTAAGGCTAAAACAAATGAAGTTGATAAGTTTAATGAAGTTTGGCAAGTAGTAGAAGATGCAGCCAATTACAGCTTTAATGCTAGTCATAGTTTATCTGTAGCATATGACAGTTTATACCAAGCTTATCTTAAGGCTAATTATACTATAGAATATTTTACTGTTTGTTTAAATATTTTCAAAGAAGACTTAGAGAAGACCAACAGGATAATAGATGAATTAGATCATTTTAATATAAAATTATTCTCGGTTGATTTTGAGCATTGCAATGATGATTATTCATTTGATAAAGAAACTCAGACTATTTATCGAAGTGTATTGTCTATTAAAGGTTTTGGAGAAAAGACTAATATTAGTTATATAATTAATAAGCTTAACAAGAATAAATTTGATGATTTCATAGACTTACTAAATGCATTGATAGAGAATGGGTTACAACAATCAAAGATCAATATATTAATCAAACTTAACTTCTTTAAAAAGTTTGGAGATATTAATTACTTACTAGAAGTATCTAGAATATATAATCTATATAATACTACTAAGATACTATCAAAAGAGAAAATTGAGAAAGCTAATTTAAATATAGAAATTGTTAAAAAGCACTTTAAAAAAGAGACTGAAAAAAGCTATTCAGATATAGAATCCAATGTAAATTTTATTAAAGATATTTGTATAGATATAAAATATGAAAATTCCGATATAATAGATATTATACAATATGAAATGCTTTACTATGACATGATTACAAGTACATTCAAGATTAGCAAATCAGTATATTATGTTCAAGATATTTTAGGAAAAAAGTCTAAAACTATTAAATGCTATAATCTTAAAACTGGTAAAACAATTATGTTTAAATTAGATTATAGAGTAATATTTAATTCCAAAAAGAATATGTATAATTATAATAAAGTGTTAATAACTAAAAATACATTTATAAAAATTATAAAATCTGAGTGGCAAGACAAGATGATGCTAGTTGATAGTAAATGGATACCAAGCGGTGAAAAAATATTAGCAATAAAAAGGTTCGATGGGTTAAATAATAAGCTTCAAACTATGTAAATAGGATAATTATTACTTGATATGTTTTATGCAACATGTTAAAATATAAATTGAATACAATATTATTATTGGAGGATTTCATATGAAAATCAAATTAAATTTCTACATAGACATTGGCAATCAATTAAAGCCAACAGAAGTGTCTAGTCTAATGAGCGACTTAAATCGTCAAGTATTAAATAATCTAGTTTTAAACTCAAAAGTATTAGGAATTGAAGTATTATCAACTAATAAGGAATTTGAAGCATATATGCCAGAACTTACTAGTTGTAATGAGTGCAAAAATAAATGTGAAGAATGTGAAGAAGATGTTGAGGAAACTGAAACTGAGAGCGATGTTGAATATATTGATATGTCAGATATTTCAACAGATGAATTATTAGAGGAGTTGCGTTCTAGAATTGAACAAGGCAATGAAGAAGAGGACGAAGAATAATTCGCCCTATATATAACTACCAACTATATTCTTATCATCATTATGTTGTCTAGGCATAAATACTAGACCATGTGATTCGAAATAAGATTTACAAACATTTAAATCTTCGAATTTCTTAATTGTACTAGTAGTTTTTACACTTCCTTTACTTACTTCAAATAATCTTGATACTATGCTTTCTGGATAGTCTAAAGGTTGCTTATATATAGCATATATGTATATAGTATTATTTGTATTATTACATATTATTATATCTTGTTTTTCAATGTCACCTTGCAAATTTTATTCACCTTCCTTTCTATTTCATATTACTACAACCAAAACTTTTTTTCAAATTAACTTTTTTGGTTAAATTGTTTTGGTATAAATTTAATAATTAATTTAATATGTTTATTGAAAGATATGAACCTATGAACTTATATATTAAATATTCATAGGTTTACATCTATTTTACAATAGTCTATTGACTAAGTGTATTAATTTAACATAAAGTCCATCGACTTTGCGTTAAAAAAATAAATTAGAGGTATTTTATATGAATGTTGGTAAAAACTTTGAGAATCAGTTTAGGAAATCAGTTCCAAAAGATGTACTATATTACAGAAATAAAGATACCGACCTATCTTGGTGTGGTGGTAATAGTAAGTTTACTCCAAAAAGTGAATTTGATTGTTTATTATTTGATGGATATAATTTATTTATATTAGAACTTAAGTCTACTAAAGAATCAAGGATAAGTTTTGGAGATAACGGAATGATTAAGACCCACCAGATCAGATCATTAAATTCTTATTCGCACTATAAAAATTGTATTTCTGGATTTATATTTAATTTCAGAGATAATTCAAACTTTACTTGTTTTTTGAGCGTTCGAGATTTTGATATGATAACAACAGATACCGAGAAGAAATCAGTTAATATTAAAGAGATCGCCAAATATTGTATTCCAATAGATAATAAACTACTTAGAATACAGTATTCATATGACATAGCAGGATTTTGTTTGAAATTTGCTGAAAATATTAATGTTTAATAGGTTAGAATCTTTAAATTGTCCAGAGAATTTTACATTTTTGTAGTATTTTTACAGATATGTACATAAAAAAAGCAATATCAAATATATATTACTTTTTTCAACTATGTACAAACTAATATGTTTACATTAGTTATCTGCTTTCAATATAGCAATTATTAGCTTCAATTCTAACAAATTAGTAAAGCTTAGTATCGTTTCAATGTACAATTGTTTAATATTTTCAACTGTTTCAATAATAGCAATTGTTGTCAACTAACCGTCAAGTAACCGTCAAGTAACCGCATGTTTTCAGCTTTCAATATACAATTGTCGTTTATGTCTGCTTGCAACATAGCAATTATTAAATCTAAATTAATATCAGTTTCAATATACAATTGTTTAAATATTTTCAACTGTTTCAACATAACAATTGTTGTTTGCAAACTAATTAAGTTGAATTCAATTTAAATTAATGGTTTGCAGTTTCAACATAACAATTGTTGTTTGCAAACCACATACTAACAAAACAAAAGTTAAAACTCGAACGTTTCAACATAACAATTGTTGTTTGCAAACGCAGAAATAGTTGGTAATGGTAGTAAAAAAACAAGGTTTCAACATAACAATTGTTGTTTGCAAACACTGCATTTTTCGATTATTAACCATCCACCATAATGTTTCAACATAACAATTGTTGTTTGCAAACGCTTTTCGAAACTAGCTTTCAAAAATTACAAAACCTCTAACTAATCATTACAACTAGCTTTTAAGATTTTGTTCCAAGTACAATTGCATTTTGCTATCCAAGTGGATAGGGTGTCTATATAGTTCTTGGAAACTCAATAGACTTAACGAGCGGAAGCCAACTACCAAGTAGAATTACGACGAATACTCGCTTTTAGCCGCCAAATCGGCTTAAGTACTATTATATATTACTTTTTATTTTTTTTCAACTTCTTTTTTATTATTTCTTGATTATCTGGGTTGGAAATATTTTTAGCAGCATTATAATCTGCATCAAGTTTTACTCCACAATTAACACAAACAAATTCATCTCTTTTTACTCTATTGTCTTTATCTGTATGCCCACACCCACTACACTTTTGACTAGTGTATCTTGGGTTTATAAGTTTAACTTCAATTCCAACTTCATCAGCTTTGTATTTAATCTTTTCTTGTAAATCGAAATAGCTCCAATCTTTAAGAAATAACTTATCTTTTTTAATATTTGATAAGTCTTCCATCTGTATTATTTTACAGTTATTCTTAACTGCTAATCCTACAATATATTTAGAATATTTATGGTTAATCAAATCTTTAAAATTAGCTATTTTCTTTCTCACAACTCTTACATATTTAGACCTATGTTTATATCCTCGACCTTTTATAGCATCGCTTTTTATGCTAGATTGCAAAGACTTTAATAAAGATTCTTGTTTCTTTCTAAAGCTGTCTATTTCGCCTCCTCTTATGTGATATCTTTTTAAATTATTATTAAATGCCATATAAGCAGCATTTACTATTCCCATGTCTATACCCATTATATTTTTATCACTTAAAAGTAACTCTTTCTTTTCCATACAATATGTTAAATTAATGAACCATTTATTCTTACTAAAAATTATCATTGAAGCTCCGATTTTATACTCTCCAGATAGCACGCTTTCAATTATTTTCTTTTGGTAATTACCATCAACTTTAATTTCTACGCAAACATGGCAACTACCTTCGTTTCTTGCAAATAACCTTAAGTCTACATAATACTTATTTTCATTTTCAATAACTTCTATGCTCTTAGAATGTAAATCTATAATACTATTTTTATAAGATGGAATAGACATCTCACCTTTTAAAAACTTCTTCTTACTATCATTCCATTTCTTGCAACCTCTTTGAATAGAAGTTGAAATATTAGCTTTCGATAGCATTGGGTATTCGGTTCTGATTACTTTATCACAATACCCACTAAAAGATTTGTATCCTAATATACTTAATATATCTGGTTTACACTCATGTTTGATATAATAATCCGAACAATAATTATTCCATTCCCAATTTAATCTAATTGTTTTGTTCAATACTTTTTGTGTTTGGTCTTGAAACTCCACAAGTTGTTTCTTAAAATCTTTGAAATCTATACCCTCAGAATCGATTATCTGAAAGCGCATCACTTTATTTATTGTATCAATTTTTATTTCGTCCATCTCATTCCTCCAGCATATTGTATATACAAAGTATGGACATATTAGCTACTTGACTTTTATTTACACCCCATTTTTTAGCAAGGTGTATTGTCAAATCATTAACGGAATTGAGCATATTGAATGATACATGTGTTGTATCTTTATTCTTCTTTATTCTATTATATGCAGTTCTAACATCATCAATATCTTTTATTTTAAATTTCAAATCTTCAAAACTTGTTTTTTTATCAATTAATTTATTAATTTTCAATAAATCTTCTTGACTCAAGTTTTGTAAGTTTTCTATAATATTATCTATAGAAGTTTTAATTATAATCTTCTCTTTAATATTTTCTTGAGTTTTATTTTTTTTTGGATAATTAGCAGCTTGTTCTATATCTATATCTACGCCTTCATTTTTATTCTTCTTATTCATTTTCATACCTCTCATTAATTTTTTTTATAACTTCATTTGTCAATTTTGCATATTGTCTGGATATTTCTAATTTATTATCAAATAATTCTATAGGAATACTTAGTTCTTGAGATCGTATAATATTAACAGATTCAGATAATATTGTATTAAATATTTGGTTACTATCAAAATATTCGCTCATCTTTTCAAAACATTTTTTTGTTAAAGTTGTCCTTTTATTTGCTCTAGTTAATACAGTTCCCAATATTTCCAAATCGCTATTAGTATTATTTCTAATATCGTTAACTAAATTTATAATCCTGTTAATACCTTCAAATGAAAATATTCCCACATCTATTGGTATTATTAAGTAATCGCATGCTGATAGAACATTTAAAGTTGCTATTCCCATTGTTGGTGAACAATCAAATAAAATAAATTTATAATCATCTTCTACCTCAGATATTCTTTTTTTGATTATCAATTCTCTAGCTAAATAATTTGAAAAGTCTAGATCGATGGAAGTAAGTTCCAAATGACTTGGTATCAAATCCAGATTATCAAACTTAGTTTTTAGTATTGCATCTTTAATTCCTATTTCATTTTTAAGAACACTGTAAATATTTCTATCTTTGTGAGATTCTTTTTTAGTATAAATTCCTTGACTTAAATTTGCTTGGCTATCCATATCTACTAATAATGTTTTATACTTTTTAGATAAATTATATCCAATATTAATAGTACTGGTAGTTTTAGCAGTGCCTCCCTTTTGGTTAAACATAGCTATTTTCATACTTCATCTCCCTTTTTTTAATATGTTTATAACTATAACATATCAAAAATAAAAATACAATCATAATATGTTAATAATATGTATTTGTTATGTTTATTATAAAAATATATTAATAATAACTATATTTCGACAAAAAAAATAAGACCGACCGAAGCCAATCTTATTCATCTTTAAGCTATCTGAAATAGCATCTTTTTTGAAAGTTATAGAATATTCGACAAAATAATTTAAATTAATCAAATATTCCTCTTTTCTTTTGAAATAAAACCTGTTATTATTTTAGTTGTAAGTGACACCCTTATCAAAAAAACTTACATTCACATCAACCGAACTACCAATTCTGTTGATGTATATACAACTAAAAAATTCCAATTACGCCAATTTAATACAGCCATTGAAAAACAACCCGAAATTAAATATTGGTTATGTAATTGTAATACAAGACCCACTAAGACCCACTAAGATACCACTAAGATACCACTAAGATACCCTTATTAGGTGTTAAGCAAGTAATTAATTTGTTAGGACTATAGCGAACGAACCCCATAAGGAACGCCCCATGGATAAATTATAAAATAAAACCTACAATAAAGCAATACTTTTTTATACTTTTTTACATTAACAAAACTTATTAAAAAGTATTGGTAAAACAAAGTGTTTTTCGACAAATAATCACATGCTATTTATTGACGTTTTAAAGCATGTTTAAGACACTTAATTTTTAAAATGTATAAATAATCGTCTTATACATTTTAAATCGTTCAGTATGCTTTTATTTGATAAACAAGATTATATTATAGATATGATGCTATGAATTTTTTGTCTATAGGTTCTAAAAGTACTATATCCAAAATATTTAAAAATTTACGAGATGTGGAATTAATTAATGAAATAAAAGTTGGATTTCAAAATACTAATAAAATTTATGTAAAAAATATAAATATATAAAGGAGTTACCAAAAATGATAAAAATTAAAAGATACAAAGCAGAAGATTTAATTAAAAATAAATTTTATGAAATGCCTAAATTTTTACTATATAATGAGTTTAAAGGTTTATCTTATGGTGCTAAGATATTATATGTGTTACTTAAGGATAGACATAAATTGAGTATGAAAAACAATTGGGTGGATAAATATGGATATATATATCTAATTTATACACGAAAAGATATGGCTAAAATGTTAAATTGTTCCGAACATAGTTCTATAAAATATGCTAAAGAATTAATAAAATATAAACTTATTGAAGAAGATAGAATTGGTTATAATCAATCAAATAGAATATATTTAACAGAAATTACCATAGATATATACTCCAAACACACTGATATCAAGGACATGAACAAATTGCAGTATGGACATGAAGAAAGTTCATGTCCGGACATGAAGAAAGTTCAACCTAATAAGAATAACTTTAATAATAATAATTCTACTAAGAATAAATCTGTCTGTTCTGAATCAAAAGATGAACAATCGTTCGAACAAAAAACAGAAACAGACAGACAGACAGATATTGACATAAAAAATGATTTATTGGAAAAGGTTAACATCAACCTAAAAAATGACAAAAAAAAGGATTCATCAGCAAATACTAATGAAAACCTAAAAAATGACAATAAAAATTGTTTGGGTAAAGATCTTAAAATCAACACATTAAGCTATCCAATCAATTTTATTAAACAACATTTTAAGTTTAATGAGCTGATAAGTCAACCACCAATACAAGATGAGATTTTTGCAGAGTTGCATAAAATATTAAATTATAAGTCTCAAACCATTAAGATTGGCGCCAAGATACAAGATGAAGACATTGAGATATTTAAACAAAAGCTTATGAAACTTACACCAGAAGACATACAAAATGTGGTAAATAAGGTCTTAGAAGTTGCAAATAAAGAATATGTTCAACATCCAGACTTGCTAATAAGGACTAAGATATACTACCAGTTTAAATCTAGCATTAAGGCACTATCTAAAAACAATGCAAAAAGGAAACCAAAAGAACCTATACCAACAGTCAATAACATACCACAAGTACCACAGGAACGTAATTATGAGCAAAGAGAATACACAAGTGAGTACCTTGAAAGCTTTTATGAAAATTATTGGGATAAACATACTAAACCAGAATAATAAACGATTTAGAGGCTAAATAAGACGTTTAAATATCTAGAGGTCCAATTATACCATTTTGTCATTTAAAGAGCTTTATGACCCATACAGACGTCAAATTAGACCATATATGATGTGGTATAAACATAATCGATTTATTGCTGCTGCTATTAACATAAAATATTAATGTTAATGACAAAAATAAGGACATAATAAAATTAAGCGATTTAAAGGCTATTTAAGACATTATAATTTCTAGACACAAATTTATATGATTTTAGCATTTAAACTCGAATATGGGCAAACAGACGTTAAATAACACTATTCTGGATGGGGTAATAGCATTAAAAGATATTAAGACATATTAAACATTTTATTAAAATATATTGCGAAGCGTTACAAAGCGATTTAAGACAGTTTAACTTTTGAGAGGTCAAATTATATCACTATGCACTAAAAATATCGTGTATGGGCAAGGAAACGTTAAATAGACCTATTCTGAAATGAGAAAGGATATAGACAATGCCTATCAAAACTTTAGAGGAAACATTTGACATAATTAATAAAAATAAAGAAATAGCATTAAATGGAAAATATGTTAATGGAAATGAATATGAATTAGAACTTGTTAATATATACAAGAATTGTATTTTAGAAGAATAATTAGAAAATAAGTCGCAATAACCATTTATTGTATGTAACTGCCATAACTATATACTTTTTTAAATATAAACTTTATTGGCATTAATAGTAATGCTAGTATAAGTTTTTTAGTTATGTAATTTTATAAAACATTAATAAATATATTACATAATATCAAAAATCTGCAAAAAAAAAGTGATAATAATATCACATAAAAAAAATCAATTCTCATGCTCCTAGTGCATCTTAAATAGTATACAAATATATACCTTTTGTCAATAAGTATAGTGTATAGTGATAATATGTATATTTTGTAAATAGTTTATAAAACAAAAAAAATTAGCCTAACAATACAATATTTAACTATTATATCATTAGGCTTTATACTACTTAGTTTTTGGTAATTTAAATACATTACTTTCGATTAAAGTTTTAATCAACTTATCAAATCCGTTTTTCTTACTTAAACCAAGTCTACTTGTCATTTCAAGAACTATATCAAATGCATTCTTGAATCTATCAATATTTTTATCATTCTTGTATAATTGTTCTGATAGGTTTACAGCATGTCCTACGATCGATTCTAGAGCCTTAATCTTATCCAAGGTCAAATTATACCTTGATTTATATAAGTCTTTTAAATACAAGAATAACGTGTATAGAACACATACTAACAAAACAAAAGTTAAAACTCGAACGGAATTATTCATTATTAACGCATACATACAAAAATCTCTCCATTTCTATTTGCCAAACATTTTTAATACTTTACTTAACATTACAGCAACTTCTTCTCTTGTTGCAGTATTCTTTGGATTAAAATTACCATTCTCATCTCCAACAATAATTTTGTTTCCGCATAAATGATTTACTGAATCTCTCGCCCATTCTGCTATCTCGTCATGGTCATTAAATATTCTAGCTTCGACTTTTTCAATAACTGGATCAGTCAATGGAACATCTAAATAATATAATATTCCAACAGCAACATTATTTGAAATTTCATTCATTTGATTTACTATAAAATTAGCATCATCTTTATTATCATGAAATGCAATTTCTACAAGGCTTGCAGGAGCATTAGTGGATTCTAATTCATACATGCTTTTACCATCGCCATAAAAATTCTTACCAACCTTTACTCCTCTGTCTTTAGTAGGCGTTAGAGGTTCTAGTTGACCATAAATAGCACGAGATAACTTCTCACCTTCTCCACCAAACATATGACAAAAAACTTCACAACCACGATCATCACCAGTATTAGCATTTGAATGTATTGCGATATGCACATCTACGTTTTTCGAGTTTGAATCTTTTACTATTTTAGATAGCGTCCAAGTATTCTCACTCCTATAAACTATCACTCCTCTAGATTGAAGTATCTTTTGTATGTTATCAGTTATCAAAGCCATGCGATAAGCTTCTGTGCCATACTCGCCAACTCCAACATTATCAAACTGATTTGATCCACTTAAATAAACACTTTTCATAAAATTCACCTCACATTTTATTAGTTATTTGAAGCACTAAATATGTTAATCCTGCAATGATTATTGGTGGCATAGCTTTTTCAATTACCATTTTGAATATTTCTTGAAATGACATAGAATTATTCTTTAAATCGTTTATGTTTTGTTGGATTATTTTATTATCTAAGTTATCAATTTTATCATTTAACTTTTGTACAAGTTCTGTTTGCTGTGATACGTTTGCAGTAAGTTTAATCAACACTTGAGATTGTTTGTCCAGAATATCTTCATGTTTAGTATTTGATTTTGTCAACATCTCGACTATTGTCTTAAGTTCTGTAACTATATAAGTTAGAGAATTTAAGTTATCGATATCCTTTTGAATTGATTGAAATAAATCTTGTTTTATGCACTCGTGAGCCATTTTGATGACCTCTCTTCTATCTATTAAAATATTTACATATTACTTAAATCAATGTTAAATGTAAAACTAAGCTTCATATTGTTTGATGAAGTTTTTGTTACTGGAGTTGGTAATAATACATGAGAACTAGGTTCTTTAAATAAATAATACTTATCACCATAATATGATTCTATCATTTTATGGTCATTATTATAAGTTAGCATTGCAACCAATGAGCCATGACTATTTGACCCGTAATCTGCAAGAATGTTCCCATGCTCATCTACTTCTATAATTGAGTATGAATAACTAGATACATTAGTACCAGTTGATCCCACTAATATAATAAGAGTATTTCCATCTGTTATCATTCTATGTGTGTCATTTTTAGTTCCATAAGTGTTAAAATTACTATTTTCAGTATATAGATTATATGTTGCTTCAAGAGTTCCAGTTAAATTAAGTTTATATAAACTCAAATGTGTTGAGTCTACGTATTTTATAAAAAATAATTTATTTTTGAAAAAACAAAATTGACAATAGGATGAAATGTAACTACTATCAATATTCCAAGAATCTATAACATTAAAATTCGCATCAAATTTAAACATTTTACTAACAAGTGATCCATATGACCAAAAATAAGTACCATCAAATTGAATTCCTCTAAATTTAGGATCTATTTCTTTTAACATAGCCAATGTTATAGTATAATCTTTATAGTCTTGTACAGAATATTTATGAATTCTTTTGTAAAATGTACTTCTATTAACATAATATGTTTCATTATTTATAACGCACATTGAACCATAATATCCAGCACTTGGACTATCATAAAATTCATTAGTGCTAGAACTATACTGTTCAATCGTACATATTTCTGGCTGGTATCGTTCACCAGCAGTAATCTCATATCCTGGCATCCAATAAATCGATTGAAAAGTTCCATTAGATGAATTTGATGGAAAATCAAATACAAACTTTACACTATTCTTACTCAAAACTTTACTTTCAGCAAAATTAATTGATCCTCTTTTTGGATCAGCACCGACATAACCAGAAAATCTGTTTGCCCAACCTATAGTAGAACCTTTAATATATTTCATGTTAGCATCTTCGGAATCAGAATTAGTTGTAAGTGCTATTGTTCCGAATAGATTTGCTAAAACTTTGTCAGAAGTTCTACTATATTTATTAAAGATTTGATTCAAACATAACATTTGTACAAAATATCTATTAAAAACGTTACCGACTACATTTTCAGAAACGCATTCTTCAATTTTTTTATTATCTAAATTAAACAATTCTATTTTACATTCATTAATCATATTTTGTTGTGGTTTAACTTTATCAAACTGTATTTCTTGACCAGTTTCGAAGTTTTTATAATAATTATTACTTGTAACCCTCATTATTTTCACCTCCTAATATTCAGCTGTTGGTGGAGTAAAATTAGATGTCCATTTAGCGTTTCCATTTACAATTCTAAATTCATCCATAAATCCATCGAAATAAGATGCAGGAGTATTGCCTAAACATCCAATTAATAAATCATAACTTGAATTTGAGTAAAATGAATTAGTTCCAATATCAGTAGTTGATTGGGAAGTACCGTTTATATATATACTTAAATCTGTAGAATTTCTAATGACTGATATATGATACCATTCATTTATATTAAATGAATAAGTCATATTTATAGTGTTAATAGCTGATCCAGTATATGAATATAGATATTGTAATTTAATAGTTCCACCATCATTAAATATACTTAAACTATATGACAAAGATGCAGAAGAAGAACCTCTAAAACTTAATAATCCATAAAATTTAGTGCTTGCTGGAAGCGATTTTAAGTTTATCCAAAAATCTATAGTAAAATTTTTATCTAAAAAATTGAAATCTGAACTCCAAGGTATTTGAAGATAAGAATAATTAGCTGGAATAAATTGACCAATGCCATTAAACTTAGTAGGTGTATTCCATACAGAAGCGCTATTTGGAGTAACAGCATGACCAGTAGTACTAGAATCTATTGGAGTTGATTTGTGTGTTGTATCAAAATGCAATAATAACTTGGTTTCAGAATCATTATCAAATTGATTTGTAGAAGGAGTAAAATTCGAAGTATATCTTGCAATGTTTGAGTATCTTATTTCATCTAAATATCCATGGAAAAATAAACTTGTTCCTTGTGAACCTATATTTAGCGGAGAAGTACTATCGTATATTGTAGCAGTACCTATGTTATAACTACCACAACTTACTCCATTAGAATAAACTGTTAAAGAAGTTCCATTCCTAACAATAGCTATGTGATACCATTTATAAATCTCGTAATAAGGCAATGAAAATGTGGCAGTAGTACCTGATGTACCATTCGTAGAATAGTAAAAATATAAAGTATTTACTGACGTAATTTCATTAAAATAAATTTTATAACTATATTGAGATGAACTTGCCCATTTAAAAAATAACATACGTTCAGATGTTAGATTAGCAGTTGGCATTACCCATAGTTCGATTGTAAAATCAGTATTTCTTAGGTCTAAATCAGAATGATCTGATAATGTTAAGTAAGAACCAGTTGAACCATCTAATCTTAAACTGCCATTTCCGAATTTTGATAAAGTATTATAAATATTACAAGCATAAGCCATATTAAATACAGTTTTATTGTAGCTAGAATCAGAAATAACTACAGAAAAGTTATCTCCATTAAAGTGAAGTAACAATGCTGTATTATCCAAAGGATCAATAGTATCAAAGTTATTTTCATCAGTTAAAACTAACCCACCCACCGCACCACTAGAAACTACCTCCCAATCTGATGTTTCAGTTGAAGGATTTTTATTAATATTACTATTAGTTTTAGATTTATAAAATGAACCACTATGATAACAAGCTTCATTAATGCTATATGTTATAAGACTAGACCATACTTTAATTGTAGTATCTACAATCTGTTGAATTGCAGTTTGAGTATCAGTAGCAGTAAGATTTTTATATGGCATAAATACCATTTCTTCCGCACTCGTATCATCTTTAAAGAATCCCATTAAATCACCGCCTTAATATGCACCTAAATAATTATATTCTACACTTGCAGTAACTATTATAAAGCTTGAAATAGGAAAATCATAATAGTCACATGAAAAACCTTGATTAGCTTTTAAATATATAGCATCGCCATTATTAATTTTTATTTGACATGCTAAATTATTCATAAAACTTAGTTTATAAGCACTAAAATTAGTATAGCTAGATGGCTTATGTTGTTGGATTATTTCTACGTTTGCTGTAGATGTTTGAGTAGATGAACATCCAAAATAACCAGAACCGATAATCATATAAGATCACCTCTTTCGAATAGTTAGGTTTAGTTTATGGTTAAAAACAAAAAAAGAGTGTTGTTAGCACTCTTTAATTATTTAAAAAAAATTGTTGACAGATTACTTAAAAATATGTTACTATTTCAAAGTAGAAATGAACTTCGAAAACTAAATATAAAGCTTATTAAGTGTAGCTACCACCAGGATTTACACCATAATAAATTAATACTAATCCATTTGCACCATTAGCACCGTTATTAGTTCCTGTAGCTCCACCATATCCACCTGCTCCGTAACCAGAGCCAGAATGATAATTAGAATCATATGGTGCAATTTGTATAGTACCATATCCGCCTGCTCCTTGACCTCCTCTATACACAGTAGCAGAACCACCTACACCACCATAACCACCACCACCAGCTCCACCACGACCATCTGGTGATCCATTACTTCCAGTTCCACCAGAACCAGAGCCAGAAAAGTCTGAAATTGTAGCTGTAGTATTAGTTCCTGCTCCACCATTACCAGATACAGTACCAGAAGCGTTTGATCCATTAGCTGTTTGTCCTGCTCCACCACCTCCATATCCTGTTGAGTAACTACCACCTGTGTAACTAGCAGAATTACCACCATTAGAAGCGTGTCCGATGCCTTCTCCACCTCCACCTCCACCGCCTGCCATTCCACCATTTCCACCAATTCCAGCAATTCCTCCAGAAGAAACTCCTGCTCCTCCAGATCCTCCATTTGCGCTATATGTTGAACCTCCATATACAGCAATAGAACTTACACCACCAGAATTTCCATTTCCACCATCACTTCCAGAAATTGTACCACCTGATCCAACGGTTATTGTCATCATTTTTAATGCTGTAACAGTGACTTGAGTCCTAAGCATATACCCAGATCCACCGCCACCACCACCATTTATGAGTCCAGTACGAGAATTTCCTCCTGCTCCACCTGCACCCACGATTATAAGATTATAAGTACCTGTCACAGGTGGCATAAAATAATATGTTCCTGCTATATTATAAACCTCTGCGATAACTTGACTTCCAGTTCCTAACCCATCTAGTTTAGTCTTATCTGTAGCACTCATTAGACCATTAACACTAGTTGTAGCAACATCTGTACTAGCAATTGCCTTTTCTGAGCCTGCTAATCCAAATTTCCAAACATCAGCAGTTTCATCCCAAATGATTTGTGCATCAGTAGAAGTACCTCTTTCAGCAATAATATAAGCATTATTGCTTGGTGCTCCAGTAACACTAGAGTTTAAGGTCAATGCAGTTGAAGCAATACCTAAATTTTGATAAAATGTGCTACCAGATTTTCCAGTTTGAAAAGTTGTAATTGTTGTTACTTCGCTATCTGCTACGCCACCGTTACCATAGTTGTAATACATATTTCCATCGTGAAATCTGATAAAACAAGCTTCATCATTAATCTTATATCTCCAAGTTTCAGAACTTGTCCAGACATAAGCGTTGTGTATAAGAATTGTTTCTTTACTAGCTGACTCAGCATATTCAGACATTACAGCGCCTAGACCACCAATTTGAATGGCTTTGTAATTTGGATGCCATGATTTAAGCGTAGTTGTACCAAATGCATTTCCAGATATACCTGTTTGGAATGATTTTGTCCAAGTGATTTCTGAATCTGCTGCACCTGTATCTGCGTATTGAAATAAATGGTTTCCATTTACTTGATACATTGCTTCAGCATATCCAGAAGCTATTCTTTTTTCATTTGCACCATTAAAATATGCGTTTCGAAATAATCTTGTAACACCAGCAGAATTCATAAAAGATGTATTATTTACTTGCAATATATCAAAATCATCTGCCCATGGTTTAGCACTACCCCCAATTCTAACTTCTGTAGCTATACCATTTGGCGAAATAAACATAGAATCTATCGCAGTTCCATTTAACATTGTTTGAATTCTAAATTGTCCTGTATTATCTGCTCCGTATCTTAATGCGCATATATTGGCGATCGGACTTACTATTCCTACATTATCTCTAATAGCGAATTCTATTCCAGAACCAAACCCAGTACCCATATCAGTAGTATGAGTAGCTAAGAACCTAGCTGAAATCCAACCTGCATCAGATGTTTGATCCGAACGTTCAAATAAAGGACAAGTATCATAAGCAGTATTATTCACATGTAATAATCCAATTGGAGAACTAGTTGCTATGCCTATTCTTCCATCAGCTTTGATTCTCATTCTCTCAACTGGATCAATATTAGTTGTTACCGATCTAGTACCAAAGATTAAATCACCTTTCGTATAATTAGCCACGTCCATTTCTTGATAACCAATAAAAGCAGGCATAATAGAACCACTTGTAGTATATCCGAATCCAATAGTTCTGTATGAATTAGCAAGATATTCAGCTCCACCAACTTGTAGATAGTTTGATGATATGGAAGTTGGAGCAGTAGATTTAATTAATTTTAAAGTGCCAGAAATATTAACATTTGTAGTTCCTGTGGGTATAGTAATTACATCACTACCCAGTTTATTACATATATCAAGATCATAAGTTGTACCGCAACCATATATAACAGTTCCATTTGAGGAACTATTATAAAAATAAGACTCACTAGTTGTAGCTGTTCCTGGAAAAGATAAGCTTGACGTAGTTTTAAAAAATGGTGCATTAATTCCATTACTAGTTGATAGACTACCTGCAAAATAAATCTGAACACTAGTATATCCACTTGGTATTGATCCTGCTGTTGGAGTAATAAATTCCCAACCAGTATTATCTATAACGGATATCGAACCATTTGTTATTGGATTTTGTGAAGAGTAAACTTCTAAGTAAGCATAGTTGCCACTATAAGTAGTATGGTACACTATTCTAACATATGAAATTGGTGCTAATTGATAATAACTATGTGATAGTTGATTGAGTTGCATTTGTTGACCATATAAACCACTAGCAGTAAATTTAGTTTGTTGATGATATCCAGACATAGCAGTAAATATTGAAAATAATCCATTCAGATGATCTTGTCCACTAGGACTAACTGCAACTCTCCACCATCCAGTCGAGTTTATAGCTGTTAGTGATTGTGATGATTTATATGGTATATTTGGTGCTGTTAAGTTTCCAGTTATGTTAACTGCTCCGTACAACCCTGTTAGCTTATCTGAGCCACGAAACGATGCAACAGCATTACCTTTTCCATCTCCGATATATAAATCTCTAAATTGTGTTAATCCTGCTTGATAACCACTATAATTAATCCAAAAACTAGCTGGACTATTAGCATTATAATTTCCAATAATTTGATTTTGATAAAGTGAAATTCCATCTCCGTTATAACATTTTAATATATCTCCATATAAAGTTGTAGATTTATCTGAACCAATGAATTCAGCAATTAAATTATTTTTGCCATCGCCAATATATAAATTCCTAAACTGAGTTGTACCCCATAAATACCCTGTATAATTTAACCACATGCTTCCATATCCATTTAATTCTGGTCTAGCGTTAATAGTATTCCCTTTAATTCCAATGGCTTCTCCTTGTGAACTAAATACTATAGCATCTGATTCTAATACTAATTTATTAGACCATAATGGATAAGATAATGCCGAGTTATAATGTGTAATAAAACTTTTATCAACTCCATTTTCTTGGAATTTAATTCTAGTATAACTACCACTTGATGGAGCATTAAAGTATAATATTCCTGCATCTTTATTTATAGTCACATCTCCTGTTATAGTTCCTCCGCCACTACTAAATCCATCTGTAATGCCATAACCACTCAATGTTGTAGGTTTACTCGTTATGTTTGCCCACGAAGCTGTACCCAAAAAAACTGTATTTGAATCTCCTAATTTAGACATTTAAACAACTCCTTTCTATAGTAAAGCTAATGTAGTATTGATATGTCTAGCTGTAATAGTACCTCCAACACTGCAATCACCATTTGGAGGAGTTACAGTAATAGTTAATGTTCCACTTCCTGCCGTTGCTGTTACAACCAAATTATCTGATATAGTGCCACCCATATAATCCTTATAAATTTCATTTAATCTAAATGTTACAGCACCTGTTTCTCTGTATATCATCAATAAACCTTTCCAAAAAGTAACACCATTTGGAGCAGTAGTATCTCTACCCATCAAATTGATGTCATATGAGCCATATGCATAGTTTGAAATAGTTAGTGTTATAATATTAGTACCGCCAGATAAGACAGTCTTATCTAGACCGTAAATGAGGTTTCCATTGATATTAATAGCACCATAAAATGTTGTTGACTTATCTGAACCTGCAAAGCTAACTATAGTAGAGTTCTTGCCATCGCACACATTAGTATTTCTAAATTGAGTTGTACTATTTAGATATCCATTATAGTTTAAATTTAAAGTTGCAACTCCGTTATAATCTGGTCTAGATACTATTCCACCACCATCAATTAGCATCATTTCAGAACTACTTGTAAATAGAATTTGTTTTGTTGCTGTAATAGCTAGACATTCTCTCTGATAAGTAGTATCCCATGCACTTCCTAATGATGATATTGAACTCTTATAAACACCATTTTCATCAAATCTAATTTGATTGTAACTAGAAGTTGTAAGGTGGTTAAAATATAATACGCCTGCATCTTTATTAATAGTCAAATCACCTGTTAATGTACCACCTGTTAAAGGCAAACATCCACTAGCAATACCAGTTAATGCACCAACAAAAGTAGTAGCTGTAACGACTCCATTTGATGTTACAGTAAACTTATCATCTCTAGATCCAATCAATTTAGTATTATTAGTATCACTTCTATAAGCATCTAGATATAAAACATTTCTGTTAACATCACCTGCTCCAACAATATTATTTAATGTTAAAGCATATCCACTTGTATTAGAGAAATTAAAAGTAGCTGTACCACTACCATTTATTACTGCTCTCTGAGTATTATTAGTTCCAAATATTAATGGAGCAGAGTTATAAGTTCCAATTACAAAATCATATACTCCAACACTTGTCAACTCGCACGCACCAACATTTGTTGAAAAGTTTCCTGCACTAGTTGATTTGCGTTTAACTAATTGAACATAACTTGCATCTGACCTTACAGCAATTGTAGATGTTATTGATTGCAGAGTACTATTAATATCTAGTTCGCAAGTTGTACCATTTACATTTACTTGTCCATTAAAAGTAGTAGACTTATCAGATCCAGTAAATGTAGCTATAGTTCCATATTTACCATCACATATATTTAAGTTTCTATTTCTAGAATCAGCACCATTGAATCCTCTATAGTTAATATAACCATCACAAGTTGCATCATAGCTATTTCCAAACCATATTTCATTATCATTACCAATTGAAATGCCATAAGTTGTTGGGCAAAATGTACCAGTACCACGACCATTCATTGTAAATACATTAGTTCCCCAATTTTCAATTGCAAGTAATTTCTCTGTATTAGCTAGAGTAGTATATCCAGTACCAGAAACATTTGATTTACCACCTGCAATTACAATTGGATAAGCACTAGTTGGAGTAGTACTGCCTGTCAAGCCTATTAATACTAATCCTCTGTGATCCGTATCACTTACACCCCAAATATCTAATCCACCATTAGTTGAACTATCTATTGTAAACTTACCAAATGTTGCTGTAGTTAATCCATTAGCGTTTATACCACTCATATCATCATCAATTAGATATAATGAGTTATTATTCATTGTCAAGTTTCCAGTACCATCAAATGCCGAATAATCTCCATTTGGAATATCTCCAAACATGTATGGTATTTCATTGATCTTAACTAATATCCATCCATCTGTGCCATGTTCCTTTATAACCATTCCGATTGGGAATCTTCGATAACCATATGTTGGAACAGTTGTGGTATAATCTCCGTTACTAGAAGCATATAAACGAGTTCCTTCTGCTATTCCAGTTGTATTCAATCCTCTTACAATACCACTTGTACATACAAAACCATTTTCATTATTTAATATATCTTCTGTTGCCATTCCAAGAATACAATCTTGTGTTAAATCTGTCATGTCACTTAATTCAATTTTTGGTTTATTGCCTAAAGCACCAATAACATGAACTAGTTTACCATTTGCTATAGTAGTTCCTGTACTGTTAACTGCTTTTATTAACTGTTCTTGTCCAACTTGAAGCACTACATCATTTGATAAATTAATACTTACTGTGCTATATTTGTTATCCCAATACATATTTCCTAATCCAGTTGGTTCGGTTACTATTGCTGTATTGAAGTTAATATAATCTGGTGTGATACTCATCTTTTCAGAATCTAATTCATTAATTGCATTTTGAACAGTTGTTGAAGAGATATCACCATTTGGAGTGTTAACAATCGCACTCGCAGGATGATCTAAATTAGTCAATCCACTTAATGTGCTATGGCTTGTAGCAACGTATGATCCAGTTGCAACCAAAGAAGCTGTTCTAAAATCAGTTGCTTCAACATATGGAGTAGCATCATTTTGAAGAATTACTCTATATAATAACTTGAACTCAACATATGGTAGATTGCCAAAGTTAATTGTTTCATAAGTATTATTAGTTCTTGCTTCTGCAATAGTATTATCTTGACGTTGTCCCATTAATGATATTATTGGACATTCTAAATCATTTGTAGCAAATATCCAGTATGCAACATATTTACTGTTACCTACTGCTGTGATTGTTCCTGCATTATCGTAATAAACATTTCCACCACTAGAATAGTAATATAAGCTTTGTAAAGCAGTCCAATTAAAAGCTGTAGAATTTCTGTAGAATACTCTAAGTTGCGATTTAGTAACTATATCATGTCTAATATCTTCGTCAAAAAATACTCCTGCTGTTGTTGCAAATGTTGTATTATCAAATGTTCCTGCAAAACCACTTGAATATCTAGCACCAATTGTTTTATGCAAATATTCATGAGTTCTACCATCCATTATGCAACCATGACGTTCGTCATATAATCTTGCTGTAGTTCCTGTCCAATAAACAGTAACTATTTGAGCAGTATTAACAATATCCCATGCAACCATAGATTTAGTTAATGTTCCAGATGAATTGTAATAAATATAATGTGTTCCAATAGTATTATCAAATATAATTGATTCACTAGTTTTAGTATATTTAACACCAGAAACATAATAATAATAGTTACCACTTACAGCACTAATTGTTACTTCTCTTGTTGTATCATTAACGCTAATAGTACATTGTGTACGATCTATAAATCCACTTGGTTCAAAAGTATCCGTATTTATAGCAATTAAATTGTTAACACTTGTAACACTTGCTTTAGAGTCGAGAGTTGTTTGTAACTCATCAACTTCTGAAATTGAATGATGATGGTTTGGAGTGCAAGCATCTGTTATGCCATATCCTGCAAGAGTTGTAGGTGTGTCTGTAATAGTACTAAAAGCTTGAGTATGTGAAGTATTCGCTTTACCAGTAAGCAGAGTATCAACCTCGGATTCAGTATAAGCATCAGTAATCCCATAACCAGTTAGAGTTGTTGGAGTGCTTGATAAATCAGAAAAAGCAACGCTTGTATGTTCATATTTGGATGTAGTAGAATTATATTTTAAAAATAATCCATTAACTGCTGTATCAAGTTTTAATCCATGGACACCTAAAGCATCATAAACACTCTTACTTTCATGCGTGGATACTGCTCCATAAGCTTCAAATGTATTAGCCTTAACTCTAAGTCTATTGTATACATCAACTACCAATGAATCTTGATCAAATTGCAATGATATTACTCCACTATTGTATGCAAGTGGTGTGGTAGCTGTTAGAGTAGCCATATTACGCTGTGTATACCAGTTAGTTCCATCAGATAAATATAATACTGCTTCGGAGTTTAATAGTTGCAAATCTGGAGTACCAGATCCAGTAATATATATACTACAAGTTCCAGTTCCAATAAATATAATGCTATACCATAACCCAACAGCACCAGTCGCAACAGGTATTGTAATACTTGGATTAGCAGAGTTAGAAACTATATCTCCCATGTCTTGATAGCCTAGAACCGCTGTGTCTGTAAGAACTAATACATTTTTTTGTCGAATCATTGACATTGTATATCAATTCCTTTCAATCCTTAATTTTCCTTAAAAGTATGTAAAAAAAAGAAGCATTGTTTACAACACTTCTTTCTATTAGGTAGCCTTATTCAATTAAATTACTCAAAATATTTAAGCTTCAATTGTAACTGGTGTCAATTTGATAGAAACTAATCTCATTGAAAAATAATAATCCGTTCCATCATAAATTACTTGATTGTTGTATAAACTTGCTCCACAGTATGCATTTGTCAAAACATAAGTTGTATAGTAAGTAGTTGAAATATATTGATAGATTACTCCTATATCTAATATTTGTTTATTAGCAGTAGGATATGATCTACCATTAGCATCAAATCGTTCTAATGATTCAGCATATGCAGAAGCCGAAACAGTAATGTAATGACTAGAACTATCCATATATAAAGCATATACGGTATTACCAGTACTTAGTTGTAAACAATTAATACCTATTAAAACTGGTGTATATTGATTAACATCTGTTGTGGTATTAATCATCATTACAAATCCAGTTGTACATTTCATAAACCTAAACTTTAAGTATAACTTTGGATAGTCAAAAAATACATTAAAACTAGTTGAAAATGAGCCACCACTATATCTAAATACAACTATATTCATATGTCCAATTGTTGAACTATTCTGATATATTCTAATTAATAAACTATTCCATGTGCAAGCTGAATAGTTACTACTGCTACTAGCAACAGCTTCATTCGCTCTTGTAACTTCGACACAGCCACATTGAAGAATTAATTCATCCATTATTTTATTAGAAACTTCTGAATTTACATATGCTCCAAACACAAAAGTTCTATCATAATCGTCATAAAAACTAATCATTTATTCACCTCAAATCTCATAATCTATATGCATGATAGTCATATCTTGCATAAGTTATACCATTGACAGAAAATATTTCATATGATGGATAAGAACTCGTTAGTTTACCATAATATATATTGTCTGCAACATAAGTATATACTTTATCAGCAGGAGTATCTTGGCAGAAATATCTTTTACCCATCATTACAGCATTATAACCCATATAATAATACCCATTTCCATATACGTCACTAACTAAACTTTGCTCAGTACTAGCTATTTTAGTAGCATCATTTATACATCCCTTAACAACAAAAACTTCTTGACCATCGTGAATTCTAGTAGCACTAAAATCTCTATATAGCGGATAAGCACTATTAATATCTGAAAATGGTAACATATACTGACCATTTAATCCATCGATAACTTTAAACTTTACAGTATAGTTACTATTGTCAATATAGAAGAATAATTCACCCATGTAAAAAGCTTGGATTGATTCATTACTTGGAAGTCTAACAGATACATCTATGATCTTTTGTACAGCAATAGAACGTGCCATTCGAATACTAATACCATTCTTAGTTAGACTAGCGTAGTTAGTTGTTAAATTACTTGCAAGTGCATCATCGCAATAAAAATTAATTGTCCAACCTAGCAAGTCTTGAAACATTGTAGCACAAGTATTTACAACTCTAGAATTAATACTTTTTCCTGCTTCGGATGTAGTAATTCTAGCTGTTGTAATGCCATAAGAATCTGTTCCTGCACTAGTACTTAAAACAGTTTTAACACCATAAACATAATCATCATTTTTCATGCTAGAAACTACATTGAAATTATATCTATTTGAACCAGTGCCAGTAAATACTTTAATGCTTCTAGCACGTTTGAAAGATGAATCATAGTAATATAATTTAGATTTTTCACCAAGACTTATAACAGGAGGAGTAAAATTAGGATATCCGTCATTATAAGCGTTAAGATACCAACACGTTGTAAAATCCCATCCAACAAATGTTGATTGAGTTTTCATTTCAGAAGTTGTTTTAGGAGTTGCATAAAGTTCTGGAAATATACAAGTATCTGAGTTATAATAACAAGATGTCATAACAATTGGTGGATCGCTTATAGCACCAAGAAAAGCTCCAGGCTCTTCTTCCGTTAATTCGGTTTGATTTGTATAATTAAGTACACAATAGCTATTAATATAAGTGTTATCATAATAGGTAAATGGTACAAATCCTGCTACAAAGCGAGGATTGATTGTAACTATTAGATTACAAATAGAAAAACAGTTTATAACATAAATAGCATCAAGTTCAGAAGCAAAACCGCCAGTATATCCATATTGACAAGTAATTGTTGAAACAGAACTACATTTTTCGATTCTTAACCATCCACCATAATTTACAAATCCACCAAAAGAATCTATACCACCAAAAGTTGCTGTTGAATGACAATTTTCTATATAGTTATATTCTTCAAAATTAGCACTCCATCCTTCGCAACCTCCAATAAATCCTCCGACATTATAAGGTAATTTTGAACCAGTATTGTTAATTATAAGACTTGTAGTACAATCTTTTATATAACTAAATGTATTACTTGGATAAAACTCACCAGACAAACCTCCAATTGTACTAGGGAAATAAACATTACAATTTGAGTTTATAGTTAAACTTGTAGTTATGTTTTCAATTTTACCAGAATAAATACCACCCGCTAATGCACCTAATTTCAAAACTGAATCAGTCCAAGTTGCATCATTTAAATTTATTATAGCATTTTCTATATTAATATTCTTTATAGTATAAGCTGTTGTAATATCACTAAATAGCCCCCAATACCAAGTATCAAATGGATTCATAACTAGATTAGTGATTTTAAATCCACCGCCATCATATCCTCCTGTAAATTCTCCACCAATTGGCGACCAACTTGGGTAATCACTTAAGTCAATATCAGCTGTCTGTAAGAAAAATGATGATAAATAATTTCTAACATAGTTTAATTGTATTGAATTGCTTACAAGGTATGGATCAAACTCCGTACCAGTACCGCCATCAAAAGACATTCATATCACCTACTTTAATTTAATTCATATATTATTTGACCTTGTCTAACAAATTTTTGAGAATTAATTGTAAACAACTCGTATTGAGATGTGCTAACATACGCACCAGAATATACATCATTAATATAATATCTGTAATAGTCCCTATGTGCATCTAAATAACTTTGCGTAACAAGATAAGAGTCCTCGCTCTTAAGAATAAGTTTTGACATAAAATAACCAGTTTGACTACTTGCAAAACAAGTATATTTAGTTAGAGGATGTATCATTCCATGCAATTCTTCTGCTCTTTGTAAATAAGTCCAGATTTCCATATCATCTATTAAATAATATGAATAATATCTAATTCCATATTGAAGCGTTAGAGTTGGATTAATCATATTATAACAATTAAAATCGCAAAATATAAATAATCCTTGATTAGCAGTAAACATACTAATTACATAATTACCACCATTTTTAGTTGAAAAAAATTTAATATGAACTCTTGTATAATCTCCAACTAAATAGAACGCAAACTTATTACCTAAATATCCCATGCTAATAATTGGTAAAGTACTACCAACATTTGAAATAGCTGTTCTGCACTCACTGGAAGAATAATAAATTGTAATCCATATGTTTCCTTTAGTAATTCTAGCATAATTTGTATCACTACAAGTATAATATATATTTGCATAGGAAACTAGTGTAAATCCACAATTATTACAGAGTAAATCAGCGATTGCATTGGCACAAAGAGAATTAAGATATTCGTATTGCTGAGCAAAACAATCTATATATGCAAATGAATAATAGCTTGTATTAGCAGTTTCACCAAGATTTGTTTCTATGACATTTTTAGTTCCATAAATATATTCATCGCTCTTAAATATATCTACTTCATACGTATTCATGTCTTGAGCCTCATTCTCGATCATTCTAGCTTTGCATGCTCTTACCCAATCAGTACCATTATAATAACTCATTCTAGGCATTTAACCACCTCAATTCAAAGACCATAAATTATTTACAGCAACTAGATTAATAGACTCTTTTGGATAGACTACCATATTTCCATTTGCTAAATTAGTGCTTAGAAATACTAAATAATTACTAGCATTTACTATCTTTCTAATTGCACCATTTGAACCTGTACAGGATGGCATTGTGAGGGTAATGTTGCCTGTATTTCCATAAACATTTATAATATCATATCCACTTATTAAAAGCGTCGTATTGGCTGTTACAGTCTGTATATCATACATTGTATAGTCGTTAGTATCAATCCAGCAATCTTTTGCAGTTGGAGCAGTAGGTGGATCATCTTGAACCGCTATGATCTGCATGGTTTCCACAACTTCTTCAACTTTTGTAACGAAATCTGGTAATCCATCAGCACTAATCGAATATTGACCATCTTTATATAATTGACTCCACTTGCCTGTAAAGTCTGGTGACATCTGTACGCCATCAACATAAGCTGTTTGAGTTGCATGAATATTTGTAATTACTAATATCATTCCAGTACATCCACTATGCCCTGCTTCGGAAGGATTAAAAGATGCTGAGCATCTAGAATCTTGCCAACTAGTTGTGACAGGAAAATCAATAGCAGTACCAGTTAAGTCGTTCTCGCTATCAGTTAGGGTAAAGTAATTTGTATTAGTTACATCATAGACTTGCAATCTGATCTGACCTTGGTTTCTAAATAAGCTTATTCTAGATGGTAGACTATTAAACCAGTTAGGATTAACTTTAGCGGTTTCGGATTGTGAAGTTGATATTCCTGCAAGTAACTTTAATGAATATGAACCATAGTAACTTGAGTTATTATCTGACGTACCATTCGACCAATAAAGTGGTATAAGCGTATCTGGATCAAATACCTCAAAACTACTATTCCAAATCATATTTTTAAAGTAGTCTAAGAACCTCGGATCAATACCATATTGATCTATCATAGTAGTAGTATTTTCACCTTTAATTGTAATTCCTTCTGGTGTAATAGTCACAATACCATTATCGTCCCCAATGTATGCATTTTTAATATATAAACTGCCACTTGTGTCTGCATAAAACACAGGAGTAGTGCCTTTCTCGATTACAATTCCATCAGTTGTATTCAATTTAATAGTGCTATCTTTAGTATCTGAATTAATTATAAAGTCAACATTAGTTGCTATCAACTCATTATCATTAATTGTAACTGATCCATCTTTGTTAGTAAGTACCCATAAAGCATTGCAATATATACCATGACTTGTTATAGCAGTAGTATAAGTTGCCCAGTTATCATCTGACATTACAATCTTATCTTCTAAAATACGCATAGAACCAGTTATTTCAGAATCCTCAATTGCTTGCATAAACATACCACGTCTATTTAGTACTATATCGCTTGTAACGGCTATTGGATTACTATCGGTTGTTATAACGCTATCTGTCGTTAGAATAGTATCTTTATCATCTGAATACTCTTCGTAAGTAGATTTATTCTTTTCAAGAACTACACTAGATTTCTTACTATTAGCGATGATAGCTGTAATATAGTCTACATCATCGTTGTAGTAAGGCTTCGTACTTACAGTTACAGATAAGCTATTACCACTAGGATTATGTTTGATCTCAGTTATTCTTGGCGTATAAGCTATTTCTAATGGACTATATTCAACATCAATTTCAGCACCTAAAATAAGTTTATTCCATGTAAAATTCTCACTAGCATAGTTATACACATTTACCATATCAATTGAAAATTCTATTGGTGGACTAGCTTTAAGTGCAAGTACTTGAATACCAAATTGTAATAATTCTGTTTTATCAGAAGTATCACATTTTACAGTGTCTTCATTAATAAATTGAAGCAATTCTTGTAGCTGTATAGTTGTTAAGTTATTTTCGTAAGCTAATAGATCTGTAATATCGTCCATGTCTGCATTAATGTATTGAATATCTAGAACTTTACCATTAATAGCACCATTATTACTTGCAATTTCAATACCTTTAAGATAAGATTCATTATGCCAATAAGTATAATCGTGTCCATCTATAAGGGTATCTCTCTTAATACAGCTATCTTCATTCTCTTGCAAATTCTCAAGCTCAGTATTTAAACCTTCATCTATAACATATAATGCATCTAACTCAGATTGAGCAGTAGACAAGTTCGATTGCAATGTTGCGTACTCTGTACCTTTAGAATCTTTTAATGCATCATGAGCCTCTAATGCATCAATTAGGCTTTGTGACATATAATCAGTAGTCATAAAATAAGTAAAATCATCAATGTATGATTGACCAGTTATATTAACAGAGCTTATTGTAATTAAGTCTTTGCCCTCAACATAAAGCCTTGTTATTATCTCATCAACTTTAATATCTTGGTTAAAAGACTTCATATAATTCTCAGCGCTAATTATCAATCCTGTGTTAGCTGGAAGTTCATCATAAGTCTTTACTTGAATAGTATAATTATAATTATCAAAAAATACGATACAGTTATATAAATTTTCTATAGTTCGAATGACTTCTAAAACACTAGCTTCGGTTATCTCAAATACTCTATAAGAATTTTCAATACTAGCGCTAACATAAGACACCGTCCAAGTATTAATTAATAAGTTTTGAATAATATAATCTAGTATTCCACCTTGTGTTCCATCTGTTGGTACAAACGTTGTTCCAGTGTATATTCTTCTAGTATTAACAAGTCCAGTAGAGTTCTTGAATTCTTTGAGTTTAATTTTATTTAATGCATAATGTTTAGAATAACAACTTATATTTTTTACATCTCTATCAACACCTTGTGTCTGTATCTTATAGATATACATATACTCTCGTCTTAAAAATGTATCATCCATATATACTTCTACCAATAATATTTGACCAGTTTGAATATTATCAAAATGAGGATTATCTGTATTATCTATATCATTCCAACTCTTATATATTGTAAAGTCAAATTCATTCACAGTTTTAATTTTTTGAGAATAGTTAGTTATCTCTATACAATTAGTAATACAATGTACTACTTCGTGAATTGGAGTAGATGTAATATTAGTAAATGGTTTGCATATATATACTTCATATCTATATTCTTGATAAGTAATATTATCATTAAGCACTTATATCACCACCTTTAAGAGTATATTGGAAACTGGAGTCTGAATTGTAATGTACATTGAGATGAAACAACTAAGTTATTAGTTCCTTGTACAAGTCTAAACCAGTTCTTATTAAAGTTTAGATATTTACTTTGACCAGTGGAGCTAATTATTTGTTTCTTAGCATTATCTATATAAACTGTTTCTCCTATAGCTACAACATTCTGGACAGTACTTCTACCTCCATCACTGTTGTTTTGGATACTAAAAGAACTAGTTCCAGTTATAGTAAACTCGAATTGTGGATAGTAATAAGTAGCTACATTTGAGAGGTTATTTATTACAATAGATTGAGATCCACTTATTGTATAGGTTGGAGTACTAGCAGTTGTTAGAGCATATGGATATTTAGATTTGAATGCTACTTCGAAATAACCTTCATTCATTCCATTTGTTAGAAAATCGACTTGATTAGTTGCAAACAAGTAATATATCTTTTCTGGTTCATCTTCACTGTAAAACGGCTTATAAGTATCTTTAAATAGCCATGAAGCAATTGTCTTTAATTTAGCAGTAGTCATATCATTTGTTAGCGTAGAAAATGCTAATGTAAACTGATATTGTTGAGCTTTAGACCTACATGTATATGGAGCAGAAGCCATTGTTGGAAAATCTTCTATCATATCTCTAGCTGGTATGTATGGTACATTAATCATTCCGCTATTAGTTCTTATTAATGAAACTCCCATAGAATCACTAGAGATTCCATCATAGTAAAATTTAGTTCCAATCATTAAAATCATCCTTTCATTCCTTAAAATAAAAAAATCTGGTGCATTATACAAAAGAGGACTCCAAATATCTAAAATACCTTAATAAAGAAATTAGAGATTATCTTTATTATAAATACTTGCATTAAAGATATTATAGAGTTTCTTTAATATAATACACCAGTTAAGTTAATTATTTATAAATACCTACTTTATTTAGTTCTCTTCTCATATCGCTTATGACTTGAACGCTAGCACCCTTAATTTGGCTCACAACGTCATTTGTTGCATTTCCTTGTATATTAATGCTTAAATTAATATCACCTAAATTAGTGCCTTTATTGCCCAATACAGAGGTCATGTTATTTGACATATTTCTTACAAGATTATACATTTGTGAATTAGTTAATACCCATTCTGGATCATTGCTAGAACCATGCAATAAGTAAGTTCCAGTTTTGTTAATCAACCCACCATTAATACCATTAGCATATGATCCACTAATCTTATATTGTGCTGGTATAGTATTCTCATACAATCTTTTCCAGTTTTCATTAGAATATATTTTAGCAGCTCTTTTCTCCTGTATAGCTACAACCATAGGGTCGTTTTCAGTATAGCCTTGGTTATATGCATCTCTAAGCATTTGAGAATAATCTATACTAGAATCAAAGTACATTCTTTCATAATCTCTTTTAGTATACTTTGTTGGCTTTGGAGCGTTTATTTCTGCTTTATCCAGTTCAACATTTGCTTGATTTATACCTGTTGTAATCTTAGATTGTCTATACTTCTCTGGTATAAATTGTTCATATAAAGCTGTTAACTTAGGATCAGAATAAATTTTAGCAGCTTGTTTCTTTCTAAGTTCAACAATTTCTGGCGAATCTTCTGTTAATCCCTGTGCCTTATATTCATTGATTTTAGCTGAATAATCAAAGTCTTTATTGAACTCAGCTTGAGAATAATCAATATTATTTATACCGCTCTCAATATCCCTTAATGCTTGTACAGCTCTAAGTAAATCTGGAAGAATTTCATCTTTAAACTTTTTAGCAAAATCACCAACAACATTACCAAACTTTAATTCATATGATTCAAATGTACCAAAAAAGTCACTAGTAGCCACATCAAGTTCTTTAAACAATTCTGGGAACTTAAGTCTAATCTTATCAAAAGATTGGTCTATTAATATATCATGAGCAATTAATCTTTTATTTGACTCACTAAATTCTTCATCCAGTGCATTAATAGCATTTTCCTTCTCTTTAGCCTTTGAATCCTTCTGATCTTCTAAACCTTGTTTAATCAAATCCCTATTTCTTTTAGTTTTCATATCATTTATTTTTTCATTTTGTTCATTTAACTTTTCTTCAAGTTCTATAGTTCTTTGATATCCTACAAGACTAGTATCATACTTATAGCCATTAATCTTATCTTGAATTTCCTGTTTAATTTTAAGTTCTTTTTTAAGATCTTTTTCATAATCAGTAGCATCATTTTCTTTATCACGAGCTTTAATTTTTTCATCTATAAAGTCATTAAAATCATCAAGTTCTTTATCAAGAGCCTTCTTCCTAAGCTCTACACCTTTATCAATAATAGCAATGATTCTACTTTCAGCATCAGCAAGAGCAGTTTCATTAGCATCTATTTCTTGATTCTTAAGGTCATTTAAACTAGCTATCTCTTCTTTTATTTTGTCTACTAATTCTAACTTTTTCTTAATGAAAGTTGCATTTTTAGTTATGTTTTCATCAGTAATACTATTTAATTCATTTAATAAAGAAGTCTCTCTTTTAATTTCATTTTGATACAATTCTGATTTTTGAGCTAAAATTTCATATTGTTTAGTCTTATCTTTATTTGCTATTCTTAATTCATAATCTAAGTCTTTTAAAGCTTTTTCAAATACTAGTATCGATGATTCTACTCCATCAAATTTCTTAGCAACTTCAATATCTGTAATTTCTAATAGATTTTTATTGATACCAGAAACTATACCAGAAAAATCGATATCTGTTTGTGATATATCTTTGGCTAAATCAGTATATCTATTAAATAGATTTTTAACCTCAGTATAATCGTTGTTAGCTCTATTATATTCTTCATCAGAAGCTCCAACTCTAGCATTTACATAATCAACATATTCCTGTAGTTTTTCAGTACCATTAGTAATTACACCCTCTTCATCAAATGCAAAACCTTTATCAGATAGTTTATTTTTTAATTCACTTTGCTCAACTTTTTCCTCAGTTACAATATCGCTTAAAATAACTTTTTTACGCTCAAGAAGCTCGTTCTCTCTTTCTAATGACTCTATTTTCTTGTCATAGTCATTATCAGCTAATCCATCAAATAAAGCCTGTTCCTTAGCAAGTAGCTCATTTATGTTGTTTAGTTTAGATGTTAAATCTTGATATCTAGCATCTTCTAATATTTTGTTTGATAATGATTTGCTGTCTCTACTTCCATCATCATCCTTATTGCCTCTCAAGCCTTTAACATACTTTGCTAAATCTTCCTTACCAATTGTGTCTAATTGAGATTTAAGTTGTTTAATTCTAAGCACATGATTGTAAATATCTGTAGTAGTTTTTGATACTGCTAATTCTGCTTCTAAAGCATCACCGACCGCTCTAATAATTGGATTATCAGAAGCCTTATATTCTTTGGCTAAACGTTCATTGTCCTTAGTTGATTCTTTCCTCGCTGCTTCTAACTCTCCTAAAGATTCAATATCCATACCTCTTAAATCAAGAATTTTATATAAAGCATCTGTCTCAGCATTAACCTCTTGAAGTCTATGGCTTATTACTGCTAATGTCTTCTCTTTATCGGCTTTAAATACTTCATTTAAAGACTCTTTCTCAATTGTTAAGAACTCGCCTTGTTCTTTAATCTTATCAGACAATTGTGGATATAATTCAACTAACTCAGAAATAGTTTGACCACTAAGATGACCAGTATCCTCGATTTCTTTATATGCATTAGCTAAGTCTTTCTCATTTTTTATAAAACTCTCTACTGATCTTTTTGCAATATCATTTTGCTCATTAAAATATTGCATACCCTCAGTAGCCTTCTTTGATCCAGACATAATTTCATTGAAAAAATTATTTACTAAATCAAAATATATTCCACCGTCTTTATTTGTATCTAATAAATTTAACCATTCATCCTTATAACTCATTAAATTAGCATATTCAATCTTGAGTTCATATGGTTTCATGGTTTGCATTTTTTTAAGTCTTTGTTCTACAAAATCGAATTGAACTTTATATTTGTTTCTAAAAGCGTCTCCTTTTGATGATTCTAACAAATTTTTCAATGCCTTTTCATAATTTTTAACAACATCTATAATAGATTGGTATTCGCTTTTAAATTCAACTAGTTTAATAGATGAATCAGAAATTAATTGATTTAACCAGTCAAAACTTTCTTTTTGTTTTTTATCCATTGATCCATAAGCTTCGGTTAAAGCTTTTACAGTTGAAGTCAATGCTATCAACTGTTCTTCTTTATTTCCTTGAAAAGATATTCCAGAAATTTGATCTACTGTAACATTATCAATTTCTTTTAATATGTCCCTAACTTTCTCGATTTTAGATATAGAATCATAAAAACTATCTGTTTTTTTACCAGAATATTTTTGAACGTCTTTTGTTATACCAGAAATTATAGCATCCTCTATACTTGCATTAGGATCTTTATTAGTCAATACAGAACCTACACTTACAGCATCTTTTTTATTATAAGTCTCTTTAGCATCTGCTATATTTTTTCCAGCAGTTGCGAGAAAATCTTCTTCTTTAGCCTTTTTAACCTTTTCAATTAAATCAAGTTGTTCTTTTAATGATTTGTTCTGGAAATCTAAACTACCAGTAGTAATACCAAGTTGTTGTTGTAACTGCTTTTCAATATTAGTCATTTCCATTTTTGTAACAGCAGCATCTTGAATAACTAATTTGTTGTTATAGTAACTTTCTGTCAAGTCTTCTAAAGAACTAGTGTATGTTTTATAAGTATTTAAGCTCTGCTCCAATTCTGAATTTACTTCTTTAGACTTTTCTTTAAAAAATCCTAAAGCCTCTACAACTGCCCAAATCACAACAGCAACAGTGCCTATAATTCCAGCCTTAGAAGCAAATGTGCCAACAGCACTAGAACGATTCGCTGCAAGTTGACCGACTGCTACCGCTTCACTTAAAGCAATTCTCTCTCTATCTGTAGCCATATCTACACGTTTTAATGCTGTAGTTCGAGCTAATACAGCTTGATATTCTACTTCTGTCAAGACTCCATTTTGATACATTGCATTAACATATCTTTGAGCTTCTGCAACTCCAAACATAGCAGTTCTTTGTTTAAACATAGCAGAAGTAGCGAATTGAATATTAAATGCCATAGATGTAAATATATTGCCTAAAGTAGATATACCAAATGTTTTAAGTATTAAATTTAATCCTTGTAAAGCTAATCCTAATTCGATTGCATACATCAACACGGATTTTATTGGAGTAGGCAATGATCCCAACACATTTGCAACATTAGTCATAAGTTCTACAAATGTTTTTAACTGGTCTAATAATCCAGATTGACCAATAGAGATAGCTAACTCAGAAAAAGCAACCTTTAATACTTCAACTTTTTTAGCGTATGTTTCCATTATCTTAGCATTTTCTATAACAGAATATGAAGTAGCTGGATCGAGTGAATTAGCTCCAATTTCTTTAGCTTCGGATCTAATTTTACCGAGTTGATCCCACGAATCGGCGAGCAAAGAAACCCAGTTCTTTCTCCAAGCGCCTCCTAATTTATCCAATATATCGTTACTTGCTTGAGATTCATCTCCAAACTCTTTAAGCTTAACAGATACTTGAGACATAATATCTTTGAAGCCATAAAATTCAGTCTCATTCTTTTTAATTGTTATTCCATATTTCTCTAAAGCTTTGATAGTTTCTGGTCTATATGCATAAGATTCCAAAGTTTTCAAGGCATTTCCAATTTCATTCCCCGAAGTTGCGGTGCGCTCCCCTAATAATACAACGAGCGAGTTTATGTCTTCGAGGTCTAATCCCAGCTTTTTAGAGCTTGCACCAGCCTTGGATATAGCCTCAGCAAAGTCTTTTGAACTTACAGCATATCTATCAGCTAATCCATTCCATTCATCAATAATACGATTACTGTCACTAAACTGTAACCCTAATTGTTTTACAGTTGAAACAAGATATTTAACCATTTCAGCGCTATCTTTGATTTCTGTAGTATTTACACCAAGTAAAACAGATTCAGTCATTTGTTTTAAAGTGCTTGGGTCATTAATACCAGCCTTAGCTAAATCAGCCATAGCCTTTTGAGTATCAGATATATTATTACCAAACTTTTTAGATAATTCAATACTAGCTTGACCAATTTTAGGCATTTCAGATTGAGATAAATTATTCATAACTCTTGTTATGTTTATTAATCCACTTTCGTAATCTGAGTTTACTTTGATCAAATTAGTCATAGATTGTTGAACATAACCATAAGCAGCTCCAGAAATGGAATACACTAACGAGTTGCTAAACTTATCCATTAATGTAGCTCTTCTGTCTCCAGAACCCAATACTCCATTGGTTAATGCATTCATTTTTTGAGATATATCATATTGCCTTCTCATTTGTTCAAGCTCAGCATTAGCACTTATATTTGAATTTAATTGAGCATTTGAGTATCTACTTCTTTGAGTAATTAAATCAGATAACTGTCTACGTTCTATATCAGTAGCTTCATTGAGGTTTTCTTTCTGCTCTATAATGCTAGTTAATATGTTGATTTGCTGTGAAAGCTCTCTGTTTAAAGCATCAACAGCAGAAGCATATTCAGAAGTTCCCTTGGTTGATGATTTAACTATATTAGTATATTCTTGAATGGAGCTTTTCAGCATATCAGACTCATATTTTTGTTTTTGAGATCTTTGCATAGAAATTTCTGAACTTTTCAACTGTCTTTGAAGTAATTCTTCATTATCATCTGTAAGTTTAAAATCGCTAGAATTACGATAAGAAGTAAGCTTTGAATAATATTCTTCTATGGCAACTTTACCTTTTTTAAAATTGCTAATAAGCTCAGTGAATCCTCTATTATAATCATCTAGACCTTGTTTTGCAACAGTTGGTTTATTGAGTAAATTATCAAGAGTTTTAATCTTAGTTTGAACAGTTGTATATTCATTGGAAGTAAGTTCTAATGTATCTCTAAGTGTAGTTAAATCTCTAATAGTATCTTGTATATTTTTAGTGCTTTTTCTTTCAGATGCATCAAGTGAATTATAAGTATTCATTATAGTATTAAGTTGAGTTGTAAAGTTTAATTTATTATATGAATCTATATAACCTTTTCTAGTCTTAACAAGACTTCCAGTCTCTTTTTCTTCTAAAACTAGTCTATTTATAATATCATCATATACCTTTTTAATGCTTGTTAAAGCTTCTAGTCTAGATTTATCTGTATTTGCATTATTAATTAAATCTTTAGCATTATTAACATTAATTATATCTTGTCTAGTCAATAATTCATTTTGTTTAGACAATTCTGAATTAGCAGCTTTTATAGCATTATTAAATTCTTTTTGAAGAGAAACTTTTAAAACAATCTCTTTATCGGATGTTTTTGAAGCATCTATTTGTTTTTTAGAACTTTCGGCAAATGTTAAAAACTCGTCAGCTGAGCTTAAACCAGCTTTATATTTAGTTACCATTGCTTTTATATTAGCGCCAAATGAATCCTCTGTAGTACTAGTTGTACCTCTTTTGGTAAGCTCTTTTTGAAGAGTTGCTATTTCTTTATTTATTGCAATAAACTCTTTAGATGCAGAAGGCAATGTATTACGAAGATCTATAAAATCTTGCATAAACCCTTGTAAGGCTTCATCACCATCTTTGAATTCAAGCTTTGCGCTCTGGACACTACTTTTTATCTGGTTAAATGTAGTAGTAACTATTTTGGAGTTAAATTTTTCTGTCATACTATCTATCATTTTGATTTCTGGAGAATCTTTTGTAAATGCCGAAACACCTTCACTATCTGGTCTTAATGACTTTTCTTTTAAAATTTCAAATTCCTTTTTTTTGCTTTTGAGAAACTCTATGCTATTCCTATCTTTAGCAGAAGAACTTGCGTATGCATAATCCATTTCTTTAAGTATTTCTTTCAATACCCTTTTTGAATTAAATAGTTCTTGAGTTATTCCGGCAAACTTACCTTCTACATCTTTATCTAAGTCAAACTTCATAGTCTTAGTTGCTAACAATCCAGTTTTATCAATAAATTTACGATGTTCTATAAATCTACGCTTTTCTTCATCTAAGTATCTTCTAGTTATCATAAATGGTTTTTCAAGGTCTTTTTCATTAATTTCTATGTCGACTGATGTTTGTAAGTTTTGAGATGCTAAATGCTTCTTTACAACTTTAATTTTATTTAAAAAATCATCTATGTCTAAACTCAGTTTATGTTCTAAATTAGCCATTAAATCATTCCTTTCTATCCTTATATGTAAATAAAAAAAGTGACCCTAAAAGCCACTTAAAATTAAATAAAACAAATATATTAAATTAAACATAACAAAAGTATTTATAATATAAATCAAGCATATTCTATATAAAATATCTTGACAATCTAATTGAAATTGAGAGTCTATAAATAAGTACGACATAAAACAAGTTCCGTATATTATATTGAATATAATTCCAGTCATAATATCAACTCATTCTTTATTATTTAGTATTCCAAAACCTCTAAGAGTATTCATTGTTACTTTTTGAGGCTTAGGAGCTACTTCTTTAACAATCATAGGATTTTTAAGAGCTATACCTTTAACTCCTTCTTCATCGAGATAATCCCTGCTAAGTAATGCTATATTAAATTGCCAATCAAATTTATATGATATCTCTTTAATTAATGTTTTGTAGAATGGATAAGTCATGTTATCTAATTGATATTCTGTATATCCAGTTTCTAAAGCAATAATACCTAACGACCTATCTAAACTGAGTCCTTCTTCGCCTCCATTCGCTTCATTTTTTCTAAAAAATCTTCATCTTTTATACCATTCATATTATTAGCAATAGTTATAATATCTAATAAATTTTGAGTGGTTAAATTATCTATAAAATCCTGCGTTGGTTCTTTATCAAATACAGCTGTCAAGTATTTATTTAGTATACTATCTCCATCTTCATATCTCAATATTTCAGATACACCTATTGTTTTAATTATCATAAAACTATTATAGTCACCAGACTTGAAATATTTGATCTTAGTAGCCTTAATAGTGATTATACCTATACCATCCACTTCAATTTGATTATTCTCTAATTTAGGCTTTTTAACGTTTGTAGAGGTATCTATATCTTCTTTCATTGTGTCAAAGCTTTCTGTAGCTTTTAATAACATTTCTCTTTCAACTTTATTGCTCATTAAAGTATCTCCTATCGTTTGTTAGTAAAGGCTCATCACCTTTTTTAAGTTTAGGACATAGATGTAAGTTAGGCTTAACAACGTTATCTATATATTTATACTGATAAACTAAAATATTGCCATTTCTAATACATGGATTTTGACAGCAATTATCAATACAATATTGTTGGTATTCACACATTATATGATCCTGGAATAAAGAAGTATCAACATACAATTTAAACCCATTCTCTTTGGCGCTTAAACAAAATGGTATATCTTCGCCAAATTCATGAAAATCATATCTGCATTTTGTATATGCATTCTTACTTATTAGGTACACTGCTCCAGTGTAATCACATTCTACAATTGAGTTAAGTGGAAATTCATAAAAATGTGATATTGAGTTATATCTATTATTTATCAATACATTAGTTCTTATATGTGGATATTCTCTATAAGGTTGGAGTATACTATCATTATTGATTAAGCAAGCAATTATATCTTTTTTACTTTTTAACAACTTTTTAAGTGTATTAGGAACTAAAATAATATCGCTATCAACGCTTAAAAAATAATCAGTATCTAAATTTTCTAAGATATGGTTTCTAAGAAGTGTTAATCTTCTATACGTTTCATTTCTATAAGTATCTAATCGCTTGTCTTTAAAAGCTGGAAGTTTATACTTCTCAAGTTTAATTTCTAGATATTCTTTATCATGAATTGATTTAAATCTTCTTAAAGTAGAATCAGTTCCATCTTGACAGTTATTAATTAAGAAATATAGTTTAATTTTATCCTTGGGATAATCTAGATTATAGATAGCTTCTAAATATCTATCTATTAAATATTCTCTATTAGATATTGGACATCCAATTGTTATAGTACGCAAATCAATCACCTCGTATTAGTGTCTAATTTGCTTTATATGGATTTGTTTAAAAAGACATGTAATTATAGCTTAAAACTAAATAAGAGGCTTATAAGGCATCTAGACGTCAAATAAGCCTATATATATCATTGTATAACGAATAATGCATTTCCCATTCCAAGATAGTTATATTCATTATCATCATGAATTAATGTAAATCCATTTTTCTCTAAGAATTTAGTATAGTCTTCAAATAGACATAGACCAGTGTAGCGCTCTTTTATAGAGTACTCAGTATATATAAGCTTAATTTGTTTTATAGCTATTCTAGATGCGCTAAGGACGTTATACTCATTGCCTTCCATATCAAACCAACAAACTATATCTCCAGTTATTTTGTTATTCTTAACAAACTTGTCTAAAGTAATAGTTTCAACAGTTTGTTTAGTTTTAAAATATACATCTGGATGAATAGTCAAATGTTCCTTTGGTTCTAACAAAGTATCTGATCCAGTTGTATTTCCAGAACTTACAAACATCTCAGAAGTACCATTCTTGTTGTGCAATGCAAGATTAAACAACTTAACATTAGCTAGGTCTTTAGTTCTATCAGTTAACTCAGCAAAATGATGAGTAATAGGTTCTATTCCATACACAATTCCATTAGAAAATACATTGCTTAATTGAACTGTATCAAAACCTTTATTAGCTCCTGCATCAATTACTGTAGCATTATTTCCAACATACTTAAGAAAATCAAGTTTGTTCATATCACAACTCCTTTATTTTTATTCTTTCTAATACATTCAAGCTAAGTCTTTTAACAAAATTATCATGGTCATTTTCCCAGTTTATATGATAAGCTTCATCATTTGAATCTTTACTTCTTTTGCCAAGCACAAAATGTCTATGCTCAAATAATGTATTATCATTAATTCTATTATCTTTTAAGACACCTAAATCTCTAACATTAAAGTAAAGCTCGGTATCACTAAACATATGAGTATATGAAGGATGATAGATGGCTTTGTTTAATAACTTAAGACACTTAAAAGTCATTATTGGAATTGTAATAGATGGTCTATATCCAAGATTATATGGATCTTGATACCCATCATTAACAAATAAACATCCAGCAAAGTCATTAAATTGGTCAAATAAATATAAATCCCAGTCAATTGGTGCGAAAAAATCGTCGGAACTCAATATTATAATATCATTATCATTAGCATCTAAATTAGAAGTTAAGTAATAAGTTGGATATACAACACCTCTAGTTCCATTGTCTGCAACGAATACTTCACAGTTAGATATATTATAACTATCTATTATTGATTTTTGAGAATCATTCGATACAGCTACTTTTAATATAATATTATCAATATTACTACATTTAGATTTCCAGTCATTATATGTATCATAAAACATTTGTGGTCTTACAGTTGACCAAAGTAAATATATATTCATCACTTACCCCAATTCCACTTTTCTCTAAAGTAACTTGCTCTATCATAGTAGTTTGTTTCAGATAATACATGAGTCTTATTCCATTTACTAGTTTGTTTAGCATGGTAGTAAGAACAGTCTAATTGGTACACATCCCATTTTAAAGCTTGCATTTGGAAAAACAAATCATCATCCTCAAACCCCCATCCTACTTTATAATTTTCATCAAACATGCATTTATCAAATACTTCACTTTTAAACAATCCATATTGAGTTAATGCATATGAAGCAAATGAAACTTCATGTTTTAAAAGTTCATGTTCAATCGAAGGGAGTTGAGGAGTATAAGTTTTCAAGTCGTTTGTAAAATACTTAGGATTGAATCCAATGCATTTAGCATTAAAATTTAAATCATCAAATCTGTTTTTAAAGTAATTTAAACTTCCGTTAATATATAATATATCAGAATCCATCATTAGTATAAAATCACCTTTAGCAACTCTAATCATTTGATTCCTACCAATTGCAGAGCCAACATTTTCACTATTCAAGATACTTATAAGGTCATTTTGATCTTTCAACCATTCTTGTGATCCATCTACTGAACCATTATCCAATATAATAATTTCTAAGTCTACAGTTTTACGCTCTTCACGTAAATTATCTATTGTAGGTTTTAATATTTCTAACCAATTCCAATTAATAATGCAAACACTAAATGTCATGGTGATTACTCCTTATTTAAATAATATCTACCATTATATTTTTGATAAATATCTAGTAAAGTATCCATTCCTTGACCATAATCAATACATACTTTACCACATTGTTTAGCCATTATATTTGATATAATCTTTGCATTTACACCAGCCGAAACTAGACTCCAATCATGATCTACACTATTCATATACTCAATAGTCTTATCAATATCATTTGGATTAGTAATATCTGTGTAATATCCTTTAGCGACAACTCCTAATTCTTCTAATAAAAAATCAGCAAATAGTTTAGACAGTGAACCAATCAATAATGGAGGATTGAGTCTAATCAAGTTAACAAAATCTTTACTATAACATAATCCTACATTTACAAATGCATAACATAAATTTTTTGGTTTATAATCTAAAGCCGAAAACATTCTACTTGTAAAATCATCATCTGGAAATACACCAACAAAATCAGCTTCTTTAATTGCATTAATAAGCCTATCTCTTGTTTTGATATCTGGTGTTGATACTCCACAATAAGCAGTTCCAGTTGACCATGCTACATCTTTGCGTATATAATCTTGGCTAAGCAATATTTCTTGAGACATAATTATTAATTCGCCATCACCAATTCTAGTTATATAAAATGGTTCTTTATTTTGTATTTTAGTATATATAATATTAATTAAATCTTCTTGAGATATTAAATCAGAGTGATTAAATTTAATATGATTAGCATTTGTTAAATAACTCATATGCTATCCCTTTCGATATCATCTACATAACCAATAATTCTAGCAGGATTTCCAACAACTATAGCATAGTCTGGGACATCCTTGGTAACTACTGATCCAGCTCCAACCATAGCGTATTTGCCAATTATTAAATCTGGTAATATAGTGCAATTAGCACCTATAGAAGCTCCTTTTTTAACTAAAGTTTTCTCGATACTCCAATTATCTTTAAATGCTCTTGGAAACTTATCATTAGTAAATTGAGTGCCTTGACCAATATAAACTTGATTTCTTATGGTTACACCATTGTATATATTTACCGAGTTTTGTATCTTGCAATGATTGCCAATACTTACACTCTTATCTATATATGAATTAGCTCCAATACTAGTTCCAAAGCCTATTATTGCATGATCTCTAACTTGAACATTGTTCCAGATTTTAGCACCATTTTTTATAGTAGATTTATCACTTATTTCTGATATTTTGTGAATAAATGCTTCTGCCATAATTACACCTCGTTTAATATTTGTTTAATAGTATTACCAATATAATCTATTTCATTCTTTGTTAAACTAAAATGAACAGGAATAGATAATATTTCATCCTTTACTTTATCAGCGATTTCAAATACCTCTCTAGAAGCTATATGAGCTTGATGAGGCATTAAAATAGGATAGCATATATCAGAACCAATATTATGTTTAAATAACTCATCCTTAAGCCTATTTCGACTTATAGAGCATATATCTTTAATACGTATAGAATATTGATTATAAACAGTAATTCCTTGAGAATACTCTTCTTGGAACTTGATATATTTACAGTCTTTTAATAATATATAATAGTTTCTAGCATTCTCATGTCTAAACATATTCCGTTTAGTTATATGTTTAAGTTGGCATAAACCAATAGAAGCTGATATATTTGTCATCATATAATTATATCCAAGCATAGTAGAAACATATTTTTCAGCTTGACCATGATTCCTAATCATTTTGAGTTTCTTATATATATTAAAGTCGTTAGTGGTTACCATTCCACCTTCTCCAAGATACATATTATTAGTTGGGTAGAAACTAAAACAACCACAATCTCCAAAAGTACCTACATATTGAATGTCTTTATCATTTAATAATATCTCAGCAAAATGAGCTTGACAACAGTCTTCTATAACTCTTAAATTATACTTGTATGCAATTTTATTAATAGTAATCATATCACATGGATTACCAAATAAATGAACTACTAATATTGCTTTAGTTTTATTAGTTATCTTATCTTCAATCTGATCAATGTTCATGTTTAAAGTCTTATCATCAATATCAACAAAAACTGGTTTAGCTCCACACATTAGAATACTATTAGCAGTAGATATAAATGAAAAACAAGTAGTAATTACTTCATCGCCTTGACCAATACTATTGGATATTAAAGCCATATGCAAAGCGCTAGTGCCACTATTACAAGCTACTGCATAATCACAATTCATTTTTGTAGCAAACTCATATTCAAATTTTTCAACTACTTTTCCATATCCAAGTTGTTTGGAGTGCAATACTTCATTTACAGCATTTATTTCTTCGCCAGTTATTATATTGTTTGTCATACTAATAAAATCCATTTTAATCATCTCCTAACTATGAAGACCATTGTAGACATCTAATATTTGATAAGCTTTAAGTCTGTAATTATGATTTCTATAGACAAATTCTTGAGCATTGGTTGCAAATTCTTTTCTCATAGCATCAGTCATACCCAATATCTCTTTAGCCATATCTCTCATTTCTGGATAGTCTTTAGCGAGGTATACATGCTTATAAAAGCATATTTCTTGAGCTTTAGTATAATAACTAAGTAAGATACTGTGACCACATCCAAGTACCTCAAAATCCCTCATGCTTTGTTGCGTAAAACTTCTATCACTACACTGAGAACCTAAAGCAATTGTAGCACTAGAATACATTGATGGTAATTCTTCATATGGTAATACGCCATGATAACAATTCATATGATTAGCTAAGTTAACTGGTCTAGTAAAATCATCCCAACAAAGACCATATACATCAACTTTAAAATCATCTAACAATGGCATTATAAATTGTTTAGACTTATCAAATCTATTACTATAGTTACTAGCACATAATGCAATATCATGAGCATATTTTGGGTTAAAACCAACATTTTTATGATATTCTGGATTAACACCAAACATTAACAATGAAGCGCTTTTTCCATTCTTTCTATATCTAGGTAAGCATTCTAATGTAGTTGTAAATATATGATCTGAATGCTCTGAAAAATAATCTCCGATTTGAGTTGTAACAGGGTCTTCTATTGCCCATGCAAATATTGGTATACCTAATACATTAGTACATTTTCTTAATTGTATTAAAGGCAATCCGCCATAACCCTCTGTAAATATTAAATCTGGCTTGAAATTATGTATTTTAGTAAGTAATAATTTTAAATGTTCTTCAAATGGTTGCTCCCAAATCTTGTGATGTTCCGGATCGCTTAAATAATCAACTTCCATACCAATCTGTTGAAACCCACTCATTAATCCAAATTTAATTAATGGGACTTGTGATAAGAATAATACTCTTATTTTTTTCATATGTTAATCACCTTTTCATAGTATTTTTCTATAGATTCTGAAATTAAATCAGCTCTTATTTTCCAAGAATTATTATTAGCAACTTCTAAACATTTTGATTTTATAATCTCATCATTTTTAAGTCTTAATGCTTTTTCGATATTCATAATATAACCTTCTCTTGTAGAACTTGTTAAAACAATATCTTTATATTCTGGATCACATGCTTCTGGGATATCTGTAGATACTGTTATTTTTCCATGAGACATGCCTTCGTACATCTTGATTGGGTTACTATAGTCTGATATTTGACAGCGCTTAAATGGTAATAAATTGACGTCACAATGATGATAATAAGCTTGAAGTTCCTCATAACTTTTGTTACCAATGAATATACAGTTACTTGGAATATCTTTTATCCCCCAAGTCAAACCAACTACAACAACATTATATCTGACTGACAAAGCTCCGATTAATTCTAAATCACACCAGAATGCTAATGCTCCACTAAATAATAATATAGGTCTACCATTCATTCGAATATTTTGATATTCAATTGGTATAGGATAATCTATTAATCCAAGCTCTGGAAAACATCCATTTCTACAAAGATGAATATTATTATGTTCAGATTCTCTAAGGTTATATAAAGTTTTAGATGTGGTAAATAAAATGTTAGATTTAGAAATCATACTGGTTTCATGCATAGAATTAGCTTCGAAATTATCTAAGCTATCATATATTACTAAGTCGCTCCTTATGCTATCTAAGTCAATAAATCTGCTAGACCAGCTAGAAAAGTAGATATCCACTTTTGGAACTCTTTTTACAAATACATCCCAATTATAATGAATTTCTAAATTATTATTAATAATATCTTTAGCCTTATCTTTAACTTGAGTTTGATTAACCCAGTATACTTTATAGTTGTTAGAAAGTAACTTCATAAGATGATGAGGTCTTTGTTGCAATGCAAAATCAAAATCTATAGTATTGGCATATAATAAAGTTTTCATTTTTTTTAATTCCTTTTGTTTATTTTTTCTAAAAATGGACATAAAAAAAATCGGGTAATAAATTGTTTACTATTAAATAGTGTTCAATCTATTACCCATAATTTTAATATAATATTTATATAAAGTCAATTAAAAGGAGAATTATATTAATTTCTAATTTATACTGGTTTAACAATTAATTGGTACATATTTCCATCAGATCTTCTTGGATCTAATCCAGTTAAGTCTAATTTAAATGTACTTGCTGATTTATAAGAACCACTAATTTCATAAGTAGGCATAATCTTACATTTATAAATCATTAATTGCGCATATGCTTCAATGATACTATCTGTAGCATCTGCTGAACTATAAATTGGAAATTGAATAACACAACTAGCAGCAGCTGCAAAATCTGTGGTTTGTACAGTTAATATATCAGTAGTAGCAGCAGTCGCTACTCTATAAGCTGGATATACTTTATCTCCAATAGCAGTAGCTTCAAAATGTATAACTGTATCAGAACCAGAAGTTGATACCCAAAATTGAGTTGCAGTTGGAGTTGTTCCAGATGATTCAGTAAATCCATTAATTTCTACTGATCCAGCAACAGCTACTACACCAGTTAATGTAATTACTGCATTAGCATCAATTGTATATGGATCACCAAAGTAGTAATACTCACTTGCGCCAGTAGTTCTAGCACCACCAGAAGTTAACTTTAATGCATCTAAATCCCATTGTGCATCTGTAATACTTGCTGTTATTGTCTTTTTTGTGTCGATTTGGGCTAAATTGTAAAATGACCACCCACCAGTAATTTCCAGGGAATCACCGCCTAGTGTGATTTGTCCTTGAGTAGCAGTAGCCAAATGTGAATTTCCATTAGCAGTTTTTACCAACACTTTAGGAGCGTCGATAATAAACCCTTTACCTGTAAAAGCCATAAAAATGACCTCCTTTATTTTAATTCAATTAAATTCATATATAAAAAAGGCTCAAACATAAATCTTTTTATATTCAAACCTTATAGCATATCGTTTAAAGTAATTTGTTCCAGAAATAGATTCATAAGCTGTTGTATATATAAGCTTGACGTCATTGAAACTTTGCCTATTTAAAAGAGCAATTAACCTATCAGATACTTGATTTATCCTTGTTTCAAAACCAGAGACTAAATCTTTATATGAAGGTATATAGACCTCTATAATAACGCTGTCACGCTTTACATAGTCTGAATTAGTTTGTGATCCAAATCCTTTTCTAACTAATAGTCTGCATACTCCATCATCTGTGAACACATCAGATACAAATTGCTGTAAGAAGTATTTTGTTACCAATAAACCATAATCAGTTAACTCATTTGAAGGTATCAACATTAGTTGCTTTAAAGTCGTATCATTAACTAATGTTTGCATTATAAGTCCGAACTCTTTAGCAATCATAATATCACCACCTTTATTCTAGTGTTACATACTTGTCTAAATCTACAATCAGATGAAATTCTCTAACTATTCTTTCAAATTCGTCATCTAATTCAGCTAAAACGCTATCAAAGAAATATGAAGGACTTTGTCTAAAATATGGTATCTCATGACGAGTTCTAGCTGTACTTAATTTCCAGCCATAACTATCTGATTCATAATCATAAACTTCTTCGTTTGGTCTAGTATAAACATTATTTGAAACTCTTTTGTTATCATAATAATTGCTATTCATATATTTCTTTAAAAATGGATTAGCAGAACTCATTAAATTTCCCATTCCGAAGTTTATAAGTAATGCTTGTTTAAGTAAATTATCATCATCACTATAATGATAAAGTAACCCAGCTTTTGCAATTATAGTATGTGCATATACTTTAACATTATGACTCATATTATCAGCAACGTCTTGTCTCCATTCTAGCGCTCCAACAGCTGAATAAGAACCTCTATCTGGAATATCTTCTATATTACTAATCATTAAGTGTTTAAAGTGTTCAACAAGTTTATCCATCTCTCTTGTAAAATAATTAATTATTTCTTTTTTCATACCTTCATCGTCAAATTTAATTGTAAAATGATTTTTCATAAAATCACCTAATCTTTTCTACTCGTGACTAGAATTTGAGCATAAATAACTAGCAATCCAGTATTTTCAGAAACATTAAGCTGTGAATAATCTATATCAGTAATAATATATCTATTATTACGTATACTAAATTCATCAGTTATTCTAAGTTGATAAGTAGTATCATTACATTGCATACTCAAACCAATTCTTTGAGATGGTACAATACCAACATCACTCTCATTAGCATTAAATACGGTCATACCATTTCTAAACTCAAATGACTTAATACTATCAGCAATTGTTAAATAACCAGCTGGAGTAGTACTATTTCCCATACTATCAAAGACGGTGTTGCTATATCTTTCAAATGTTATAGTTTGGGTACATAATTGTATTTTAGTATTATTGCAATTTATATCTGAAATAGGTTTCCATACAACTAAATAATCAGAATTTTCTATATTTATTAAATCGCCTTTTCTTAAAGGAGTAGCAACATTTCTAGAATACTCGATTACAAATGTACCATCACCAATATTTCTTACATTAGATTTCAAATCTCCTATGTTAACATTTATAGTAATTGGAGTAGTTGAACCATTTACATAACATAACTTTCCATTCACACTTAATGAATCATCAAAATCTTGATTTAAGTAATCTGGGACATAAAAATACATGTTACCTCCTCTTCAAAAAGTCGAAGAAAGACTTATCTGGTTTCCTAAACTTAGACTCTTTAATGTCTACATCTATTATATTGTCTGGAATCCTCTGTATATTACCAGCTAAATTAAATATATACTTTTTAATATCTGAATAATCTAACTTTCCATTCTGTAAATCTTCTATTTGGTATAATAAACTTAATGTCTTTTGACTGAGTAAGTGGCAATATTCATCAAAAGTAAATGTATCTGAGCCTACAATCTCTAAATCTTTGTTTTTATAAGTTATCTCAATTTTCATAATATTATCTCCTAACTATCAAAGTTATAAGTTATAGCTTCAACGGACACAGCACTTATGCTTGATTGGTTAGAAACATCTGTCATTCTGTGGAATATTTGAATTAGATGATTTTCATGTTCATTGATTTGTTTAGTTAAAAACTCGAATGGCTTAAATGCATTACTAATAGTTAAAGCGTTTGTTGTATAGCTTACTAGAGTATTCCATGCATTTCTGATATTCTTTAATACTTCTATCTCGGAACACTTTAAACCATATTCTAATTCTAATAAACTTAAATCTCTGCTCAAAGAGTCTGTTGAAAATTCATTTGCCCAATCATCTTCTTTACCAGTATCGTCATACAAGCGTTTAAAGCCAGTAATAACGAAGTTTAAGTAATCAGCATCAGAATATGTTGTTGGAGTTCTTTGATTAGTAAAATTAGCCTTTAATTGCGTTACAATACTATTTAAATCTGTCATATAATCACATCCTTATATAGGACTAACTTCTCTGTTGCAAAATTGAGATATAAACTTTAATTTAGAACCATTCAAATCATCATAAATTTTAGTTGTAACTAAGTAAACTAAATCTTTAATATGTGGCTCAGTTATTTTACCTAAAGATGATTTCATTTTAAGAAAATTACCTTTTAAAATTTCTTCAATTTCTTTTTCAGTTTTAATACCTTCATTGTTTTCTATGTAGCCTAATTCTTCTTTAACTTCTTCGCTTTGAATAGTTAAATAACCTCTCTTAAATAAAGTGCAAATAGAGTCTAAATAATATATATCTTCACTATCTAACATTGTAAAGCTTCCAGCTCTTATATTCTGCTCTCTTGGAGGATTTATTAAACTAATTCCAACATCGAATTTATTAGTGTTTAAAACTTTTATTTTAGCCATATACTTATCTCCTTTTAATCCTTTATAAACAAAAAAAACAGGGAGATTCAATTAAGAATCCCCCTATCACTACTTCTATAAACTAGTATCTTCATAAACCATAATTTGTGGGAAATCTCCACTAATTACAGCACTTCCAAAATATTGTCTTAAACAAACTTCCATTGTATTATCATTCATATTTGTTTGTTCAGTAGATTCTACTCCACCCTCTAAAACAACTTTAAGAGGCATTTCTGCGCCTGTAGGAATAATATATAAACAATCTTGTCTTAATACTGTATCGCTCAAACTAGAAGCTATAAACGGATTGCTCAAAGAAATAACTCTAGCTCCCTTATAAGTACCAATAACTCCATTAGAGATGAATTCATTCATAACGCTTTCTGAATATTGAACAACACTAGTTGTGGTTACGAAACCAGTTGCACCAGCTAATTTATATACTACATTAATATCTCCAACAAGTGATACTCCATTACCAAATCTCATTGCTGATCTTATTTGAGGATCTAATGTACCTGTTACGATACCAGAACCAGAAGCATAAGATGGACTAGAATATCCTGAGAATGCAGCATATAAAGTAGCTTCAACATTTTGTACAAGCTTTTTAACCATTTCTTCGCTCGCAGAATTTATGATTTCATCGAATGAAACTTTTCCAGCAGCGAGTTCATATAAATTTACATATGGTCTACTAGAAACTTCCATAGTATCAATACTTGTATAAGCATTCATGATTTTACTTCTTGCAGTTGTTCCATTCTTAGCTTGGATATATGCTTGAATACCATTCTTTTTAATTTTGAACATTGCTTTTTCGCCAATTGAAGTTGACTTAACATCAGCAATAGTTTCTAAGAAATTAGTTTTTTGGTTAATTATATTAGAAACTACATAAGCCATCAATTGAGCAATTTCATATCTATTTATAGGATTAGGATTAGAAGCCAATTCTTTAATTGCTGATCTTGCTTCTCTTACCTCAATCTCAGATTCTTTAATTTGACCTAAATTTAATGCTGAGAATATTTCTACAGCTTTATCACTTCTTAATGCCATTACACACTCACCCCTTTATTAGTTTAATACAATACATTTATAAACAGTCTTGTTCCACATTGTAGGTTTCTCGATTACTTGGAATGTCTGTAATGGAGAGCCACTAGTTGCAGTTATTTTACCAGTTGTACTTATATCTACAATATCTCCAACAGCTGGAGTTCCAGTTACTTTATCAGTTACAAAAATCTCACCAGCTAATAGTCTTTTAACTCTAATATAGTTTCCAGCAGTAACAGAGAAATCTAAATCATTAATCATCTCTTCATCCACTGTATCAATAACATTTTCAACGAAATATGGAATAACAGTGTTAGCACTTGGAGTTGAAGCCATACCAGTAGACCAAGTAATAGCAACAAACATACCATTTTCGATAGCTGTTTCTCCTGTGTTCAATTTAACTGTTCCAATATACTCGTTATTGCCTTTAGCAATAAAACCTGCCATAATTCACGACCTCCTCATAACTATTGAATAGTTATATATTTATTAATAATATTTGTTGAATTTATAGATATATCATCATTTATTTTTGATGATACATATTTGACTTGCTTAACTTCTGGTTTCTTGTTGCTAGCCTTTTCTAAAGCAATTCTAACAACTTCATTTTGAAGAATAGACTCATTCAAGCTTTCAATAGCTTCTGCTACTTCTACCTTGTTTAATATCTCATCTCCAAGTATTTCACTATACTTATTTCTTAAAGAGATTTTCTTCTCAGATAACTCTTTTTCGAGTTTTACTTTATTAATTTCATCGAGTTGTAGTTTACACTCAGTTAACTCAGCAATCTCTTTATCCTTTGCAATCAAGCTTTCACTAAGTATTGCAAGTTTTTCTTTTAACTCAGATAACTCAGTATTAGAAGTTTCAAGTATTTCAGCATTCTCTTCACATTTTGCTTTTTCTTTCGAATCTTCAATTTGAGAAGTTTCATCTTCCATACCTTTCTTTTTACCGCAAGCAGAATCTTCAATTTCAGACTCTTCTTGAGCATCTTCCATTTCTGGTTCATCTTTTATTGGTTCTCCATCTTTTACTGGCTCAGCAGAGTTTTCAATTTCATTAATGTCTAAAGTTTCTGAATCTTCCATATCTGAATCTTGAACTCTTGTATAAGATTTATTAACCTTATAACAATCAGAAACAGTAACACTATCACCAACAACTAAAAAGTCAACTTTACAAAGTTCGCCTTCATAATCAACTAATACCATGTAATTAGTGCCTATCTCTAAACAATACATATCACAGCAATCTGGATAAGCTTCACAGCATTTTTCATAAACTAAAGATTGAACTCTTTGAATGTCTAACTCGCTTATATCAATTACTTTAGTGTTCTCAAAAAACTTTTTAATATTCAATTTCTCACCACCCATGTCTATATTTAAAGCTTCGGCAATAAGCATATGTGCTTTGCTTCTTTCCTCGGCTGGTTTGGACACGATACAATCTCCAAATAATTCATTTCCTGCAATAACATCTATAGTTCTTGTGCCATCGTCATTATAGGTATATTCAGCAACTAAACATTCAATACTAAAAAATAAAGAATCTTGTTCATATAAAGTTTGTATTGCATCACATACTAATGGAAATCTTTTAGATACTCTTGCAGTACCAAATAAAGATGTTACTCCGTTATCATCAGTTGACTTATAAAAGTCTACATATGAACCAATTTGATCTGTATGAAACTCTCCATTCTTATCTAAAGTATGACCTAAAAATCTAGATAATCTTTCAAGTTTTACTCTCTCAGCAACTAATGGTAAACCTATATAAAAATCTTTATTTTGGACAACATAATCAATGAATTCATTTGAAAATATAGCTTTGTTTTGATTAACTTGATTAGTTAACAATAAGACTTGTAGTGTCATATAAATATCATTATTACCACTAGATATCTCAATGACTCTAGCATTTAATTTTTCATGCAATTTATACACCTCCACTATGTATTAGAAGGTTTAGGCTGTGCCGATGTTTTACTATTATTCTTATCTTGTTTTAATTCATTTAATGGCTTCTCGGGTTTAGTATCTGTAGATGTAATATTACTAGAATGGAATGGACTAGTTGGAGGATAGAATATTAATTCATCACCAGATGTAAATTCATTAGATTTACGTTCCTTTTCCTGTTCATAATCCATGCTATAGTAATCATTTAACAAGGTCTTTCTAGACACGCATCCTTGTTGCCATAATTGGAAAGCTTCTTCCCTCATCTTGCCTGTATTCATTAAATCAAGACGGTTAAACACAAACACAGGAATCTTAGTTTCTGAAATACGCCACAGCATAGCAAGTTTACGATTATACTTCTTCATCATTTCAGCAAAGTTATTTTGATTTTGGGTAATTCTCTGTGAAGCAATCTCTACAGACACATTAGCCTGAGCGAAAGAACCACCATCAGACTCTCCAGTAACAACCAAAGGTGATATACCACCACTAGACATTATTTGTGCATTAACCTCTTTATACTTGCTATTATCAAACATTCCTTTAGTATCAATAGAAATAAATTTAGCATCTACAAAATGACTAGTAACAGCCAATGGAAATTTATTTAAAGCATCTTGAAATAATCTAGCTGTAACATCTAATTGTCTTCCAGTTGGTTTAGGTAATAAAGCATCGTTTCCAAGTTTTACATGCAAGAATCCTTTAGCACCAATATTAAGTTGAACATCTTCGTAATAACTAATTAATTCTTTTTTAGCAAGTGGTTTTAAACAAGTTGATATAAAGGGTATTGAGTATCTTTGCCACATAGGCTTAGACTCTTGTAATACAAATGTGTTTTCTGGATTTAATTGTATCCAACTTGAAGCAGAACCGCCTTTTAAAGATTGTGCTATTTCTGGTGGATAGCCTTGATATTTAATAGCCAATGCATCTAAAAATCCCTCTTGACCACCATAGTTAAGCCTTCTATTTAACTCTACAACATTAAACTCAATAACAGGTTCGCCATTAATACAAACCTCAGATATTCTAACTCTATGAGGTGGTAATGTAATTAAGCTACCATCTGGCATAAAGTAAATAAAACAATTACCAAATGTATATAATTCTATAAATATACTTCTAGCAATATCGCTAAACCCTACCATGTCATAATAGTCATAATACCTCTGTTTAGCCTTCTCTCCTCCACCCTTTAGTTTATACCCACAACTCAAACTAAATGGCGTAAGCACCCTCTTAACGACTCCAGAAATGATATCATCAGCATCAACATAATAAGAAGCCAATTCATATAGTTTATATATATTTTTCTGCTTATCTTTTAATATTTGAGTATAATCATAGTTCTTGAGTTCGCCTTTAAAGGTATACTCTTTATTTTCATAAGAAAACACTTGAGTAGATTGATTCTTTAAATCAGCTCCAACAAGTATTTCTTCTGCAATATCCAAAATATCTTCCAAAAACTTCACTCCTTTCTACTCATCAAATTTATAAGAACAACCAATAAGGAACTCGTCAAATCCGACTTCTCCCTTAAATTCCTGTTCTAATGTGTATATATATTCAAGACCCATAGCAAGGCTTGAATACCTATCCTTATGTAGTCTAGGGGATGATGTTTCATAAATAACATTACCAGACGTAGTTATCTTAGGTATTATATTTCCAAGTTCATATTGCAAAGCATCAGTTTCAATAAATACAGATAACTTTTCTAAAACTAATTCTTTATCCTTTTCAGACTGCTCAATATCATATCTGATTAACGTGCTTGTAACTGGTATTTGTAAGCTCATATTCTCAAAATACATTCTAGTTGCAGTAGCTATTCTATTATTATATTGATTGTTGGCTTTAATACCTCTAATAATAGGAATGCAATTATCCATTGTAACTTTAGAATCATCTAATATTAAAGGTAGATGTTCCTTATCATTATCATCAACAAAAGGTGATCCCAATAAAGAAACTATTCCTTCACCAATACCATTAATATCTATTATTATCTTTTCAGTGTTTGGAAAACGTATAGACAGTTTTCTGATCTCTTTAGCGAGCTTATCAAGAGAATAGCCATTATATGATTTGATATAAACTAATTGCTTTAAAAAGGTCTTAGGAGCGTTGGGAAAGGATGATTGTTGTTCAGAAAATTTAAGAACGATCAATACTGCATTGTCAGAATTTTTACCAGCACTTGTTGCAATATCGCAACTTATTATATATCTAGACTTAGAACCTTTAGGCATTAATAATTCAATCTTTTCAAGTACTCTACAAGGTTCAGTAATTTCATAACTAAAATAACTCATCTCAGAGTTGCCAATAAAACGTGCGTTCCATTCCATTTCCCACGATGAAATAGGCATTTGACGCTTCTGTTGGAATACAAAATCATCATCGATAATGCCATATCTTACACCAGTTTTATAATTAATAGCGCATGAAAAAAATGAAGTAGATTTATCATTCATAAACTTTAAAGACATCTTAAATCTATCATAAAACTCACAAGACTTAAGATAAGCAGAACTTGTTTGAATTATTTTTGAGTTATAATCAATAAATCCAGACTCAGCATACTTCCAATAAATATCTCTCTTGTATTGTATAATTGGTCTAATAACAGAGTTTATAACATCAGATTTAACCCATGCAGATTCATCTATATATAGTATCTTAGCACGATTACCACGAAGATTTGATCCATCGCTAGACAATGCACCAGACTCAATTCTAGATCCATTTTTAAATATACAAACAGCTGATTCTCGTGATACCTTTATAGAGGCTATTTCTTTGGCAACGTTGGGGTTAGTTTGAGAAATAGTATCTATATACTTTATAACGAACATAGCTTGTCTAAGGGTCTTAGAAACGACTATAATAGGTGATGAAGGATATAGTATTGCAATACCCATTAATGCATAAGCCATTTTCCATGTTTTGCCCAATGATCTAGACTCTACATCGATTATATCATCATGGTTACCTACAGCTCTTATTATAGCCTTTTGAAATGGCATGAACTTAATTGGCTTATTTGGATGAGATAATACTTGTTCAATGAATACATCTAAATGAGTTCTCCAATACCATATCTGCTTACTCCAAGCCTCGATGTTATTAGTTTCCATCAAATATCACCATCCCCAAGAGACATAAGTGTCCATTTAAAATCATCTATTACCTTATCAATATCATCCTTTTCAAACTTATAAGGATTATTATTCAAGAACCCATCATTCTCGATTCTTCTTATTAAGTCTCCTAAATTATCAGTGCTATTTTGCTCAGTTTCATTTCTTGTTTTCTCAGCAAATTTAGCAGACTGTGATAACTGGTCAAATATATCCTTTAAATCCTTAAACTTCTTTTCAGCACCTATCTTACCATCGCACATATCACTGAATGCTTTATCCATTGCAAGACTAGCTTTACATACCTTTTTAGCATAATCAATATGTGAAACCCTATCTATCTTATAGTCATTAAGCAGACCGTTGAAATACTCTTTTAAATAAGCCAACTCACTATCTGTATAAAATCCAGACCACTCTTTATTAAATGTTTTCTTAACAAGAGAATGAGTATATTCAAATGCATCAACTTCATCACTATCTTCTTTAAGCTCTATATCATTACCATTAGGATCTTTGAACACAACCTTTTTAGTATCATAATATTGTCTCATGTTCATTCTTGAAAAATATATCTTAATAGATTTCTTGTCAATAAAATCGGTTTGAGATACTTCGTCTTTAGATAAACTAGTATACTCTTTAGCCTCTTTATATTTATTCAAGCAATATTCTGTTGCTATAGACCACAAATAAGGATGAAACAGTCTTTGGTTAAAATCACAATATTGAATAAGTGACTCTCTATCAGTTACATGTATAGCGATGCAATCTTTACACCAACTATCTCTCATCATCTCTTGTTCCCATTTCCTATTCATGAAGAACCTTGAGAACACTTTGACTTGACCACATTTATTACATTTCTTCTTAGACTCTTTAAGTGCCATTAAACCACCTCTTATTTTGAAATAAAAAAAGACTATTTTAAATAGTCCTTGAATTCTTTTACAGCTTTATTTTTTAATGAATTAATTAGAATTTTATTTTCAGATATTGTTTTATTATAAGAGTTTGATAAGTCAATTTGACCATCATAATACCCAATATTATAAGCATTATCCATAGATTTATTGACGATATCTCTATCTTCTTTTTTATTTGAATTATCAGAACTATAAAGATTAATTAATGTATAATAAACTTCTTTTGTAACTATAGAATCATTAACGAAATAATTAATATCATAATCGCATCCGTTAACAGACACCTCTAATTTAAAACTTAACTTTACTTTCATATAATCACCATTAAATATATATTAAACATACTCAAAACTTTTAAACTTGTATGTTGTAGTTTTAAAGACTAGGCACATGTATATTAAATAAATCAAACACATTTAGGAGGAAAGCTAAAATGTAATCAATAAAATTAATTGCTATTATCTTGGGTTCTGCTGTATGTGCCTAAATATACTATTCTGCGAACGTTTCAGAATTTGAGAATGAAAAATTAACTTCTTTATCTAAAAAAGAATCTAAGTCACTTAAGTTAAATGCCATTAATCCATTCTTAGAATCTTCAACTAATAACTCATTAGTATTTGGATTGAAACCTTTGAAAGTTCCTTTTAAACTTATATTATATTTATTCGATCTTACAACACTAATCATAATAATACTCCCATCTAAACTTATATTTTAATATAATCTTTAAACATATTATCAATTTCTTTTAATACAGGAAGGATTGTACAAGATGAGTCTATGCTTTGTAAATAAGCGACTCCAACTTTACAAGATATTCTATATATAGCTTTAGACACTTTTTGTTGTTTACAATTTATAAAAGCTCTTATAGACTCTTGTCTCATAAACTTATATCTATATAAGTATAAAACAAGCTTTTCGAATTTATTTAAGGTGCATTTAGATAAATAATACTCCAGATCTAGATTTAATATATAAATATCACTAAGATTATTAATATATTTAGTTGATAGCAATTCTTTAACATGCTTATACTTAGTAAAGTCAAACTTGTCAAAGTCTATATCAGTACTATCTCTCAGGGTATCTTTAAAATAAATAGTTCCATTAATACTATCCTTGCAATAAAGCATATCTGCTTTGATATCCTTCATAAGCTGGACATATCTTCTTTGTAGCTTTATATTCTCTTTATTTAATCTAAGATGACGAAGTCTAGTAAAGAATAATTGTTTTAAATCTTCATATTCTTTTATAACACCAACTAAGTCTTTTTTAGTTATTTTCTGCATAATATCTTTTTTGAAATTCTTTTTATTATTTATTAGAATATTAACTTGAAATTCATTAGACACTTCAAAACTTTTTTGAAGCATTTCATCAAGACTTGAATTTTTTCCAAACTTACTTCTAAGTTGGTCAATTGTATAATAATTATATTCTTGCTTTCGTACTTTAGTTATATCTGGAGAATTAAGTATATAATTAGCCATATACTCTAGAGTACTGCATTTACCAACATTAGAGCTTAAATAATCATCTTTTTTAAGAATAAATTGATTTGGATTGTCTAGTAAATCATATAATTTATTATCCTCAATTATATTGTTTACAAGTTTAATCCTGTCAGAAAGATTATAAGAAAAGTCAAGTTTACCTATTAGACTAGTATTTCTATAATTTCTTGTTTTAGTCATATTTAGAAATACCTCTATTTACTTTGAATAAGTATATTATAATATTAAAAATATAACTTGTCAACAATATAATTTGAAACTAACTATGTATATTGATTAAATTTTTATTGACAATTGGTTGTATGCAATATATAATATTATTAAGATTTCAATTTGCTTTAAATATGGTTTTTGTTATTGGTTTTTCATTTGTTTTCTAATCTTTCTTTGCAAAGGCTTCTGTAGCCTTTGTTTCTTTTTGTACAAATTTACAATATGCTAATATAATCTTAACTAATTTGTAATAATATATTGTGTAAAATATGTTATAATTGATCCATAGTTATGGATTCGCTCTAACTGTAAACGCTAAGTTCTATGTAAATTGAATAGTCAACACAAGAAACAAAAATAAAGCAAGCGAACAGAACATCAAGCTTGCAAATAGAATTAATATGGAGTAGATTAAATAATACAATAGTTTCTTCATATAATATATTATTGCTCCTTTAAGCGTTAGAATCGATTTTAAGGCATTATTTAATGATTATGGTATTCCTATACTATAATTCATAAAAAAGGCTAGAATGAGATTCTAACGCTTTTGTATATGGGTTAATTTTCTAATAGAAAGATTTAATAAATCGCATACTTCATAATTCTTATTTAAGTCAATATATAAATAATGTCTAGCTATTTCTAGCAAATCGTTAATACTAATATCAATTGATCCAGAATCGCTTTTAATACTAAAATCATAAGAGTCACTATTAATATAGTATTCATTGTTCTCATATCCTATAATTCCATTAGTTTTATTTTTAGAAAATTTTTCAATTATCATATTATCACCTCGAAAAATATTATAACATATTAATTAAAAATGAGTATTACATTTTAATAATTAAAAAATGAAATAATGTTGAATATATCCAGTTATGTTGGTAGAATAATGATTGTTGACAAAATAATTTACAAAGGATGAGCGATGTGGAAACTGAATTTGAAATACTAATAGACGATCCATCAATGGAGTATAGGTACTTTAGAGTCGGAAATAGAATAAAAGTAAGACTTACTAAAGAATTTAAAGACTTTGATTACATATGGATATACTTTCAAGATAGACTTATTATAAGACAAGCTGTAGTATTTAATGACGTTGTAAAGCTAATCGAGGACAACAATCACCCATCAGTATTAATTAAAAAAAATAAATTAAACGTACTCGGAAAAGTAATATTTTAACTTTACTAAATTTACTTGTAATGATAAAATAATTGATGAAACGAATATGGAAATAAAATAAGACGGATAGATAGAGAGTATTTTACTCTCTGTTTTTCTAATGG